AAAAAGTTTAAAAATATATTTTTTTAGTGCTTGTAAATGTTTGTCTACATACTGGACAAGCTAAACTATAATTACTTAGTTCAGATAAACAAGTTTCACAAATACACATATGATTACATGGTTCTAATAAAATATTAATACTATTTTTATAACATATAGAACAGGATAGTTTTTTTTCTTGTTCTGATATTTTATTTTGTGAATTTTTAATTTTATTCTGTAATTCAAATATTATTTTTTCACTTTTCTTTTCACTATCTATATATTTTTGAATAAGAATATTTTTAGAATGACAATTTAATTCAAATGATTCTTTTAAAGATTTAATATTTAAATCTTTAGAATAAATTTCATATTTCTTATTTTCGATATCAGATTCTAAGAGTGTTATCTTATTTTTAAAGATATTATTTTCAATAATTAAAGTATGTTTATCGGAAACTAATTTATTTTTTTCATCATTTATTAAAGTAATTTTTGAATTTAATCTATCATAATTGGAACTAAAATGAACTAAATCATTTGTTAAATTAATAACATTTTTAGTTAAAGAATAGTTTGACTGATGTAAATTTTCTATAATATTATTAGTATTATTATTATTATTAGTATTATTATAAGTTGAATTTTCTAAGCTATTCATATAGCCTTAATATAATATGTAAAATATTTTAACTTATTAAAGATAACGAAAAAATTTGATTGTTATATCTCAAATAATTTATTATTTAAAGATTAAAAAACAATTGATAATAAATGGATTATAAAAACGAAAATGCAAACGAATATGAGGGGGGAGAGGAAATTGTTGATAATTCTTCAGAATTAACTGTATACAAAGACTTTGATTCAATGGGTCTAAAGGAAGATCTGTTAAGAGGTATTTATGGTTATGGTTATGAAGGCCCTTCATCTATTCAACAAAGAGCTATTAAACCTCTTATTGATAAAAAAGATATAGTGGCACAATCCCAATCGGGAACTGGTAAAACAGCAACATTTTTAATTGGGGCCTTACAGACAATTGATAAAGAGCTATTAAAGCCACAGGTTTTAATCTTAGCACCAAATCGTGAATTAGCTTCTCAAATTTTTAATGTAATGGAATCACTTAATGCTTATATGAAGTTATCAGGTGCACTTATAATGGGTGGAACTAAAGTAGATGATAATTTTAAAATTCTTGATAAGGGAGTTCATATTATAGTAGGAACACCTGGTAGAGTATTTGATATGATTAAAAGATATGTGCTTAAAACAGATAGGATTCATTCATTTATCATGGATGAGGCAGATGAAATGTTATCCAGGGGATTCAAAGATCAAATCTACGAAATATTTCAATATATACCTAAGGAGTCACAAATATGTTTGTTTAGTGCTACAATGCCAACACAAGCGTTGGAATTAACAAGAAAGTTTATGCAGAATCCATTAAGAATTTTAGTTAAAAAAGAGCAATTAACATTGGAGGGTATTAAGCAATATTATCTTGGAGTAGAATCAGAAATGTGGAAATTAGCAACATTGTCTGATTTATATGATAAACTCGCTATTTCCCAATCTATAATTTTTGCGAACTCTCGTAGAAAAGCAGAATATATTAGAGAACAATTAAAAGAATTAAATCATACAGTAGATTGTATACATGGGGAAATGCCACAAAGTGAAAGAGATCAAATTATGTCAAATTTCAGAAAGGGAAATAGTAGGATTCTAATTACTACAGATATTATTGCTAGAGGGATAGATGTTCAACAAGTTTCAATTGTAATTAACTATGATGTTCCAAGATTTAGAGAAATTTATATTCATAGAATTGGAAGAAGTGGTAGATATGGTAGAAAGGGTATAGCTATAAATTTCTGCACTGAAAAGGAATATCAACATCTTCAAAGCATTATAGAGTTTTATCAAACTGAAATGGAAGCATTGCCTGAAAACATTAAAGAATTGCTATAAATAATTATATATATTATCCAAAAAATATATTATATGAAAATAATATTTTTATATAGTAAATGTTTCAAAATAAACCTAAAAAAAATAAGTTAGAACAAAAAAAAATATATAACTGTATTGTTAAAATTATACCAACTCATATTGTATTAGATCCACTTATACCATATAATATAATTCAACAATCTAAATCAATAGGTGCTGGATTTTTTATTGATAATGACGGACATATTTTAACATGTGCTCATGTTGTTAAAAATATTATAGAAATATGGATAACTTTACCAGAAACGGGTAAGAACATATTTAGGGCGGATATTATATGTGTATATCCTGATTTTGATTTAGCTATAATAAAAATTAGGGATCATAAAAATAAATTTTTTTTAAATCTTGGAAATTCAGAAAATATTAATTTAGGAGATGAAATATATGCCTTAGGTTATCCGGATAATTCAGAATATCCAATGAGAACTACAGGAACAATAAGTGGTAGAAGAGGTGATAATATTCAAACAGATGTTGCGCTTAATCCTGGAAACTCTGGTGGACCATGTTTAAATGAGTTCAACCATGTTATAGGAGTTAGTTCAGCAGTTATTGCTGGGAGTGAAGATAGTTCTTTAATAGTTCCAATTAATGCTTTCAAAAATGTCATAGACTCTATGATTAATTCTGGTAAAAAAATAATATATAAAAATGTTTTAGGAATTTTGTTAGTTAATGGTAATGATAATTATAAGGAAATGTATAATGTTAATATATCGAATATTAAAGGTCAAATAATTAAGAAAATTCTAAAAGGATCTCCATTTAAAAAATTTGCGAAAGAAGGGGATATATTACATAGTATTGATAATTATAATATAGATTATTATGGGGAAATTTCAGTTGAATGGGAAGATGCTAAAGTTCCTTTAGAATATATTGTAAAACGTAAAAAACCTTTTAGTGAAATGGAGATATCAATTTATAGTCTTGATAAAAAAAAAATAATAAATAATAAAATTACTCTTAAAACATTCCCAGATATTTACCCTATTCGTCAAGTTTTTCCACATGTAGAAAAAATAGATTATGAAGTATTTGCTGGATTAGTAGTAATGAATTTAAATTTAGATCATATTATACAGAAATTTCATCATCTTATTCATTTGATAGTTAATGAAGAAATTTATGAACCATACATTATAATAAGTCATATTTTTAAAAATTCAAAAATAGGAGAATACAACACTATAAATACTGGATCACTATTAGATAAAGTAAATAATATAAAAGTAAGAACGTTAACTCAATATCGAGAAGCAATGAAAAAATATATTAGTAAAAATAATAAAAATTATATTGTAATGGAGACACTAAATAGAGATAAAGTAATTTTAAATTTAGATGAAGTTATAGAATATGAAAAAAAATTAATTTCACAATATGGATATTCAACATCAATAAGTTATAATTTTTATAATAAAGAAAAATGATAAAATAATAAATAAAAATATATTATAATAATATAAATGGATTTAATCAATAAATTTCAAGCTTTAACACCAGGAATGAAATTAACTATTGTATTAGTTAGTGTATTTTCACTAATTTTGGTATATTGTATGTTTAATCGTAATAATTTATTAAATACACAAGAAGAAAAAGAAGTGAATGTTTTTTCTGAAAATTTCAATTCAAACACTTCTAATGCCGTATTTACTATGTATTACGCAGATTGGTGTCCTCATTGTCAAGCAGCTAAACCAGAATTTAAAAAAATGATGAAATATAATAACAAAAAATTTGGTAATAAAACTCTTGAGTTAGTAATGGTAGATTGCGAGAAAAACCCCGAATTAGCAGAAAAAGAGGGAGTTGAAGGATATCCAACATTTATATACAAAGAAGGTGATAAAAAAGAAGTATATAGTGGAGAAAGAAATGAAATGGGTTTTATAGAATATCTTAAGGAAAAAATAGGTTCTATATTTGGATAAATCTTAAATTCTTAAATAGTATAAATATATATATTTAAAAACTTAATTAATTTTTACCTGTTTTAGTATAATCAATAGTTGGGTTTAAACCTAAACTAGTATCATCAGATTCAGGAGCATGTAATGGATAAAATGGTGTACCATATGTATTAATAGATCCATTGTTATAATTTGAACATTTTGATACTGGGGCTCCAAAGTTTTCAAAATTTTCATTCTGAATATTAACATAGGATTCTAAAGCCTTAGATGTATGTAATAAATTCATTGTAACTAAAAATATAATTGTAACTACAATTGCTGATTGAAAATTGCTTGATGATAAATAAACAATCATAAATAGAACAACACTTCTAAATAAGGGATTTTCAAATAAATTCTTAAGAGGTGTTGGTAATTTTGGATGTAATCTTGGTCCATACATAGCTAAGAAAATAGATAGAACTCCGAATAAATACGAATTTTGAACCAAATATTCAGGATTTAACATAGTTTTAAGACTTTTAACTGTTTCAGCCATTTATATATTATAAGAGGAGAAAAATTTCTCAACAGGTTTTTAAACTAATTTCCAATGTTAATTTACATATTTTTGCTTATTATCGAATTCAATAATTTTCTGGTTTTACTTAAATGATAATTAAATTTTTCACAATCATTACATTTATTACCTTTAGAACAATCTTTTTTCACAATACTACCTTGACATTTGGTAGCAACTTTATCAATAGCTTTACAGAAAAAATTTCGATCGGTTACATTTTGGAAAATTTTAAAATTTTCATAAACCACATATTTTTCCAAATAATGTATAATCAACATTGAAATAGCAAATGATATTAATACTATTTTATAATTTTTCAAAAAATTATATATTATTCCTGAAATTACAGCAGAAACAATTATTTTATATTCAATAATAAAACTTAATAAATTATTCATATAATATTAAGTGATATTTTTTAACTAAATTTATAAAACTAAATTTTTATATTTTTTAACTTGGGATACAATACTCTTAGTTAAAGAATCTAATTGGTCTAATCCAGGAATATTTGAAAATTCTTCAGTTTTTCCCATTTTTGAAGTATCTTCCGAAACCATTTTATTTGATTCTGTTTTTTTCTCATGTTCTTTACTAACCATTAATACTTTTTGTGGATTTGGATGAACTCGAGCACACCATTTATTCCCATTACCAGCAGATCCATAACATAACTCTAAACATTCTTTACTTTTGTTATTATTTTGACACACATTTGGTACTTCTTCGTCCTCTTCTTCTTCTTCCGCTTCTTCATCTACAAAATGTTCATAATTATTAAAAGATTCTTTATTTTCTTTAAAATCTTCTTTATTATCGGGAATACCTTTTTCGAAAGACGCCTGTGCTTTATCCATAATAGATTCTGGATTATAAAATTGCTCAGTCTTATCATCATCTCTAGATTTTTCAGCAGTTTCTAAGGCTGGATTTTTAAAATCCTCTTCATCATCATAAAATTCTCTAATAGTATCAAAATTAGAATAATTTTCTTTAAATTGTTCTTCAACGACAGCTTCTATTTCTTGTGAATTAGTATAAGACAATATTAAACAAAAACTAATTGAAACTAATAAAGCGGCTTGTAAATTATTAGTTGATAAGTAGGTAATTATCAATATAATACCAAATCTAAAATAATTATTATTAAACATATTTCTTACAGGTTCAGGTAACTTAGGATGTAATCTAGGTCCATATAATGCTAAAAACACTGCCAATAACCCATAAACAATAGAGTTATCTAAATTAATATTTTTTAATAAATTGTCCATTTAATTATACTATCTAATAAGAAAAAAAAGTTTAACCTGTTAATAATTTACTTCTATTTTTTAAATAAATCTTCTAAATTAATTGATAGGTTTTTAATTTTTATTTCAGATATTATTTCTTGTAGGTTAATATTTGATTTTTTGGATTTTTTTTTTTGAACCTCTTTTTTGACTAATATATTTTGAAAATAATCTTTAGTAATTAGGTAACTATTATTTATATTTTGAAGTTTTTCTTCTTTTGTTAAATTGAATTTTAAATTATTATATGTACATGACAGTTTAACAGTATTTTTTTTATAAAGTAAATATTTACTACGATCAATACTTGATGATAATATCAATAAATTGTAATACATAAATGAGTCTATTCCTTTAATTTCAACTAATTCATTATCGGATTTGGATATAATCAAAAATCCTAAAGTTTTAGATAAATTATCGTCAAAATAATCAATGGGATAATTATTACTTACACCCCCATCTACATATATATTTGAATTATAATCGATTTTATTATATATAATTGGAATTGACATTGAAATTCTAATAGCTTTATATACCATCATATTTGGTGTATTTATATGATTAAAATACTCGGTTTTTTGTTTATTTAAACATGTTCCTGTAACTATTAAAGTTTTACCAGTCTTGGTGTATAATTCTAAAAATGTTATATTTTCAGAAAGACCTTTTTTAGTAATTAATAATTTTATTAAATGTTCGATTTTGTTGCCAGTATCTAATCCATAATTTTGAAAAAAGTTAATAAGGTTTTCACCACTCACGTCTTTTAGTATTTCAAGATCTAGATTAAGAACTAAATTCTCTAGATCATTATATGTATAGTCTAATACAAATACTAAAGAAAATATAGATCCCCCAGATGAACCAATAATACTTTTAATATTTGAGTCTAAATCATTTTCTTCTAAATATTTTAGAACTCCTAAAAAAGATATACATTTTGTCCCACCTCCACTAAAAACTAAATTTTCAATCATTATTAGTTAAATATATAAATTATTTTTTTAAGTAAATCTTAAGTATTAATTTGTAAAAAAAAAAAAAATTGTTTATATAAAATAGTAATGATAAATGTTTTCGCTCTAAATAATGTGAGAGATCAAAAAGAAATAAATAAGCACATAATATATAAAAAAGTATTAAGAAAAATACATCATAGAATAAAAATTATTTCTTCTAAAGGAGATTCCTTTTGTTTTTATATTGTGCCTGAATTTATTTTTGGTGTTCCAAAATATGATACATTAAATTGTGCTGGTTATTTAGTTAAAAAGTTAAAAACAAATGGATTTAAAATTCTTTATACTTATCCGAATCTTATATTCATATCCTGGAATCATGTTCCAAGCGAAATAAAACATCCTGAAATTAAAAATACAAATATAAATAATTTAATAGAATCTTATAGTCAACCTAAGAAAATTGAATATAGGTATATTGAAGATTATAAGCCATCTGTTAATTTTTTAAATAAATTAAATAGAATAGAATATCATTAAAATTTTAAATTAGTTATTTATTAATTTATTAATTTAAAATTTAAAACTTTCTTATCGATTTAGATAAGGTTTCTAATAAAAATATGATAAATACTCCTGTTGATATAAATACAACTAAATCAAATAAGTTATCATTTTTGTTAAAATTATTATTTTGTAATCCCTTAATAATATCCCTTAATTTATCATTTTCAGATTTTAAAAAGGTTACGTAATGTTCTTTATTTTGAAAAGTTTCTTCAGTATTTGAACCATCACTATCTGATAAATATTCATCATTTAGTTTCTGTTCTAATAATTTATCATATTCATTTGTAGGTAAATCTAAATTATTTAAATTTGGATGATTTTCCATATCATCAAGTTTTTTTTCATTTTCCTGTATTATTAACCTTTTTTGTTTTTTACCTTGTTTAGGTAATCTTGTTTTTGGACCAGAATGTTCAGGTAACCTGTTATAATTTCTGGAAAATGTTTTTCTTCTTTTAACTTTTTTTTTTTTACCCTTAGTAAATACAGATTTAGCTTCTTGATCATATACATCTGTTTCTGGATATGATTCTAAAGAATAACCCATTTCTAAAGGAGTAAACCCATTATCGGGTGTAATTTTTTTAAATCTTTTATCAGATTTATTAGAGGTTAAATTTGTACCCCAAGCTTCTTCAATAGTACAGTATGGCATGTTATTATAAATCGAGAAAAATATTTTAATTAAATATCTAATTATTGGGTTAATTAAATTAATAAATAAAAAAATAAAATAGATTTCTAATAAAAATATATTTTATATATATAAAGGAATAATGGATATGTATTTAAAAACTGTAACTAATGTATTGGAAAATAAAAATGTAACTGCGGTAGTTTCTTTATTATTAGCATTATATGCTGGTTTGGCTGCTCCTGCTTTACCTAACGTTGTTATTAAATTTTTTGACACTTTTATTGGAAAAGTTCTATTTATTTTTCTTATTGCTTTTGTAGCTAGTAGAAATGTTCAAGTAGCTATTATGTTAGCAGTTGCTTTTGTAGTAACTCTTAATGTTGCCAATAAAAGATACGCTGAAAGTTTCATGAATTTAGAAAGATTTGATTCACCTATGGGCGACGATGATGAAAATGAAATGGATGATGGTGATAGCAATAGTGGCGACAATGAAGATGGTGATGGTACCGATGATGATGATGATGACAATGAAGATGGCGATGGTGCCGATAATGATGATGATGATGATGATGATGATAATAATGAGACATTTGATTCAACAGAGGAAGAGGATGAGGAAGAAGAAGAAGGTTTTGCTAATCCACATGCTTTCAGTTCAGTAGATGAAAATTTCGATAATTCATCTGAACTATTTGATACCAATGAAGATAAAAACCAATCCACAGAGGGGGTTTTACCTGCCAATAATTTATCTGGAAATCCTTCTAAAATGTATGCTCCATTTTAAAAAAAAAATTATAATAATATTAATAATTTTAATATTATTATATATTAAATGGACAATTTAAATGATATATTCAAAGTAAAATTTATTAAGAATAGTCAAAAGATGATTAATAAGCATTTAACAAGAGATAATATAATAATTGTAGGATTAATAATATATATATCTGCTATATCAATATATACACCTAGACATTTATTATCATTAATTAACTCGTCACTTGTTAGATTATTAATTTTAGGAAGTATTATATACCTAGGTAAAGATAATTTATTATTAGGACTATTTATATCAATTGCGTTATTAGTTTCAATTAATTTAGATAATACGATACATCTTACTGAAAATAAATTAGAAACCTTCAAAGAGGGGTTTGATAATGAAGAAGTTAGTAATGATAATAGTGATAACGGGAGTGATGATGATAGTGATGACGGAAGTGATGATGATAGTGATAACGGAAGTGATGATGATAGTGATGACGGAAGTGATGACGATAGTGATGATGATAGTGATGAAGGAAGTGGTGACGATAGTGATGATGATAGTGACGATGATAGTGATGACGACACTAAAGAAAAATTTAATATTAATAAATTAAAACCTGGTAAAAATTTACATGATAATTTTAAAACTCTACATAATGCTATTCATGAACTTGAAAGTTTTATATCAAAAAAAAAGAACCCTGATTAATGTTTTAAATTAAATTAATTATGTAATAAAATTTTATTAGTTTATATTAAATGTCTATTACTCGATCTAATTTAGGGTTGTTTGAAACATCTGTCCAGACAATTAATCAAAGTAAATATTTTTATGGAATACTTATGATTTTATTAAATATTGGAGCTAAATATATAGAAATTGATATTCCAAAACATCATAAGCAATTTTTAAGCAGTAAATTAATAAGAAGAATATTAATATTTACTGTTGCTTTTATAGCAACGAGAGATGTTATAGTATCACTTGTTATTACCGCTGCTTTTATTATATTAGTGTTAAATTTATTTAATAATGAAAGTCAATATTGTATATTACCAAAATCTTTTAAGGACCTAGATCTAAATAAAGACGGAGAGATATCACCAGATGAAATTAAAAAAGCCTATGAAACTCTTAAAAAAGCTGGAAAAATTAATTAAATATAAATTTGATTAACACTATCTATAATTTACTATTAATAGTCATGATTAATAAAAAATTATACTTATATCTCATATTTACTATTTTACTAATATGGAATACTAAATTAGTAAAAGCAACTACGTGCTATGATCTATGTTCAAACTTTAAGGAAAGTAATTATCAAGTAATAATATGTTTCCCAAATAGTATTAATAATTTTCAAATACCTTATATGTCGGAAGAAGAATGTTATGGTTTACAAAGTATTATTAATAAGGCAAATAAAACTAATAGTAGCAATGCTATAACATTAAATACCAATCAAAATACCGAAACAACTACAACAAGATCTCCATCACCTTCCACTGAAATAACTACTATAAGAGCCCCGTCGCCTTCCACTGAAACAACTACTATAGTTACTCCATCGCCTTCCACTGAAACAACTACAACAGGAACTCCATCTCCGTCAATACCTACAACTACAACAGGAGCTCCATCGCCTTCAATACCGACAACTACTACAAGCACTCCATCACCTTCAATACCTACAACTACAACAAGCACTCCATCACCTTCAATACCTACAACTACAACAAGCACTCCATCACCTTCAATATTGACAACTACTACAGTAGCTCCATCGCCTTCAATACCGACAACTACTACAAGCACTCCATCACCTTCAATACCTACAACTACAACAGTAGCTCCATCTCCTTCCACTGAAACAACTACTACAAGCACTCCATCACCTTCAACTACGACAGTAGCTCCATCACCTTCAATACCGACAACTACAACAAGCACTCCATCTCCTTCCACTGAAACAACTACAACAAGCACTCCATCACCTTCAATATCGACAACTACAACAGGAGCTCCATCTCCTTCAATACAGACAACTACTACAAGCACTCCATCACCTTCGATACAGACAACTACAACAGGAACTCCATCACCATCGTTGATCTTATTAACTAATACAAGCACTCCATCTCCTTCAATACAGACAACTACAACAAGCACTCCATCTCCTTCGATACAAACAACTACAACAAGCACTCCATCACCATCGTTGATCTTATTAACTAATACAAGCACTCCATCGACTTCGATACAGACAACTACAACAACAAGAACTCCATCGACTTCGATACAGACAACTACAACAGGAACTCCATCACCTTCAATACCGATAACTGTAACAGTAGCTCCATCACCATCGTTGATCTTATTAACTAATACAAGCACTCCATCGCCTTCGATACAGACAACTACAACAAGCACTCCTTCACCGTCAATACTGACAACTACAACAAGCACTCCATCGCCTTCGATACAGACAACTACAACAGGAACTCCATCACCTTCAATATTGACAACTACTACAAGCACTCCTTCACCGTCAATACTGACAACTACAACAAGCACTCCATCACCGTCAATACTGACAACTACAACAAGCACTCCATCACCATCATCTGTATTGTTAACTACAACAAGCACTCCATCACCATCATCTGTATTGTTAACTACAACAAGCACCCCATCGCCTTCAATAAGCACAACTACAACAGGATCTCCATCGCCTTCAATATCGACAACTAATACACGAGCCCCATCATCTATAAATGTTATTAATAATACAAATTCGTCAAATACTAATAAATATAAAAATAAAAATGATAAAATTACAACATTGTCAGATATTGGACTTATTTTAGCATTATCAATTTGTTTACCATTGATATTCTTAATAATTGTCTACATATATAAATTGAAATCTAAAGGTATGTTGCCGGTATCCATAAAAGATATAAAAATTACTTTTAGGAGAAGACCATCTAAAGTTAGTCCTTTGGGGATAATTAAAAAAGAATCTATACCAGAATCTACCGAAATAATTAATAATTCCAACAATAATTTAAATTCAAAAATATTACCAGAAAATAAAAACAATATAATTATAGATGAATTAAAACCAAAAAGAAGAATTTTACACAGAATGAAAACAACATCAGATATTAAAATTGTTAAAAAAAAAAATATTAATATTGATACTAAAAAATATAAAAAAAGAAATTCTCTTTCTAAAATAGATTCAATGAATATTAGTAATAAATATCCAGATACACCTAAAGCAACTATTAAGTTAAAGGAAATATTAAATAACAATACTTTATTACAATGCAGTGCTTATTTATTAGACGATATTGAAAGGGAGTCACGTAATATGTTTGGAAAAGATTATAAATTACCAAGCACTCCCAATAATATTATTGAGGATAATATTGAAGATATTGAAAAGGGTTTAAAAGAAATAAATACTCAAATTGAGTATGTAAATAACGACGAACATATAAATATGAATGACTCTAAAAATGTTATAGATAACAATTATAATGAAAAACCTGTTAATAAAGTTATAAATCTTGTAGAAAAATATAATAACCTATCAATGTTAAATAAAAGTACAAATTTACCGTCTATTAATTTAAAAACATCTATTGAAAAAACTAAAAATACATTATTACCTATAAGACCAAGTAGATCTCCTCCTAAAATACCCATTCCTATGTTAGAATATGATATAGAATCATTAAAACACCCCGGACCATACCCAGAAGGAATTAATGTAATTAAAAGAGAATATTATTTATCCGATAAGACCTTTATAAACTTGTTTAAAATGAATAAAAAACAATTTTATCAATTAAAAAAATGGAAGCAACAAGAATTAAAAAAGAAATTTTTGCTATTTTAATTCATGAAATGTTAATTATCTAAATCTAATGTAATACCTCTTTTATTTTTTTTTCTATAATTTCCAGAGGATCTTTGTGAATTGATATCTTCGGTATTAGATTTTAATTCATTTAGTAAATCATCAACTCCAGAAGGTGGTTCAATGATTTTTTTTTTTCGAGTTTTTTTTTTATTAATATTAATAGACTTATTTAAATTAACAGGAGATTGTCTATTTTGTTGAGTACTCTGCATATTGTAATCTTGACTATATCCTTGACTATATCCTTGGTTTGGTTGATTTTGTGACATATATTGTTGTGGGACATTTTGTGATGTGTATTGTGGAGCAGATGTATTCATAGATGGCGCGTGTTGAGCAAACATATTAGCTGCAGCGGCTGCTTCGCCATTCATCGAATTCATTGCGGCGCTGGCAAATTGTTTCATTAATTCGGGATTTTGTCTCATTATATCTCCCATTCCAGGCATACTTGATTTAAACATAGTATTTGTTAAATGAAACATAAAAGCACTACCCCCTACCATAAAAAGTAGTTTTAATTCAGGAGCCATTTTAGCTCTATCCTTATATTTTTCATGTAATTCTTCAAATACTTCATTATAATCATTAACATTTTCATGAACTGTTTCAGACCAACCATCTAATTTAGCATCTATAGGATCAAATTTACCATTTAAAAATTCTATACCTGTAACACATGCCATTAACATTTTCTTTTGAAATCTAACAGAAGATTCTAATTCCCTTTGAGATTTAATTCTTTTATATTCAAATCTCATTTCCTCAACATTGGAAGAAAAATTATATTTTTTAGATGTATTAATTCCCATACGTCTCCATTTTTCAAATTTAAATAATAACGATTCTTTTTCTTTTCTTAATTCTTCTAGATTGACATTATTTGGTCTAATATTATTTTGATCATTTTCTCTTATTATATGTGGAAAATGACTAACACTTGTATTATCATTAGGAAGTTCATTGCTTATATTTATTTCCTGTTTCCTACTCCTTTTGGAACCTCTAGATTTTCTACTTCTAATTGAATTATTACTTCTTACATCTATATCATTTAAATTAATATTGTTAATACTTATTCGTTCTTCATTCGATCGTAAATCCATATTATAAAATTGTCCATTTTGATCTGCTTGATCTACTAAATTCTCTAACTCTGCGTCATTTAATCTAGAATTATTTTCGGCATTAAATTCGAATTTATTTGATGATACTGGTATAAATGCTGAATTATTTTGAGAAGGTCCATTATTAAATAAATTTAATTTGTTATCATTAAGATCTGAACCAACTTCAAATTGATAAAAATTTTTATCAGATGAATTTTCTAAAACATTTAAATCAAAGCCTTCATTTTGTTCATTAACTACTTTTTTTTTTGGTCTCTTTTTTTCTTTATTAACTAATAAATCTAATCCTATATCAATGTTTGTGTCACTTGAAACCTTTTTGGGAGAAGATGTTTGAGGAGAAGCTCTGGGTTCATTTTTTTCAACTGTTAAAAAATTTTCTGGGTTTTTATCATTATTTGAATTATCTTTACTATCCATATTATTAATTCAGTAAGAAAACTATTTTAAATCTTATACGCGATATATTCTTTATATAAAAAAAAGGTTAATTAAATAAAAGATTATATTATATTAATTTAATGTTAATAACTATTGAATTTTTAGAAAAATGGAATTTTGAAAAATTATTACCTATAAATGTTAGATCTATAAAAATACAAAATCAATATAAAATTTTTAAACAGAATTTAATTAAAAATAATATATCTATAGATAAATATATTTCTAATAAATATATTCAATCAAAAAAATATTCGATAAATAAAAACAATTTTCCATATAGTATTCCTAATAATATGGAGCATTATGTGTTGTGGATAAATCCCCTATATTTTAAAAAAATAACTAATAAAGAATTATCTAAAATAATTAACTTAAAAATGAAAGAATTAAATTATAATGAATATTTTTGTTTTGAAAATCAAAAAGGATGTCGGTCAGTTCTCGAAACACCTCATTATCAGGTTTTTTATAGAAAATGTGAATAAGTTTAATATAAATGATTGAATACAACTAGGCTGGTAAATTTATTATTTCAGTTAATTGAATTGTATTGTTTTGTATATTTTTTAAATTTTTTTTTGGACAACAAAATTTAATTACACAACATGTTATAAATAAGATTACAATAAGAGATAAAATTATTATTCTAATGATTAAACTATCTAATATTTGATGCATATTATTTATCTAAAATATAAAATCGATCAAATCAATCAAATTTAATCAATGTTTAGTTCACTAACTAAATTACTAATAATTTTACACACATTTGAAGAAGCTAATCCGGAATAATGAAGTGTTTCTTCATGAGTTATTTCTTTATCCGTTAAGCCACTTGCTAAGTTAACTACAATAGTTAATCCACAACAAATAAGCCCACAATGATTTGCTGCGATTATTTCTGGAACAGTTGACATTCCAACAACGTCAGCACCTAAAATTTTAAACGCTCTTATTTCAGCAGGTGTTTCGAAACTTGGTCCCAACGTGGATAAATAAATTCCATCATGAATTTCGATATCCTTATTTTTACAAATTTCATGTATTTTATTTCTAAGTTTTTTATTATATGCCTCATTCATACTGGGAAATCTTAATCCCATACGAATATCATTTGAACCAATAAGTGGATTACAACCCATCATATTAATATGATCTTTAATACAAACTATACTACCTGGTCCTACATTTTTCCTTAATGAACCCACCGAAGCAGTAACTATAAAATATTTACAACCTAATAATTTCATAGTATATATGGGTACAAGAACTTTGTTAACTTTGCCTCCTTCATATAAATGAACCCTTCCTTTCATACAACATATTCCTATACCATTTAATAATCCTATAATAAGTTGACCAGCATGTCCTGAAACGGTGCTTTTAGTAAATCCCGGCAAGTCATTATAACTAAATATTACCTTATTTGTTATACTATCTGCTATATTTCCCATACCAGATCCTAAAACAATGCCCACCATAGGTATAATATTAGTTTTATTTCGGATGATTTCACAAGTTATATTAGATATATCTGAAGGATATATATCACTGTTAGTCATTATAAACTATAATTATATTAAATTATTTTGTATAAAACTATATTATTTAAAATAATTTATCTTCTATTTGCTATTTTTCTTAGAACAGCAAGAGTCATAAGTTGCCCAGCAGAGGGTAGGAATGAACTTCCACTGGAATTATTTTTTTTAGTTTTTTTAGTTTTTTTCCTAACTTTCTCTCGATTTCTCACTTGTCTTTTTAATCTGTCAATTTCTATAGCTTTATCAGGATAATTTTTTCTGAACTCTTCTTCTTCTAGTTTTTTTCTCTCTTCTTCTCTTTTTTTAGCATCATCTCTTTTCTTTTTCTCTATCTCTTTTTTTTTTTTTAATTCTTTTTTTTGTACTTTTTCTTGTTCTTTTTCTCTATCTCTTTTAATCTTGGCATTTTTAATTTTAATTATTCTTGCTTTTTCTTGTTTTTTTTGTTTTTGTAAATCTTTTAACATCAAAATATCTTCTTCAGATATTAAATCCCCGTCATTGGTTATTAGGGGAACATTATGTTCAATATGAAAACTTTTAGGTCCAGTTTTTCTAACATTTTTATTTGAACCACCATGTTGAATAGTATTATTAAATTGTTGTAAATATTTATGTAGTATATTTTTACCTTTATCTCCATGTATAGATACTTTTCTTCCAGTTTTCGGATTAGTTATAGTATTCCAAATCATTATAATATATATATATATATTTTTAATCTAAATTACCAGAATAAATAATATATTTGATAAAACTTGTGTATTTATTTACATAAATAATGTAATCCTTGTAAAAAACAATCTGCTAAATCATCTTTCTTTTTATGAGAATTAAAAAATACATTCCATTTGTCCACATTTTTGATAAAATATTTTGTATATTCGACACTAAGAAATTTTCGCTGGCTATATTTATTTTTGAGATGAGAAGCATCTATTTTGGGCCCATCATAAGTTTTTAATTTATTTCTAGCGGAAAAAAGAATTATATTGTTAATCTTGGAATCATTATTAATTATACCGTTTTGAACAAAAAATGAAAAAATTATCATTTGTATAGATTTCATAGTGGGATTTTTTAAGACTGGTTGATTTTCAATAACTACTTCATCAATAGGAACTTCAATTTTTAAATTATTCAATTTATTCAATAAAATTGTTGCTAATTCTAACAACGAGGTATTTTTACAAGTAGGTTTTTTAAATTTCTTAATTTGTTTTTTTTCATAGGAATTAATCATAAATTTTTGACATCTTATTTTATCACAAAATCCAATTTTTTCACCAGAAGGTAACTGTACAGAATTACATATTATTTTACCACAAATTTTATTACCAATATAATTAGAACATGTCAGACAATTATTTAATTTTTCATCTAGTATATTAATTATACCCCATTGATGGATATTAAACTGATGGGGATCTTTATTATCAGTAGTTATTTCCATAATACAATATGCTAAATTTTTAATACCTACATCAATTGAAATTATTTTTTTACCCATAGTATTTTATACTATATTCTTTTTAAATAAATTCTTATTAATTTAATTATTAAATAATAATTGTATTAATATAATGTAAATCAATAATCCATAGCATCTATTAATTGCTCTGGAAAATTATTTTCAAGGTATTCATTTATAAAATTGAAAGGGTTTTCGGGACTTTCTATCATATTACCTAATTCATCTATAATGTTTTTATCCTGTAAAAATTCAAAACCTTCCACACTTACATCTTCCTTTTCTACAACACTAACAACTATAATTCCAATAAGTACACCTATCCAATTATTTCTCCATTCATTGTCATTAGCAACCCATTCTTCTTCTATTGTTTTTTTAAAAAAATTCATAGCTTCATATTCTCCACCTAATGATTCAAATAGTTGAATAAACATATGATCTAAATTATCGTTAATATTTGTTATATATGGTATATTACTTAATTGTTCCCATTTGTTTTTGTAATCTGCCCCTAATATACTAAATAAAAAAGAATTTCTTAATTCAGCTTTATCAACAATAAAACCCACACTTCCACCTATATGGCTCATTAAATATGTATTTATAACTTTTTTTCCAATTTTACCGTTAACATTTACTTTTCTACCAGTTTCTGGATTTGTTATATACTCATAACCCCCGCCAGTTATACTAATAGGGAATCCATTAATTTCTATATTACTACCTTTATTAACATTATTATTTGATCCAACAAGTGGATTACAATTAAAATTTAAACTATTAGTTTTCTGACATAATTCACTTACAATTAGTTTTGAATTACCATAAAGAGTTCTAAAAGCATATTGTAAAAAAACTTTATATTCTTCATCACTCCATGTCGAATCTTGTCTATTTAAATTTAATAAATATTTAATACCATTGTTATGAGTAATTTCAAATATTATATTTTCTTCGTTGTCATAGTAAACAGATTTTATTGTTAAATTGCCTTTTTTACTTGAAAATTTTCCTATAATTTGATTTGATTTTAATATATCTTTAGTGTCGTGTTGAATTTCATCTATAGTTTTATTACCTTCTTCTTCGGTTTGATTTCTTAATACAATATCCCCTTTTAAAATAATATCAGGTAATGAATAATTCATCGTAAACCAACCTTCTTTTTTAAAAGACCAGTTAATTACTTCATTTTTTTTAACTAAACTACTTTTACCCGCACCCATATATATATATGTAATATTATTTTATCATATAATTAAAAGTTTACCAGTATATATATTAACTATTGTTTTTATATTATGTTTTTGAATATACACTAATAATATTTTCATCAAATATTTCGGGTTGAAGTGATCTCATAGGTAAGTTTTCAAACTCTACTTTTTTATTTTTCTTGTAAAAATTAATATTGGGAAACGGGCTCTCTTTTCCATTACAAAAATCAAATTTTAGTTTAACTATATGAAAATCTGTTTCTTTATTATCTTTATATTTATCAGATATATAATCGGTTACTTCTCCTATATCATCACCATCCACACGATATATTTCTTTATATAATTGTCTTTTCTCTATACGTTCTAATAATTTTTTTCCTACAGATAATTCTTTGTGATCATATACTTTTTCAATTATATTATCATTAAGTCTTCCAAATTCAGAGGGACTATTTATTATACTTGGAAAATTATAAATTGAATTGAGATCGATTAATATATCCGCAATCATTAATTCAACACCTTTGACCGCATTATGATTGTAGACTTCTCTATGGAATTTATATCTGGTATGATACATGTCATATAAATTATTGACGACAGTTTCATGGAAATAAATTTCTCCATCCATTATTTGAGTTTTGTTTAGTAATCTAGTGTGGTCAAAAGAGCATTTAAATCCTATATGATATGGGTCTCTGACTAAATAATCAAACTTGTCTACATCAATTGAATTAATTTTATTAGCGATAACATTTAATTCCCAATTTTTTTTATGTGGAAAAGATGGGTCAATAGCATTTTTTATAAAATCTATATCATAAGCGTTGAAATTTTTTGAACTTAGTTCTTTAGCGACCTCTTCAAATAATAAACATGATCTGTTTTCGTGATCTTTAAACAGATTATTAGGGCATAATTTTTCAAGAACATGATGATCAAATACGTGTGAAAAAGGACCATGTCCTACATCATGATATAAACCTGCGATTTTTATATTTCTCATGATTCTCTTGTTGCTATCAGTAAGGCGTATGTTTGAATTACGATATAGGTGTTCTACAAAAACTTCCCCCAAATGAGCCACTCCCAATGAATGTTCGAATCTTGTATGTGTGGCAGATGGGAACACTTCGTGAAGTGAACCCAGTTGTTTAATTTTTTTTAATCTTTTAAAATATGGATGATCTATAAAATCTAATTCATCTTGATAGAATTTTAAATAATCTGAATAGATAGGATCTTTAATGTATTTAAACATTATAGTTTTTATTAAAGTAATAAAATTATTAATTTTAATCAAATTTTATTTCTTTCAATATGAATAGTTTTCTACATGAAGAGAAGTGTTTCCATTGCTTGTCAAATTATGTTTATTTAATTCATTAATATATTCGTCAATAGTTAAATATTCACCTAAAGTTGCTAATCCATTAGCCTTTGCTCTTTTAAGTAATTGTTCCTGGGCTAAAAGTATATTATCAGATTTACCCATCCATGTTTTTAATACCGATGCCTGTAATGCCCTACCATATGAAAAAGAAAGATACCAGGGTTTATCCAATTTTGTATTATTAATATGATACATATTATTTAGAACATTTGTAGCTTGAATTTCACTCATTCCTCCTGATAGAAATACTATTCCTGGAACACTGGGTGGAACCGCATTATATAAAGCTTCAACAGTCATTTGAGCAATTGTTTTATCATCAGCTCCTGATTCATTTGAAATTCCAGGTCTAACCATATTAGGTTTTAATAAAGTCGCTGATAAAACTACGTTATGCTCGACTAATGATTGATATACTCTAGATATAACTTTTTGAGTTATTTCTTTAGATTTTAAGATACTATGGTTACCATCCATTAATATTTCGGGCTCAACTATAGGAACTAAACCATGTTTTTGAGATATAGATGCATATCTTGCAAGAGTCATTGCATTTTCTTTAATTGATAGTTCACTTGGACAACCATCGTCTGATATTTTTAAAATAGCACGCCATTTTGCAAACCTTGCTCCTAATTGATAATATTCCTCACATCTTTTATCTAAATTATCTATTCCTTGAGTAACTGTTTCTCCATTTGTCCCATATAGTGGTTTAGCTCCTAAATCTGTTTTAATTCCTACAACAATTCCTTTATCTAATAAAGGCTTAATTAATTCTGTATTTTTAAGTGTTTCTTCATATGTAATTACACCACTAATATTATTTTCAAGACCATTTGTGGTAAAAAGTAATTTTCTATATTTAATTCTATTTTCAAGTGTATTTTCAAGAGATATAGAAGCCAATCTTTTTCCAATTGTTCCGGTGCTTTCATCTGCTGCTAATATACCTTTTCCAGGTGTACAAATAGCCTTAACTGTGTGATGTAATTCTTCTAAAAAATCCATTATTGTATAATATATATAATTTAAAATATTCTTTATATAAAAATTATTAAGTAATTTATAATTATAAAAAACCTTATTGTGCTGGTTTTAAACCCCAAAAATCTTTTGGCATTTTGTTAGCATCTGGGTAACAAGAATCTCTTAATACTTTTTCTTGTGATCTTATTGGTAAATTTTCTCTATTATCATAGAACATTGGATTAGCTCTTGCGGCCGTTTTATTTGTAGGGGGATATGTTAACATTCTAAAGGGAATACCATTTCCTAGTTTAATAGTATGAACTTTCCCAGTAGAAGTCCCATTACATACCTTAACATGAACACAGGGTTCTACACAAACTGTTCCAAGTCCAATATAATAAGAATTTGGATATCTTACTCTGAATTCAAAATTTCCTCCAATAGCTTTAACTGCTCCTCTATTAGGAGTATTTTCATAAGCTACATCAGGATTAGGAAAAGGTAAACCTGATCCAGAAAAACTTGTATGGTAGTCAGGAGGATTGGGTGCCCAAAAAATAATAGTTGAATTTCCAGCAGAAGCAATTGACCCCTTAACAACATATTCCCCTTCGCCTGAATCTAAGACGATGCCTTTACAGCTAATGTCTTTAGTATAATTTTCTTTCCAGTTATCACACATTATATATAATATATTAATAAAATATTTTAAATTATATTTTATTTATACATTAATTTAAAGATTAAAAGGAGCTGGATCACCGCCTTTCATTGCGTCTCCCCCACCTGGAACAGTTAATCTAGGTATAAGTTCTCCTTGTGCTTTTCTATCAATATGATTATAATAATTAAATAAACTTTTTTTATCAGCACAACAATTGTACGGTTGATTAATTGGTAATGATTTTGGCCAATCAGAACATGAACTTTCTTCTTCAGAATAGACTCTTCCTTGTCCCAAACCTTCTTGATTTACTAAATCTGTTTTACAAGAACTATTATTACATGATTTTCTTGATTGTTCGGGATTCATAGTTCCTTGATTGTAAGGTTCTTTACATGGACCACAGCAATTTTTTTGACAGGCGTATGTTCTATTTAGATCCATTAATTTATTCGCATTATTTGTCAAAAATTGTCTATTCTGAAACGACGTTGTTATACTATTATTAGATCTTATTAAATTATTGACATGGCAATTAGGACGATAATCTGTAAAATGTCTACCATCATCCATTCTGGGTGGGCATTTAAAATACTTATTGTTACTGGTTTTATAACAAGAACTCATTATTATAATATAAAGAAATATTTTTTTTATTATATTAATTTTGAAATTATATGATTAACTTAAAGCTAATTCAGAATTATTTGAATTATCTTCAATAATACTAAGATTAATTCCTCTTTCTATAAGTCTTGAAATTAACTGTTTTTTATTACCCTTTACTATTAAACTATTTTCCTTACATTTTTTTTTTAATTCATTTTTTGTAAAGATTTTTTCTATATTATTTATTAATTCATGATCTAAACTATTTTCATTAAATAATTGTTCATTTAATTCTGTACTAAAGTCTTCAGATTGACTGATATTATCTTCATTTTCGTCTTCATCGTCGACTTTATCTTCGTCAACTTCACTGTTTTCTCCATTGTCGCCAACTTCATTGTTTTCTCCATCGTCGCCAAATTCATTGTTTTCATCATCTTCGACTTCATCTTCTTCATCTTCATTGTTTTCATCATCTTCGACTTCATCTTCTTCAACTTCGCTGTTTTCTCCATCCTGGTCGTTGTCTTCTTCTTCTTCAACTTCGCTGTTTTCTCCATCTTCTAATTCATCTTCTACTTCATCTTCGACTTCATCTTCGTCAACTTCATCTTCTTTATTTAATAATTGTTCTTGTTCATCTTTATCTTCACTACTATTAACATTATTACCTCCGACTTCACGAACATGTTCTTTTTCTCCCAATAGCTGATCGTCATCAAATTCATTAAAATTATTACCTTCTTCCAGGTTGTAATTATCTGCTAATATTTTAAGTTCATCTAAATTAATATCCTCTTCATTCTCTTCATCGTCATCATCGGATTCATTCATATCTAACATATCATCTATATTATTAAGTTCTTCTTCATATTTAGACATTTGGTTTTTTATTTGAGTAATATTATTTTGATGATTTGTTTTATTAATAACTACTTTAGGATAGGATGATTTATTTAATGGTTTCATATTTACTGTCTGTTTATTATTAAGAGGTCTTTGATTATGTTTATTCGGATAATTTAATGTTCTTAGTTCTCTTAACGATACTAACATGGTATCTAATATAGTTTGTGTTTTTTTTATTTCCCAATAGGTTAGTAAAATACCAGCCGTTAATAGGGCCCCTGTTATCATCATTGTTGTATTATTCATTTGTTTTACAACTTGAAAAAAAAATACATTTTTAAACTCACTATAATCTTTTGGTTAATAACTATCTTTTTTTTCTCCTTTTATTTATATAGAATATTATGAATTATTTATCTAATCTAAATAATCTAAAATCAAAAATTGATAAAGAATATCATCCTTTATTGAACGATTTAATTAGAATGCTTAGTATTTTAATAATTACCAATTTACTGATGTTTTTTAGTAATCCTTCAAAAAATAAATTTTTAGGAGAATATTATGTTAATATAATAACATTTGTTGTTTTAGGAATTATGACTTATTGGTTAGTTATTAAGAAAATTGTTATTTTTAATTAAATTGCTAATATAAATTATATTATATTAATAAATTATATAAATGAGTAATAAATATCCTAATTCTTTTTATTTAAATTGTGTAGGTAATATCCCATGCGATAGATCATCCAATTGTATACATGAGAATAGCAAAATGAAAAAAGAAATAATTGAAAATAAAAAGATCCACCTTTTACGGGAAAAAATTTATCCACGTGGAAATATAAATTTATCAAGTAAATGTAATAATATAAAAAAATCAATATGTGAAGGATATGATAATCCTTCAAAGATAATAGGTAATAATATTGATTTCGAGTTAACTAATTCACATAGTTGGTCAAATACACGTAGTTATGGTAATATTGTTATAGCAACTAATGATACATGTAACAATATTCATGGAAAAGTAAAACCATTTACCTTAACTAAGCATAAATTATAATTTAAGAATGTTATTGAGTATAAATTTTTTTATCTAGTTCTTTTACGATATTAGTAATATCTAAAGAATATGAACAACCTAAATGCTTGTAGTTACTCCATAAATTAGAATTATAGACAGCTTTTTCGTAATCTTTTTCAGAGACAGGTTCTTGTTTAACTACTGCCCACATTCTTTCATAAAATGTATCATTCGATTCATATTTATTTTGGTGTATGGTATATATGATTCCTTTATATTCAATTTCCATTTTTATGTATATTAATATATATGTAATAAAGTCAAATTTATTTAAATAATATTTAATATATTCTATTTAAATGAATTACATAAATTATTTATTCAATTTTATATTATTATTTTTACCTATTAAAGCTAAATATATTCCTCAATCAGGATGGTATCATTTACATATGGAATCAGATAGTCAGGATATTTTAACTATAAATGGATTAAAATATAGAGAAGGTATTTTTTATAAAACATTGGATTTACCTATTTATTTTAGATTTTCTGGACAATACAACATATCATCCTTATATAAATCATATTATAATTTAAATTTAATTTATAAAGACGGTAAGCATGTAAATTCTAATTGTATGTTATCTAAAAATGAAGTTATAAAGCCTTTACAAAATAAAAATTTATGTAATATAAAATATTATTATCCTAAGGAACATAATCTTGAGATATTTGGTAATTTTAACTTTCAAGAATTATATTTTAAAAAATCTAAAAATATAAATACTCTTAATATTTACGGTTCTAATAATATTATTTTAAATCAAGATATAAATCACTTTAATTTTTATAAAAAGATACGTTTGTCTGCTGGATATCATATTTTCAATTTAAATTATAAAAATTTAGATGCTAATTACTATTGTAATTGTCCATCTATATATAATGGTTTTCGATTAACTAAATATTTTTCAGGAATAATAAGTGATATAGAAAAAAAAGGAATAATTGGTAATAATCAATTAATTAATGAATCTATAAAAGATACTATTTATTTACAATCCAACGATAATAAAACTTATAAAAAAAATATATATGATGTATCCGTAATAATAAATAATACAAAACCAATCTTAACGATAAATAAAATGCTTTATAATTTTGTATATTCCAGCTTTTATTGATGGGAAATTATTATAAAAATTTAAATACTTTTACAATAATTTAATAAAGAGTAACTTAATTAGAATAAGCAAGACCACCCATACCACTCATAATTCTTAATACGTTGTAGTTTGTGGCATAGACTCTAACTTTAGATCCAGCAGTTGCTTCAGTCTCCATACTTAATTGAAGAACAGCGTTATCAATTCTTGAGAAATTACATGTTCCAGATGGTTGATGTTCTTCTGGTTTAAGACCAAAGGAATATACATTAATACCAGTTGAAGGAACATTAGTGTGATGTTGATAAGGTTGGACAAAGTTAAAGTAATCACCTTCTCTTTCTTGGAAACGATCGTGACCATTAAGTTGTAATTTAGCGTTTTTAACAGTGTTAAGGCTTCTGGTAACTCTTAATGTATCAAATTGTCTATCGAGGGGGGTATCTGTATCTGTAGGAGTTCCACTTGTAGCACCATCTGTATCAGCAGAACTATCACTGAAATCAAAGTGACTTGCGGTATTTCGTTGAACTACCCAAACAAGTTCTTTAACAGGGTGATTGAAATTAAGTTTAACTTTACTAGATGAAGAGTTTATTGATTCTTCACCAGTAAATTGTAATTGCTCAATGAGGTATTCGTGTGATACTTGAGCGAAACGTCTTCTTTCATCAGTATCTAAGTAAATGTAATCTACATATAATGAAGAATTTTTAAGATCACCAGCCGAGGTTGCACCGAGAGGGACTGATGATGAACATTTGCTTAATTCATTAAATTCAACATTGATTTTAACTTCGTGATATTGAAGGGCAATTAGGGGAAGAGCAAGACCTGGGTTGCGACAAAACCAAAATTGAAGAGGAATGTATAAAGTTGTCTCAGCTGTTTCTTTTGTTTGGACAGTTAAATGAGCGGAATGTCCAACCATTCTAGCATATCCATCTTGTAAGCCTGGAGATTGAGATAACTCGTTCCATAAATGCATCCATTCACCGTAATGTTTATCAATTCGTTGTCCACCAATTTCTACTTCAACATTTTTAACTAATTGATGTCCTACCCATTCTGACCAGGCAAAAGTTTTATCATCTCCAGCGTCGACTGCTGGAAGAGTTGTTTGTAAATATACACGATGAATTAAATCACCATTTCTTGAGATAGTGCAACTAACTTTCTTACCCCAATTAGCACTGCCGTTAAATGTTTGTTCAATAGATTCCATTGAAAAGTTTGTATGTCTTCTGTAAACTACCTTAAAGAAGGTAATTTGGGGATTACCCGTAAGATATATATCTTGAGCACCGTATGCTACTAATTGCATTAAACCACCACCCATTTTTAATTATACTATATGAAAAGAAAATATTTTTCGAAAATAACTGTATTTAATACGCTAATTAATTATTAATTAAAGTATTAAATTAATTTTTTTTTATTATTGTGTTGATATCTAGGTTATTTTTGGAAAAATATTTAAGGAAATTATCGAGTAAAATTTCCTTTTTAACCTTTTCTTTTTTTTTTGTAAATTCAAAATTATTCTTAGATACTAATTTAACTGTCCATCCATTGATGACTGCGTTATAAATAAATAACATCTTATGTAAACTTAACATATCTATATTAAAATCTAAATTATTTACTACATCCATAATAATTTACTATATATATATATCTATGATACTTTATCGATCAAAATAACGTATAATCCATTATATTTAAATTAAAATAGTATATATTTAAAGATTAATAATTATATACTATTACTCTATGTCATTATTTAAAGAAAAAAAATTAAAACATTCTACACCAAAAACTAAATTCCGAGTAACAATTGATGCTAAACACAAGAGTGCTATGGAAAATTTTAAAAATGAAAAAATTTCTTTAAAAGAGCTAGAATCAAAATTAAATACTCTTAATTATAAGTATCAAATTTTATCCAAGAAAAAAACTATAGAATTATCGGATATGGAGTTAGAAAAAAAATTGTCTATAAGAGAAGATATTAGTGCTTTAAAACAAAAAATATTGCTTATAGAAAAAAATACAGATGCTAATAAATACTTATTGAACACCAGTAATATTTTATTCCAATATTATGAAAAAAATGAGGGATTTCAGGCTATAAAGCAAACTAACTCTGACAAAAAATCAGTTTTAGATTTTTTTTCCCCAAAAAAAGAAAAAAAGATAGAAGATGACATTAAAAAAGATAAAAATAAATATAATAAGGGTGAAATATTAGATAAATATTTAGAATATGTTGAGAAAGACTATATTATTAATAGGAAAAAAAAAATTAACTTAGAATTTTGTTCTAGATGTAATGTTGAAAGAATATTCTCTAAATCAGAAGGTATTTATATATGTCCAAATTGTGGTAATCAAGAAAAAATATTAATAGATTCAGATAAACCATCCTATAAGGAACCTCCTAGAGAAATAAGTTATTTTGCGTATAAAAGAATTAATCATTTCAATGAATGGTTAGCGCAATTCCAAGCAAAAGAATCTACAGATATTCCTAAAAATGTATATGATATGATAAAGGTAGAACTTAAGAAAGAGAAGTATATAGACATTAAAAATCTTAAGAAAAATAAAATTAGAAACATATTAAAAAAATTGGGATTAAACAAATATTATGAACATGTACCACACATTATAAATAGATTAAGTGGTAAGCCTGCTCCTATTATAGATAGAGAGACTGAAGAAAAATTAAGAATGATGTTTAAAGAAATACAAGCGCCTTGGATAAAACATTGTCCTAATAAAAGAAGCAATTTTTTATCATATTCTTATGTTCTATACAAATGTTTACAACTTTTAGAAATGGATCACTTTCTTCCATATTTTAGTTTACTAAAATCTAGAGAGAAATTGGCAGAGCAAGATAAAATTTGGAAAGATATTTGTCAAGATTTAAGATGGGAATATATTAAAACAATTTAATTATTTTTTAATAAGTTTAATAATTATTAAAAATTAATAATTTACATTTGTGGGAAACCAGCAAGATTAGCACCAATACCAAAACCTGTTCCTTGTCTGGCAGCATTACTAATACTTGGCGCATACATATCTAATAAAGCAAATGTAGCAGCGGCAGTGATTGCGATCATAACAATTTCTTCAATGTTCATTTTTTTCTTAGGGATATAATATGCGGCAACGGCAACGGCTCCCCCCTCGATAAGATATTTAACAGCTCTCTTAACAACTTCTTGTAAATCAAATGCTGATTGTAATTCGCTTAATTCTTTTTGTAATCTGTCCATATTATTATATATTATAAAAAGAAAAAAAAATAAAATTAAATGACTATTTAATTATAATTAAATTAAATATAATTATAATTAAATATTAATACTTAAAGGATATTTATCAATTATAGATCATATGTCGAAAGAAGCAGAACAAATTGAAGATTTTTTAGAATCAGATGATCAAATAAGAGGACAAAACTACGTATGTTTATCATTTGTTTCACCTGAAAATGTTCTTAAAAACAAAAATGTATTTTTTGTTCATGAATTTATGAAAAAAATGGCTGAAAAATATGATTTATCTAGTGAAGATATTGAAGATAAATATAAAGATTTCTTATATTCCAATGGCGAGCAGTTAGAAGATATGTTCCATAAGGAAAATGATTTCAAGACAAGTGTGCGTGGATTAAAAGTAAGGGGAGTGTATGACTCATTGAAAGAGGCACAAGTAAGAGCCAAGGTATTACAAAGAAAGGATAAAAACTTTAACGTATTTGTAGGACAAGTTGGTTTTTGGTTACCTTGGGATCCTCATCCACACAAGGTAGATAATCAAGAATATTTCGAATCAGAACTTAATAATTTAGTCAAAAAATATAAAGAGAATCAAGAAGATAAAGAACAGCATTTTAGAGAAAATATTGACTATGTTAAAGGACAAGCAGAAGAGAAGGCTAAAAAACAAAAACTAGAACAAAAACTAGAACAAGGTAGTCTAGTAAATAATTTAGAAGAGAATAGTCTAGAAAAAAATAATCTAGAAGAAAATAATTTATCAGATGATGTAAAGAAAAGTTTAGAATCATCAGATCCTTGGCTTTCTGCCAAAGAAAGGAATTCTGAAAAAGTAGCTGAACAAGAACTATAAAAATCTTATATATATAATAAATGAAATCCTTTATTTTGATTCTATTTATTATAGGTTTAGTATTATTATTCACAGGTTATATGGAAAAACAACAACAATGTCCCAATAAAAAGATCGAATATAGGTATATACCTAGATCTTTTTATGAAGAACAAGTAACTTCTACTAATTTAAAAAATTTGTATAGTGATATTTTTGATAAACCAAGTATATGGTCATCATATCCATTTAATACAAATGATAGAAATTTTAATAGTAAAAATTTTAATAATTTTATAGAAAAATAAAAATTAAAATGTTAGATACCATATATAATTGAATCCTTAGGTATTAAATCTTTATCTACAATAAATTGCTTAAATATTTTTTTAGTAATTTGTTTTATTGGAATAGAATTACACGAATTATGTGATACAATAGTATAGAATTCGAATGAATTATCTTTAATTAAGTTCAAATTTATTAGTTTTTTATCAAAAGTTATCCAAGATTTAATTAAATTATATAATTTACCTTTTTTAGGAAATGATTTTTCATTTATAAAATTTCCAGCAAGTAAAGCCAAATCAACTGATGGGTTTGGTGGAATAGTTCTTTTTCCTTTATTATTAATTTTTTGATAATAATATTGTCCAAAAGCGTCTCCATCTTTTCTAAATATAAAATTATTACCTATTTTATTATTAAAATTATATGTAGCTCTTCCCCAATCAATAATTTTAATAATTTTATTATAAGTAGGTATTTTATAATATATTTTTTTATAAGAATAATAAATATATTCTTTATCTGTATTGGAAAACATTACGTTTGAAAGATGTAAATCATTATGATAAACTCCAAAATATTTTTGACATACACTAAGTGCCATAATTATTTGAAATAAATAAGATGTCCATTCTAAATTATCAATAAATATTTTATTATTACAATAGTTATAAAGATCCTCTTCTAATTTTTCTGAAAAAATTAAATTAACTGGGAAATTAAATCTTTGTAGATAGCTATTACAACTATCACTATAAATAACTATTGGATATTTAAGATCCTTATCTAATTCACTAATTTCCTTATCTGATATTTCTGATGTATATTTTTTCATATTAGTATTACAATTACCATAATATAATGGAAAATGTGGTGAAATATTATGTTCTACTAATTTTGATAATAAATAAGATACTAAGATTTCAATATTTACTGATGAATTTAAATTATACATAAAATCATTTAACAGAAATTGATAATAAGAAGTATCATTATTATTCCCTATATTAATATATAGTGGATTGTAACATGGACATTCTTTACAAAAAATATTTTTGAATATATATTTATTGTTATATTTAATTAATGCTTTAAAAATATGCCCATTTATGTGTATTTTTTGACTTTTTTTCTTTTTTAATAATTTAATTAAATAATATTTTGAATTAAATCGTTTAAAATCTAAATTATCAATATCAAATAGGTTATAATTAGCATTGAAAATATTTACCTCATTACAATTAAAAGCATTTTTAATCGAATTTTCAAATGTTTTTTTATATTTATGAGAAATCTCTTTAATATCTAAAAATTTATAAAAATTATTCATTATTAATTCTTTTTAAATTATAATTTTAAATTTAACTCATAATCATTTCTATAAGTAAATTTAAATGTTGCGTAATAAAAAATAAATTATAATGTATAGGAATATCAGTATGAGTTTAGAATTAAAAAAATTCGATATGGGCATGATATCTGATGATAAAGTAGTAGTGTTTATAGGAAAAAGAGAAACTGGTAAAAGTTTTTTAGTTAAAGATATGTTATATCATCATCAAGATATTCCAGTAGGGACTGTTATCTCGGGAACAGAAGGAGCTAATGCGTTTTATTCAAATATGATGCCTAGTATTTTTATACATGGAGAATATAAACCCGAACTTATCCAAAATGTTCTTAAACGTCAAAAAAAAGTTATCACGCAAATTAAGAAAGAAAATGAAGAATATGGTAGTTGTAATATAGATCCTAGAGCTTTTTTAATATTAGATGATTGTTTATATGATAAAAGTTGGATTAATAATAAATATATTAGATCACTTTTTATGAATGGTAGACATTATAAGATGATGTTTATCATTACTATGCAATATTCATTAGGTATACCACCAAATTTAAGAACAAATGTGGATTTTGTTTTTATTCTAAGAGAAAATTATGTTTCAAATAGAAAAAGATTATATGAACAGTATGCTGGCATGTTTCCTCATTTTGATATTTTTTGCCAAGTAATGGATCAATGTACTGAAAATTACGAATGTATAGTTGTTAATAATAATGCTAAAAGTAATAAATTGGAAGATCAAGTGTTTTGGTATAAGGCCGAAGCACATGATGATTTTCAATTAGGGGCACCTCAATTATGGCAATTCCACGATGATAATTATAATCCGAATTTTGAAGATAGTGATGATGAGGAATTAGATATGAATGCAAATAGAAGAAAGAAAGGTAAAATTGTAGTAAATGTTAAAAAATCTCACTATTAAATTTAAAAGCTGGATTGTATTTGGAAATATATGTAAAAGTTAAATAAATAATTGGAATATTATTGATTCAATTTTATGGTTGATACTAATATGTGGTCATGGGTATATGTAGTTAAGCGACTTCATTAAAACCCTGGATCACCAGTTAACATTTCTTGGTCTTTAAAAGAAGTTAATACAGAAGTATTATTAACCATATATGTTGAAACTATCACTGAAGCACTAACAAGTACAAATAATTTTAAATAATCTTTATTAGATCTATTTGAATTATTCATTTTGTTTTCAATATAACTTAAGATTACACTGACTAAACCAATAAGCACAGATACTAATACTGGATTTCCTAAAGAGTTCATTATATTTTTTTACAAGAAAAATATTTTGGTAAAAAAACATATTAATTATAATTAATTGTATCATTAAAAAATTTAAAATTAGAGTTAACATCTTCTTCTATATTTTCTTCTTTATTTGTTACATTTAATTCAATATTTCGACTTTTTTTTGAATATTCTTGAGTTACCATATCATCATTACTATTCATATTAACATCCATATTAATAACTTCTTGATTATTAACTGAATTTATATCATTTTGTTCTGCTATATTTTCAAAATAAAAATTATCGATCAAATCATCTTCGGGAGTTATTTCATTACTTAAATCTTCTATAGAATTACTATCATTTTTTGCTATTTGTTCAAAATAAAAATTATCGATCAAATCATCTTCATCTTCTTTGTCATCATCATCTTCTTCACGATCTTCATTTTCTTTTTTATCCATTAATTCCTGTGTATTAACATCTTCAGAATCATATTTATTTTCATTTATTTCTAATTTTTGACTATTAACAACATCTTCGATATTTTCTAATTCTTTCGTCTTTACTAATTCTTTAGTATCTGGTAACTCTTCAGCATTTTCTAACTCTTCATCATTTTCTAATTCTTCATTATCTTGTAATTCTTTAATATTTACTAATTCGTTAGTATCTGGTAACTCTTCAGCATTTTCTAACTCTTCATCATTTTCTAATTCTTCATTATTTTCTAATTCTTCAGCATTTTCTAATTCTTCATTATTTTCTAATTCTTCAGCATTTTCTAATTCTTCATTATTTTCTAATTCTTTAGTATCATCTAATTTATTAGTTGTATCAGATTTTACAACTTCTTTTTCTAATAATTCTTCATTATCAGCTAATTTATTAGATTCCACGACGTTTACCTTATTTTCTAAATCTTCATTATTTTCTAATTGTTCAGTATCATCTAATTTTTCAGTATTAGATAATGTCTTATTGTCATCTAATTTTTTAGTGCTATTTAATTCACCACTTTCTTTATTTTTAGTATCGCTTACTTCTAAATCATAATATTTTTCTAATCTATTATCGTCATTTACAGCACCCCCTGATCCATTTAAAAATTCCTCAAATACATTAGAATTTAAATCAAAGTCATTTACTTGAACAGAATTCATAGTAGATAAAACATCATCTTCAGCATTAATATCCTGTTTTTTTTGAGGTGTTTCTTCAACAGCCACCGCATCTTCCACAACTGTAGTATCTTGGTTTTCTTGAAGACTTTCTCCAACAACTACATCTTCAACAGCCACTAAATCTTTACCAGTAACTCCTAATTCATTATTATCCCCATTTTCTTGAGGAGGATCTTCAACAACCACATCATCTTTGACTAAATTAGTATCCCCATTTTCTTGAAGGACTTCTTCTACAATTAAACCATCTTCAATAACATCTTCAACAACATTCGTATCCGCATTTTCTTGAGGGATTTCTTGTAGATTTTCTTCAATATCTACATTATCTTCAACAACATTAGTATCCCCATTTTCTTGAGGGGTTTCTTGTAGAGTTTCTTCAATATCTACCTTATCTTCAACAACATTAGTATCCCCATTTTCTTGAGGGGTTTCTTGTAGAGTTTCTTCAATATTTACCATATCTTCAACAACATTAGTATCCCCATTTTCTTGAGGGGTTTCTTGTAGAGTTTCTTCAATATTTACCATATCTTCAACAACATTAGTATCCCCATTTTCCTGGAGAGTTTCTTCAACATTATTTTCCACAGTTAAACCTTCTTTCCTAAGATCATTATTATGTTTCTTTTCTAATTCTATTTTATCTAACTCATTTTTTTCATAAGTGACATTTTCTTCAAAATTAGAAGATATTTCAAAATTATTATAGTTGTTATCATCTAAACTTTTTTTTTTTTTAATAGATATTTCTAATTCTTTCTCAACTAATTTTTTTAAATTTAAATTATCACTAACAGATATATCATTTGATAAGTCATCATCAATATCATCTACAAAATTGTTTCCTAAATATTCTCTTAATATATTTCTTACAGGTAATAATTTTCTAACAGTTTCCTCAACAGTAGATGAAACTATACTTTCAATTTCATTTTTATGTTGTTGTATTTCATATTGAGATACATCATGATAAAATAAATACGGTTTTTTCCAAAATTTTCTGGCACAATTAATATATGACTTATGTATAAAATGAATAGCCTTTGGAATTGAGAGATCTACAGTTTTTTTTGATTTATTAGACATTTTTATAGAAATTAATACCTTAGTGTGACTTACGAAAACAGCTTTAATTAAATCATCCAACCAATCACAATTAGATTTATTAGATATTCTTTTAAATTCGTCAACTAATTGGGTATTTGTCCATTTAGGTATATCACTTAAATAAGTTTGAAATAATTTTAAAATTTGCTTATCTTTACTATTTGACCCAGTATCTTTCGCATGATCATATACAGATTGAAAACCTTCCATCATTCTTGGAGTTAAAATATTTATTAACTGTTTAGTATATTCAGTTTTGGCATCTACTAAAACATGTATATTATTCATTCTTTACTAAATATTTAGATATAATTTAATAATTCATAACGCATTGTATAAATTTGATATCCTAAATAAAATTTATGAAAAAAAATATAAAATGCTTCATACTCAAATAAAGTTATTGAATACTGACTGGAAAAATTATTTAATTAAATATAGTGATTTATTAAATAATATTAACGAAAATATTGAAAACGAATATAACATTTTTGGTAAATCCATATCAATTTTTCCACCAAAAGATAAAATTTTTAATACATTTAATCATTTTGATATTAAAGATCTTAAGGTAGTGTTTATTGGACAAGATTGTTATCACCGAAAAGGTCAAGCCAATGGTTTATGTTTTAGTGTGCCTAATGATATTAAAACACCACCTTCTCTCAGAAATATTTTTAAAGAATTGTATAATGATATTGGTATAACAAGGACAAATACAGAATTTAATGATTTAGCAAAACAGGGTATACTTTTTCTTAATACATCTTTAACAGTTAGGGAGAAATGTCCAGAATCCCATATTAAATTTTGGTTACCATATACAACAGAAATATTAAAAGATATATCTAATCATTGTGATAAGGTCATCTTTGTTTTGTGGGGTAATTACGCTAAGGGTAAAAAAAAATATATTGATACTAACAAACATCATATCCTTGAAGCGAAACACCCAAGTCCATTATCCGCGAATAGAGGTGGTTTTTTTGGTTGTAAACATTTTTCGAAAATTAATAAAAAATTAATTGAATGGGATAAAAATCCAATAAAGTGGATATAAAATTTACAAGAATTTAAATCTTATAAATTTATATTTAACTATGAAAATGACTATCCAATGGTTTAGTATATGGATTTTTTTTAAAAGCATTTAATAAAGATGGATTTATTCTATTACTTATTTGTTCATTATTTAATTGGTCTTTTAATTTCGTAACTGAACAAGGATCTATCTGATTTATAGAATTATATACCTTAGTATTCTTAAGATCCCTATTATTAATATAATCATCTTCTATTTTTTTTACATTTACGTTAACATTTTCTAACCCTGAAGTAAGTGATACATTAGACGGAGTAGGATTCCTTCCTTCTAATGTTCCTTCCTTAACATGATTAATTGTGGCATTATAAATATCTTGATAAGACATAGGTTTAGTATTCTTACTTGTAGCTGAACCTGAATAAGATTTAGAAGTAAATTGTCTATTGGTATTTAAAGCCTGTGTTCCTGCTGTTATATATCCGTATCCACTACTTCCCGTTTGATCTCCAGACATAACACCTGTATATTCCTTTGTAGTAAACTGTCTGTTTGTATTAGGGGCTTTTTTGGGATTAGTTAAATATCCAGCATCATGTTTTTCTAAATTACTTACATTACCTGTTCTATTATTATTTTCAGTAGTTTCTCTTACGGTAGTTCTGGCTATATCATTAGGGTCATACACTACATTTTTTTTAGAAGAATTCATATTTCCCGAGCGTGTATTATGAATATTAGTTTCCTTACTTGTTGTTTTAGCGACATCATTAGGGTCATATACAATGTGTTTATTATAAGTATTCATATTTAGTATAGTTTCTTCAGGTTTAGTTGTGTTTCTAATAGTTAATTTGGGTTTACCATGTATTGGGTCAATAACTACACCTTTATGACCATTAGTATTCTGTATATATCCGGTTCTAGTATCATGTATATTTGTTTCTTTTATAGTTGTTCTAGTAGTATCATTAGGGTCATAAGCTATAGCTTTATTATAACCTGCTAAATTACCTGAACGAACATCACTAATAGTAGTCTCTTTAATAGTTGTTCGTGTTCTATCATTAGGGTTATAAACTACACTTTTAGATTTACCATTCATATTACCTGATCTATTATCATGTATATTTGTTTCTTTTATGGTAGTTCTTGCTACATCATTAGGATCATAAACAATAGCTTTTTGAAAAGGTGTTAATTGTCCTGACCTAACTTCTTCGACAGTAGTTTCTTTAATCGTCGTTCTTGCTACATCATTAGGATCATATACAACACCTCTCGATCGAGAATTCATATTTCCTGATCGTATATTATGTATATTTGTTTCTTTTATAGTAGTTCTAGCTATATCATTAGGATCATATGTTATTAATTTATTAGGTCCTGAAATATTACCATTTCTTTTATTTAATATATGTATTTCCTTAATAGTTGTTTTGGCAACATCATTAGGGTCATACACCGTCATTCTATTAGGACCTTTTAAATGACCCAATCCTGTATCATGTATATTTGTTTCTTTTATAGTAGTTCTTGCTATATCATTAGGATCATAAACTGTTAATTTTGGGTTAGATGATTTAAAATTACCACTTTGTCGTATATTACCTATTACATTCTCTTTTTTAGTTGTTCTTAATATATCTTCTAAAGGAGCTACTATAGCTTTCACAATAGATGTTACATTTGAAGTATGTGTTCTTTGACCAGTAATATCCCTTTCGTTACTTGGTAAGTTATAATTTTTTTTACCATAATCTGAAAACTTTTCATTCTTCCATTTACCGCTTAGATTTGCATTTCTTGGACCATCACCTTTATATATGTTTTTTGATGTTTTTTTATATTTAGATCTCATTTTACTTTTTTTACTAACCGGTGCTCCTACTCCATGGTAAGATTTAGTGATCTTTCTATTAGTATCCTTGTATATAATACAAGGTCTTAGTTTTTCCTTAGTAGTTGAACCAACAGTAGTAAATAATCTTTCAGGACCAGATTTATAAAATGTATCTGGTCTGTTTTTAGAAACTGAACCTATAACTTTTCTTTTATTATTAAAAGATTTACCAGTTATAATTCTACCCTTATATGTTAATTTTGGATTAGATTTAGTTCTTATTTCATCTACACTTTTAGGCATTATATAATCCCGTGTATCTCCTTGGTGAAATCCCCCAGAGGGTATATTTGTATAACCGTTAGCTAATCCAGGTCCTACAATTAATGATTTAATTGGCACTTCATTGTTTCTTATTTTAGAACCAGTAAAACGATCTAGTTGTTCGCTTATAGAATGTTTAGTTCCATATGTATTATTTATATTTTTAGATGGCTTAAACATAGGTTTAATCTCTGTTTTATTTATACAATGTTTACTAGTTCCTGTATGTAATTCTAATATGGGTGTATTAGCATGTTCATAAGTATTTTGCTTAACTGAACCACCGAAAAAAGGGGTCATATTACTATGTGTAAAATTTTCTTTAGTTATTGGTTGTCCAGATAATCTACTAATATAAGGACCTTTTGTCGTATTTAAAGTATTTTGGTTACTTTGTAAAAACTTAATAGATTTATTATTATCATTAAAAATTTTTTGGTTAAAATATGGAGGAATAACATTAGTATTTATAGCATCTTTTGTTTTAGAAAAATTTCTATTTGCTTTTTTTTTCTCTATTAATTTTACGGTTTCTATATTATTACTATTATAAATAGTTTTATTATTTAATCTAGATTTAATAGTTTGATTACTATTATTTGTTGTTTTATTACCATTTTTACTTAATAAATATCCTGCGGCTAAAACAGAAGTTCCTATTAAAAATTCCATTATATATTAATATATAATTTTATTTTATTTTTAATTTATCTCTATAAAGAAATCTATATTTATAGAGACTCATTTAATAATTTCTAATTTCACTACTACTTCTCCAATGAACTGAAGGAGGTGAAGTGTTTGCTCCACATGTGGTACCGGTGGGTTCACAAGGAAGTTCACCTCCAGTTGGTAGTGCTGGAGAGGAATCAATAGGTGTTGGGATACATGGGCGATGATTATCCTTAACAATAATTCTATTTGAAATATTATAATCAAAAGGAATTTCGATTCTTTCTTGGGGATCCTGGCATAACCATTCCCATCTATTCCATCCAGTTCCTCTTAAATTACAGGCTGGATTAGATAATCTAGTATCCTCAGAAGGTATAAAACAATCCTTATAATGTTGTAAATTATTATCCATATATCTTTCTCCAGGTTTTCTTAAATTACATGATCCAATAACTCCTTGGCCACAAACTTCTCCTGAAGTGCACACTTTATCAGGACAAACTGGAACATAATTTTTATCAGGATTTTTAGAAAGTCTTCTGTTTAAACCCATAAGTTCCGAATCTGTATCTATAAGTAATCTACTTCTATCAATTGAATTACCTTGTTTTTGTAATCTAACAGATGGGGGATAAGGATAACAAGATTGGCAAGATACTTTTGGTTCCGCTAATTTATATACACCAGGGCCAACTGACTGGTTTAACTCTTGTTTATATGCGCCTTCATCATAATTTAGTCTATTAAAACTCATATCTTATATATTATATAGATACTTTTATTTTATAAATTATTATTTATAATTTTATTTATTCACATGAATTATAAAATTTATTTTTAAATTCTTATGAATCTATTGGCATTGAGAAGTAACTGGGACTTTAGGAGCAGGACAATTGCTTAAATCCATGGCTGGGGGAAGTGGAGTAGGTTTATATCTAATCATTTGACATGATGGTAAATGAACTAAATTTGTATCAACAGTTCTATCATTTTTACCACAACCATTACCCTTAATAGTAATTGATCCATTATTAGGTTTAAATTTATTATCAGGACAAAGTGTATTTGCTCTGGTTGCGCCTCTTAGATCATTTTCTAAATCAACTAAATTTCCTTTAATGTGACTAACAGAAGTTCCACCAACTATACCTAATTCGTGTCTACATTTTTGACAATTTTCATATTTCATTGGATTTAAAACATATGATAAGGGACCAACACTTTCATTTAATCTTTTGGAATACGCACAGGTATCGTACATTAATCTATTTGAACTCATGATTATATATATTATATAAAGAATTTATTTATACTGAAAAATTAAATTTATTCTTTATATAATACGTTATTTATCTTTTCCAAAATTTGCCATTATATTTATATCCACAATTTTTAAGATAATCTTTATTCCTTATAATTTGTCTTGAGGGTTGACCACCTCTTACCCAATTATTATCAGTATCTTCAGGAATAATATTTTTAGTATTTTGTATTTCTCTTTTTATACATGGAATCTGTGGAATAAAACGGTCTATATATATTCCTGATAAATTATTACATGGTCTATTTTGAACAGTGCTTTCTCCTGGGAGCAATTTATTTTCAATAATCACATTACCCTCTCCTCTACCCATGTATGGTGTAGTTGAATATGGTCTAGTCATCAGTTGATTAATACATCTCTCATTTGTTAAGTTTTTAGCATTTCTTAATTTAGAATCATTATCAATATTACAACCATTATTAGAAGACCAACCATATCCATCTCTAAAAAAAACACTTGGATGCTGTAAAGAAAGTTCTTTAACTTCTGGCGCTAAGCAATCGCAATTTTTAAAATTTCGGGTATTATATTTTCCAGTTCTTGAAATAGTTTTGTTTCTTAAGTTTTTATAACAACTATCTTCATTTAGTCTTGTGAGACCCTGTATATTAAACTTATTTTTCTTAGGATTAATACAATTATCCATATTGGTATATATATATATAAAAGATATTTAATCCTTTATTAAATGTTACTATCTTAAATTTAAAATTCTATTAATAATTTTAAATTTAAATTATTTATTGATTTGGTGGACATCCACTCGTTTTACCTCTTAACATTCCATATAATGGATTAAAATTATTACGCATACATTGTTGTCCATTTCCTTCTTTACAAGTTTTTGGAATATTATATAACCACTTAGCGAATTTAGTTTGATCATTAGGTATGGTAGTTATAGGTGTAGTATAAAATTGTCTTTGTGAATTTTCTTTTCCAAAAATATCACTAACATCTTTATAAAGGTTAATATTAAACTTTTTATTTATTTGTTCATTTATATTTTTTTTAGATCCATTTTTCCTCATAATAGATTCTCTATTTGGATTTTTTTCATAATCGTCTAAAGATATGTTCATAAAAGGATTATTTTTAGTAGGACTAATATATTCGACAGGATATCTTTTATTTCCAAAATTTGTAAATTTACTTATTAATTGCTGTGATGTCTTATATTCTTCATTATTATGGAATATCATATATGTTAAAATTAATACTACTATAAATATAAATAGGAATTTGTAATTACCATTGTATAAATACAACAATATACTCAAATAAAAAGCACATCTTGTTATAGCATTAAGTTTTTCAGAAAAACTATATCCAGTAGATGGAAAAAATTGAGATAATTTGTCAACTTTAAATAATATTTCAATATCATCTGACCAAAACTTATCAGTATTATTATTATTAGAATTCATATGTTAATATATATTTAGATATATATTATCTAAATATTTATTTATTGAAATTCATTCCACTCTTCTAAATTTTGAGAATCATTTAACATTTTTTCTTCTTTTTCTAATTGTTTAGCGTTTTCTTCAATTTTTTTCTTAAGTTCTAATTTTTTTCTTAATAATTCCCTTCTTTTTTGTAATTTCGCATTTTTTAACATTTGTTGAGGGTTACTATTTACAGCAGCTTTATTATTTATAATTTGTTGACAATTTTTAACTATTTCTTGATTTTCTTCTGACATATCAGAGTCTAAACCACTATTAATTCCCGTATTAACTGCTTGATTAAACATATTATTAAATAAACTATTAGAATTAGAAGAATTATTGAAAGTATTCATTACATTATTAGCTTCTGAAAATAAATGTTCTTCATTTAATTCACCTGAATTTATTTTATCATGTATTTTACCTGTAATATTTTTAACCAGATCCATTAATCCACTATCATCACCAATATTTCCAGACATTAAATTTTTTAAAAGCATACTTGGATCTTCTAAATTTAATTTAGATGTATCTAAATCAGATACTATTTCTTGTGCCAACTGACCAATACTACCATTCATTAAATTTGACAAATCTGGCATATTTGGTAAAGTAAATCCCGAAGTATTATCTTCATCTTCATCTTCATTATTTAATTCTGAATTTTCTAGTTTATCCATATCTATATCATTTTTACCTGATAAATTATCAATAATACTTAAAAATGTTTTAGTTTGTTCATCTAAATCGGAATTATCCTGTTGAATATTTTTAAGTTGTTCTAAAATTTCATTAACATCTTTATCTTTTTGGAATTCATATGAAAAAATATATAATGTATGTAAATATTTCCATATAGTTTCTTTACTTTCGTCATCGATGTCTTCATCATTCCAAATAAGATTAAATTTAACTTCTGGTAATATTATATATTCTTCAGAAAATATAATTTCGTTTTTCTCTGATATGTCTTTTCCTAGACTTTTACAGTTCTCAAAAAATAGTTTTATGTATATATCACCACTTACAGGAAACTTATAGTATTTTTCAATATCCTCCTTTTGATCCGGAAATAATTTTATAATGTTTTTTAATAACTTTTCTAAATTACTATTAAATGAATTTAATCTTGACATTTAATAATAATTGATTTTTTATTTATTAAATCCTTACGCATTATTACATTTATCATTTAAAATAACAAGGACTTTAAGGTATTTCCATATATTTTGTTTACTTTCCGTATCCATTAGATGCCAATATTTTTTTAAATTTTTCATAATATCATTAGAATAATGATTTGAATCAAAATCTAAATCTTCCTTTATAAAATCTTTAGTTAAAAAAAATTTGTCATCTTCTTCCTTAATTTGATCCTCATATATAGCCACATATTCCGAAAATATTTTTTGTAATTTTCTTGGATTATTTTTTTTAAGAAATGCTACTGTATTTTTTGAAAATTGAAGATCTGGATCTGTAGGGAACATATCGGATAAATTATTTACCAAATTGCATAATTGTTTATTGAAAGCTGTTAAAAAACTCATAAATATATCTTAAGATATAATTATATTTAAAATATACTTATTTATACGTAAAAACTCTTTAAGTTTATTTATGTAAATCTAAATTTCTTTCTTTTTTAAGTGTTTCAAGTCTATTATCAATTACATTGCCCTTCTTATTATTCAACATAGGTTTAGAACATTTTATAGTATTATTCTGATTAAGCCATTGGAAACTATGATCTATAGGATTATTGTTATCAATAAAAGAATAATTGTCTGACCAAGAGTTGTTCATTTCTTCTGGCATATAGTCTTGAATATTATTATCTACAATAGGTTGTTGAGTCTGTTCATTTTGTTGCTTATTAGGTTGTGGATTTCTTAAGTAAAACTCGATCGCTTGTCCAATCAAAGGTTGTCTTCCATTAATTAATAAAGTAGGTGTTCTTTTTACGTTATTGGGAATTGTTGTTGCGTTTGATACATTAATCTTAAGAATTTTATCAAGAATATTATTTTCTTTTAATTTTTTCCATAATTCTATAGAATGCGTACATTTTGGTGAATAGAATAAAATAGGCTTATTTGACATATATATCTTAGAAATATTTAATTTAAATAATTTATACACATTAATAAATTAAATTTGATAATTATTTAAGCACAAAATATATTAATATATTATCGCATACTATTTATATGGATATTTTTACAAATTTCGAAAATCAAGAAACAAGTTTTGTATCAAATAAAGATGGTAATAATTTTAAACATGAAACATCTTTCATTCTTAACCATATTCCATTGTCATTAGCTAATTCATTTAGAAGGGCCATGTTATCTAATATACCTATTGTGTCTTTTAGTGACGAATGGGTAGATAATGAACTATCTAGATCAATTGTCATTGAAAAAAATTCATCTGGGATACATAATGAATTTTTGTCTCATAGAATATCTCTAGTTCCTTTATACATGGGAGAAGATTTACTTAAAGTAAAGACACAATATAATGTAGATTATGGTAAAAGAATTTTTGATTTTAAAAATCCAACGGATATACCACATTTTAAAATAAATATTAAAAATAATAAGGAAACCAGAGATAGTTTAACACTAACTAATTCTAATAGCAATATTACAGTAACTAATAACGACTTTCAATATAGTGACTCTTCTTTATTATCAGCTTCAATGGAAGATATTTCACCAAAGGTAGATAAAATATTTTTACCAGATTTTTATACAGGAGAATTTATTAACTTAAATATATTAAAACCTAATGTATTGGATGATGAAATGGGAGAAGAAATTTCATTAGTGGCTAAACCTTCTATTGGTATAGGTAAACAACATGCTAGATATTGTCCAGTAGGAACAGTTTCATTTCAATTACAGTTAAATGATGAGGAATTAATAGAAGAAATTTTTAGAAAAAAATTAGATTATACGAACAAAGAAAGACGCAATAGAAAATTAAAAGATTTATCAGAAGATGAGGAAGAAAAATTTCGCAGATCCTTTAATTTATTGGACAAAGATCGTATATTTAAAACTAATGGTTTTGGGAATCCTAATTCATTTATATTTAATATTGAATCTATAGGTTTTTTGGAATCAGATGAAATAGTTTATGACGCCTTGACTATTTTAGAATTAAAAATTCTAGATATTTTAAATTCTTTATCTATTGAAGAAAATTCAGAATCATTGTTTCAAATTAATCACTTAAATAATAAAATATCAACCTCAAAATCAAATGACTTACTAAATGGATATATTATAGATATAGATAATGAAAATCACACAATAGGTAATATAATTAGTGAATATTTTAAGGCATCTTATATTGGAAATTATGCTCTTAATTCCAATATTCTGTCATTTGCAAGTTATAGTATGCCACATCCATTGAAAGAAACTATAAAAATTAAAATTAAATTAAATAAAATGGATATCACAACTCTTAATGAATTAAATCAATATATTTACAAAAAATGGAGTAACTCAGTATCTACAAAAAATATTGAAGAAAACGATATTTTAGAAAAAAATATTTATGAATTTCTATTAATTAATTGTTTAAAAACTATATATAATGATATATGTCATGTTAAAAATGAATTTTCACATAAAAGTCATATAACTAAAAACAGTTTTAGAATTGATGACGAAGCGGAATTCTTTAATGTTTTCCCTAACTTTCCTATAGTATTTCCAGAATTGGATGGTTTTCATAAAAAAACGAATATCTTACAGTCGAATCGTAAGGAAGAAGTTAACGAAATTATCGCATTAGATGACTCTAGTGATAAAAATGTTTTTGTTGATGAAGGAGAAAATGAATCAAAAGAAAAAATAAATTATTTAGAAGATATTAAATCACTATATGATGATGATATACTAAAGCATTTAAAAAAAACAGGTAGTGAATGGAGTATAAAAACTTTATCAGATGGAGAAAATACGTTATCACGTATACGAGAATATATAGATGATATGGTAGATATTGATGTGATAGTACAAGAAATTTTAGAAGATAAAGTAAAAATTCGTCGCTCGGATAACAATAAAGAATATATTATCGATATTACTAACTTCTTACGAGATTTCAAACCTAAAGAAGGAAAACCTACAGACGGAAAAACAAAAGTAAAGAAAAAGATAACCCTAAAAAAGAAGGAAAAACCTTCGTCAGTCTCTACAACATCAGTTACTTCTGAGGAAATGTTAAAGAGTTCTACTCAATAAAATTACACTTAAATAATTTAGAAAATATTTAGAAAAGTTTTTTTTCTAGATACTTTATTTTGATTGATCTTTATCATGAAATGTAATTAAATGATATAAATATTTAACCTCTATTTCATAATTTAAATAATGAATAATTTTAGGTAAAGTTATACTAGGTTTATATGAATGTTTTTTTGGATTATATCTATCCATTAATTTTAAATATTCCTGATGTAATTCTATAATAGGTTTTTGATACAATTTTGGAATTTCGATATTTTCTTTATTTTTTTTAGTTTTAGTATAAAAAAATAATATTGCCTGTGATAATTCATCTATAGCTACTTCTATATTTGTAGCTAGTTCAAAATATTCAGGAAAATATCTAAGAAAATCTTTTAATTTATTTTCATTCAATCTTATTTCTAATAAGTGAAACAAAGTGTTGGGGTGATTGCCTTTTAATTCTTTAACATAACAATGTTTAATTCCTTTAAATTTTACCCTTTCCATACGATTTTTTGTATATAACATATATCCTTCTTGGGAATAATCAAGATCTTTTAATGAATTTTCTAGGTCAGTATATGAATTAACATTTAATAAATTAAAATTATCTAGCTTAAGTATTTCAGGTTTAGGTATTCCTATATTTATATCACATTCTCGTAAAGTATGAATGTTTCTTGACGAAATATGGTATATTTTAGCCTCCTCATATTTTGTAACATTTCTTTCTTTAGGATGACATAATACAAAAGAATAATTTAAACTATTATCTAATAGATCATAATTAAAATTTAAAGATTCTAAAACTTCTTCAAATAGTTGTTTAAAAGTTCTTTGTTCATTATTCCAATAACAATTACCATCTATTACACTTTTTGTAGAAACATTCCATTTACCAGAATAATAATATATATTAATTAATGTTCCATCAATAGATTTTTCGACTACTATATCATTCCAATTATTTTTTGTTTTAAATATATTTTTTTCAATAGCACCATCAAGTGGATAGCATATAATTTTATTTGTATTTTTTTCTAAAATAATACCCCTTGATTGTCTAAGTAAATCTGAATCAATATTGCACTTATTTCTATCATACTTAATAAGGTATAAATTTTCATTTTCTTTTACGACTAAACCTTTTTTCTCTAAAGCGTTTTTAACGTTTGTAAAATTTTCGCCTCCTTCTATATTATTAATAAATTCCTTTAATAATGACATTTTAAATGTAAATTGATTTGAAACTTTAAGTATTTATATTTTAAAATATTTGATACTGATTATTATTAATAGTTTTTGAATATAAATTAAAATCTTAATATTATTATAGAGATATGAGTAATTCATCGAAAAATGATAATATTAATGAATTAATTCGAACTTTGGATACGGGAAAAAATGTTGAAATTAAGTATAAAGATGGTACAGCCAACGCTAAATATACTTTTATGGTAATAGACGAAAATGACCAAGCACAATTTTATTCAACCACTTCTGGATTATTTGTAATAGATTTAAAAACTCCAATCAATAATATTGAAACTATGGAAATCATTGATGATGGATTAGAAGATGAGTCTGATAATGATGATGACTCAGAATACGAGTCTGTTGATGGTGATGAATTAGAAGACGAGTCTGGTTATGACGATGAATTAGAAGACGAGTCTGGTTATGACGATGTAGACGAAAAAGGTTTCGATGATGATCATGAATTAGAATTAGAAGAGGATTTAGGAGAAAGTGATGAGCAAAGACATGGAGAAGAGGATTTAGGAGATGGTGATGAGGAAAAAGATGGAGAAGAGGATTTAGGAGACGATGAAATTACATTAATTGACGAGGGAATTTCATTTAAAATTAGAGAAATAGAAAGACAATTAACCACATGGGAAATACCTTGGACCGATAATGAATTATTAGAATCTATAACAGATAATTTAATGGAAACTATTTCTAGTAAAAAATCAGATGATACAAAAATATATGACATGTGTTTTAAAAAATCTAAAGAATTTTTAGCACACGTATATCAAATTAGAGATAAACTTAAAAAAACAGGTAGAATAGAACTATATGGTAATAATTATAAACCTATACTTGACGATATACTTGATAATAATTATACAAATAATTTTATTACTCCAATAGTTTATGATAAAAAAAAAATATATACTGAAAATGATGTTCTATTAAATATGAATGATGAAGAAATTCAAGATTTTCCTCAAGTAAAATTTATAGATTTTGATAAGGAAATTGAAGTTTTAAATTCATTATACGTAAAATATAATAGACATAAAGGTATCAATTCAAATGGAGATCATATTGATTATAACGAATATCGTAATTATTTATCACATGGGGGAACAATCCGTTTAGAAAAAATAGAACCTTCTGATGACTCTATTGCTAAAATAGGTCAAACTACTGATGAATCTCATTTTTTTGATAATGTAAATGATGGTTTCATTAATGACGAAATAGGTTTATCTCGAGAATTAGAATATTTCCAAACAGATCCTCTGCCATTTGGAAATAATATTTTAAGATATTGTAATCCAGATAAAAAATGCTTTAGTGTAAGAAATAATGAACCTATGGATATAGCATTAACCTCCTTAGAAGAAAGATATGCTAATGGTAATGAATATTATTTTAAAGATCAATTATCAAATAGATCAATAAGTGATAGAAGAATGAATCAAAATGGGATAAGAACTTGTAATGGAACTAATAAAACAGGTGATAGTTTTTATGCACATACTTCTAATAAAAAGGTTTTTAATAACTCAGATTTTAATAAAAGTATTAATTTACCACCATTAAAAGAAATATTAGTTCCTGGTGAAAAACTAAATATTGTAGGATTTCATATTAATTCAATAAATGAAACAAATGATAATTTTATGGATCCAATATACTTTAATAATCAAAGAGTTTTAAATAAATTTAAAGGTAATAATAAGGGTTATAACCTTAATGATTATATAAAAGAGGATCATAATAATAGAAAACAGTATAATAATTTGAATATATCAAATATATCAGACAGTTTAATAAATTATAATGATAACAATTTCGTTATTTTTCAGTCAAATAATCCAGATAATCCAGATAATTCAAATAAATTAAAGACACATGAGTTTGAATCCTATTTGCAAGAAATTATACCTAACCTTTCAGAAATAAAAAAAATAGAAATTAAAAAATTTAATGAATCTAATAATTTTAAAGATTTAGATAGAATTTTAAACAAATATCACATACATTCTGGTGAAATTAATAAATTTAACCGAGGTGAAATGAAAATTAAAGAAATGTTTTTGAGAAGGGGAGAAAAATATAAATCCTATTCCAAATATGAAAAAGATAAAAAAATATATATATTGGATGTGTGTGACAAATTAAACAAAATAATTAAATATATAAATGATTCAAAAAAAAGATATTTATCTAAAAAATATTTGTATCACAATAATTTAGGTAAATTTTCAAAAATATTAATTAACTCTATATCAAAGGAGCTAAAACAAATTTATAGTTCTGAATATACTGAAAAAGATATAGAAAAATGTATACATTTTTTAAATATTAATCACAAATTTAATATAACTTCTACTAATAAAATAACAAGAAAATTAGACTTATTTGGAATTTTAGTTAATTACATAATTAATAATAACCAGTTTAATAATAATATCCATAATAACTCGGTAAGTTCACATTTATTTGAAAATAATAGTAATGATTCGAGGATTGATAAATATTTAAAATTAACTAACTTAAAAATTTTGAAAAATAATGGAATTTTTTATCAAAATACTCGTTTTGATAATGATGATTTTCGCTCTATACATTTATTCAATAATATGTATAAAAATATAGATTCTAATCAATTTATACATAAATATATAAGAGAATATAATTATCTAAAAAATAGCGAATACATTAACTCCGAAATTGATGGTATTGAAATGAAGGAAATATGTTCAAAATATATTCCAAATTGGAATGAAATGTCAAATGGAGAAAAAAGATTCAAATTATTAAATGGACCAATATTGAATAGATTAAAGGAAAGATTAGATATTCATAAAACTATATTTAAAGAAGAAAAGGATAAATATGATTTTTATTTACAACGATGTGAAGGTTTCAAAGTAATTAAAATATACCATTCTTTGTCGGATCTTAAAAAAGATAATTATATTGATACTATTTATTATGATAAAATATTTGATACCAGTGCTATTGATTGTAAAATAGTTGATGATCTATTTGATAATATCGAAATTGATTTTACAGAAATAAATAACAAGGACATTGTAAAAAATAAGTTAATAGAATTCTATCCATTGGATTCTAAAATGGAAATAGGGAACAAATATACTAATATAGTTCAAAACATTAGACGTGATGATAAACAAAGGATAATTAAATCAGGGGATTATGCTCTTTTAATAGATAATAGTTCTAGATTCCTATATAAAAGAGATGGTAACATATGGACAATATTGGGAAAATCAGAAGTAATAACTAAATCAAATTGTATTTTAGAATTAGATGAAATAAAAAACATTTCTGATATATCTTTTGAAAATTTATTGAATAGTTCAGAAATTGATACTAATCCTAGAAAATTAGAAAATCAAGATTATAAATGTCTGTATATCGACAAAGAAGATGAAGCAAATGCTATTAAATATACAGGAGAAGGAGAAACAGAGCATTTAGATTCTAATTTTCAAGGTATTCATATTCCTAGAATATTATTACCCTATTTAATAAATGTAAAAATTATAAAAGATGATTTTATATTTTTACAACAATTCACAAAAGAATTAAAAACTGAAAGAGCTAATCAAATAACAGCTTCAGATGATATCAATGATATATTGGATAAATATTCTAACTACTTTAAAAATTTAAAAGATACAACAACAACTGTTTTGGAAAATAATACGCAACTTTCTAAAATACCTAAATATCTTCGTAACAAATATTTGGAAGCGATTAATACTCCTGATATAGATGAACGTCTCGATCAAATAAAAGAGATTATTGAAACATATGGTAAATTTTCATATAATGATAATGGAGATATTGAAGGTTTTATATATTGGGATTATGAAGATTCTGAAGAAATATTGTGCTGTTCTCATTATTTACCAATATGTAATATGGCGTGGAAAAGTCAAGCCGAGCGGTCATCAATATTGGAAAAAGTAGTATCAGATTATAAAGGTCATACTGATGATGGCAGAGTAACATGTAAAATATGTGGCGAAACATTAGATTATCAAGAAAAATCAAGCTTCGAAGGGTTTGGTAAAGATGATAAGCCTATATCATTTAGAGAAAAGGTTATTGATACTGAGGATGATCAAATTACCTTTAACAGTTTGGAAAATGATGCGTACAACACTATTCTTCTTCCCATTACTAAAAGATTAGGTTTAGAATTATCAAAGGAAGATATTAAATTTATTATTGAAAATTCTATAATAGAATTTAAAAAAATACTAAATATGACACAATTTTATTTATCTGAGGAAGAATTTCATGGTAATGATAACAAAATACTTCAAAAATATACCAAAGGGAACGAAAAGCTAATAGAATCTATAAAAAAAGGAGGGAATGAATTTTTAGAGAATGAAGGTACTATAACTCTTGATAAAATAAAAAATTATCCACCAAAAAATGAACAACAAAAACTTTTTATAAACTATGTAAATTCTAAAGTGTATAATGCAATATTTAACATGAATCAAAATAGCAATAAAACTTGTATTATAGTAAATTATTTATTAATAATATTGGAAACAGCTACTCCAGAATATAAATTAAATAGTATAGGTGATGAAAGAAAAGCTAAAGTTGGAACAACATTAATTGGAAATTTATGGGAAGAAGTAGGTATTAATTATTTAATGAAAATTTTAGATAGTTTTAGAAAAAATAAACAAAGTCCATTTTGGGTTAGTTTAGGGGGAAGTATTATAAACCCTAAAATTAAGTTTAAAGAAAAATATTTTAATAAATATCAGGAAAGTTTTAAAAGTTACTACCATATTATAGAAAAATTTACTAAAAAACAAGAATATTTGTCACAAAGTGAACATCAATTGATTTTGGAAAAAGAAAGTGTATTAATATGGCCAGAATTTAGACCATCTCTCATTCTAGATAGTTCAATGACTCCTAATAATTTGACTAAAGTTAATGATGTCTTAGAAGAATATAAAAACTATTTATCAGAATACAAACAAATTGTGGAAAGTACTAGTAATATAATTATGTTAAAGAGAGCTTATAATAGATTAACCGAACTTGAAAATAAATTAACTGTTTTTTCTAAAATGATAGGTGAAGAATTTATTATTAAAATAAATAATTATTTATTATCGATAAAAAGACAAAATTTTATATCAAATAATCCATCATATACATCTTCTTGTGATTTTCAATCCATTAATAGTATATACTTGAATAATATTTTAGAAGAAAATCAGGAAATACTTGATTTATATTCCACACAAAATATACTTACTAAATTTATTACTAAAAAAATAAAAAACTCAAATATAAATAACCTACTATGCTTTAATGAAATTAATGATTCTCTGGAAAAGTCAACAACTTGGGAAAAAGGTAGGCAATTTTTACATTATATGTACATTAATAGGGATTCTTTCGAGAGTGATGAACTATATAAAAAATATTTATATAATAAAATCTTACAGATTAATTTAATTGTAATCACCTCAAGATTTTCAAAATCACCATCAGATATAGGAGAAAAAAGATTTTTCAAAAATATAATTGATCAAGATGATGTTGAAATTGATACTGAAAACCCAAATGATGTAGTTATTCTTTTTACCAAATTAAAAGAAAAATATGTTAATTTAAGAACATTAGATGATTGGGAAGATGTACAACTTAAGACCAAGGCTCAAAATTTAATTAATATAAGAAAAATAATTAAGGAAAGAAATTCTAATGATGAAAACGATACAGAATTATTTACAGAAATTGACTTGATATCGGGTGATTTTAAACATGATATTATTAAAAAAATTTCTGAAGAAACTAAAGAACTAAATATAATGGAATTATCAGAAGAAATTGAAAAATTGGAATCTTTTTTAAAATTAAAGAATATCATCTTATTAAATAATGAATCCAAGAGTAAAAGTAATCATCAAATAATTACTCAAATAGAATTAATTAAAAATATTGAAAAATGTTTACAAAAGCACCCTTTTAACATTTTAAAGGGTAATGAATTATCTATTTTTAGTGAAACATTTTTAAAAACGCCTCAACAATTGGCAAATTTAAGCCAACAAAACGATACTATATCAAAAATTAGAGAAATTTATAATAAAAATTTTAATAATGAATCTGATGAATATTTTGAAAATTTAAGAGGATATTTTGAAGATAGTTTAGGAAGAAATGATTTAAATTATAAAAATTTAGGAAGAAATGATTTATATGTTGAAATATATGATAAAAAATTAGACAATATATTAAAAATTCAGAATTACAAAGATACTGATGTAGAAAATGAGAAAAAATTTAGAAAACGTAAGTTAATAATTGAGAGTATAAATGGACAACAAATGTTTAACCTAAAACACTATATTCAATCAATTTTAATATTATTTTCGTCAATTAATGAAAAAATTAAATATAAAAAAACATTTACAGAAAATATTGACAAAAACATAAATATGATGGATAGTTTAGGAGCAGATTTCAAAGAATACTATATAGACATATTTAACACTGAATATGATTCAATTAATAGACAACTATTAGAAATTTTTAAATTAGAGGATATAGATGATATTAATAATAATTTAGAAATTTTAAAAAATATTTCTCTAATTTCCGAACAAAGTGAAAATATATATAATTTATTGGAAAACATATTTATCTATTCTAATTCATATTTATGTAATGAAAAATTAAAAGAGGTTTCTATATTACAAGCTGAATTTATTACAAATATATTACAATTTATTTTTTCAAAATTATTAGATATAATTTTATCATCAAGAAGTGAAAACCAATTAAATAATACATTAATTGATGAAATTTATAATTTCGTCCATAATATAATTATTTCTGGTGAAAAAATTTCTAAAACATCTGATTTAGAAATTGAAGAAAATATTAAAAGGTTTAAGCAAGCAGGAAATGTAGCTCGTAAAAAAGCATATGACGAGTTATCATCTGAACTTCAAGGTGTTCAAAAATTATTTAGGAGATGGAATTTGGGAGATATTTTCAGTGGATATGAAGAAGATGACAATTTAATTGGTTTACAAGAACAAACTGATGAACAATTAGATGAACAGAATGAAAATGAAGCATTACAAATGGATCAAGGTGATAATGATGGAAATAATGATAATGAAGAATAAAAATATTATAGAATAATATATTAATGAGTATTATATTAATATGTTTTCTAATTATATTAATTATTATATTTTTTATATCTAATTATAAAAAAGAACAATATTTAACATATAAAAATCCTCTACCTATATCATGTCATCGTAGAAAAGCATACAACTATAAAATATATAATTACGATAATGAAATTTTAATACCACCTGTATATAAACATGAAATTTTAGGAGATGTTAATAATAGAAAAAAATATAAATTTTATAACGATACTATGTTAAATAAGAAAATGGTTGAAATATTAAATACTATACCTAAAAAAATTTTAAAAGGTAATTATAGAGAGATTTATTTTCCTAAAAAATATAATTATTATTCTAAAAGAAATATTGGGAGAAAATTTACATTTAAATTTATATCTGATTTAATGGATAATGGTTCTAAAATAATAATAGATACTATTCGTAATTTCTTAAAAAAAAACTATAAAATTTATCATTGTAATAAAATAGAAGATTGTGATCCAAAAATAATTAGAACAAATTTAATAAAATTAGAAAAAAATAGTAATAATAATTATAAAATTAAATTTAGTTTAGAGATACATCTTTATAATAAATCTTTTAGTTATATATTAGTTCCTATTGTAGAAATTATTAATAATAAACATTATATCAATTCAATTGAATTGGTAGGAAATAGATTCCAAGATAAAATTGATTTATTACCAGGTTATGAAAGTATTATTAATTATGTTAATATTTATAGTAATCCATTCCAAGCTATATATAATACAAAAAAAACATATTATAGAGACTCAGATGAAAATAAAAAAATAGTTCTTAATGATAAACTCATTAAAAAAATTTTGAATAAAAAGGAAAAATTGTCAGAATTTGTATGTATTGGAAAAAAAAGTTTTAATAAAAATGATTGTGAAAATGATACTACCGAGTTAAATAAAATTTCAAAAAAAGGAGTTTGGGATAAAAAATGTTCTTATCATTCAGAATGTCCATTTTATCAATCTAATAAAAACTATCCAAATCGTAGAGGAAAATGTATAAAAGGCACATGTGAATTTCCCCTAGGTATAAAACAGCTTTCTTTCAAGAAATATGATAAAAAAACTAAACCATTATGTTATAATTGTACAAAGGGATATAATTGTTGTGCTGATCAACTTGTTAAAAAATATCATAAGTTGGATTCACCAGATTACATTTTTAAAGATGATTATCAAGAAAGAATTAAATTTAAAAAAATATTTTCAGATAAAGGAATGGACATTATTTGATTATAATATTAGTTAATCATAATATTTCTTCATTACATATATTTGATCCCGCAAATAAATAACATTTTGGATTTTGATTGTATGAAATCATCCCAATATCAATTAAAAATTTTTTTGTTCCCAAATGATATGGTATTTCATTACTATCATCCGTTCCTATTTGATATGAGGGAGGAATTTTTTCCAAAACCTTTTTAAAACGAGGTTTAATATTGTTAATTATAAACAATCTATTTGACATTATTGTCTCGGTAATTTGATATACGTATTTGTTATTATAATTCTTTTTTGCTAATAAATATACAGGTGATGAAAACGTATTTAGTAAATATTTATTACCTACTATGTTGTAGTCAGACATTAAAACTCTATTTTTATTCCAGGTAGGAAATCTTGATTTAATTAAATTAGGATTAATACCTTGAGTCCCTAATAAATTTATAAAATTTTTTGATGATATCTTTTTTATAAAATTATTAGGATTTTCTATCATATAAAATATAGCATCTATTTGACGTGATAAAAGAGATTTATTAATTAAATCAATATTAAAGATATCGATATCGATAATATTTATATCTTTTGTATTAATATCTGCTAATTTTAATAATTCCTTAGCTATAAAATAAGAACCACTACCATAATTACCTATAGCTATATTTTTACCCCTGAGATCCATCCAATTATTAATTTTAGAATCATTATGAACTAATAAAATAGGACTTTCATTAAATAAGACAGATACTAATCTTAAATCAGAATTGTTTGAATATTTTTTAGTTTTTCCTATATAATAATCTAATGCTAAATCAGACTGAGCTATAACCATGTCACCATTGTCTAATAATAAGTTATTTATATTATTTATAGATCCCTTGGATCTTATATTTTTTAAAGGGAATAAATTTTTCAAAGTTTTGATATAATTATAATAAAGACCGTTTACATTTCCACTATGAATTACGATTGGTTTAAATACTTTAGGAGAAACTGATACTGTAATAGATTTAAAAGAATTAAAATATTCCTTAATATTGTTTTTGTGTAGATTTATTAAAATTATTAAAATTGTTATTACAAGTATATATGTAATTAATTTTATCATAATATATATATATATATGTTAGATATTGATAATTATATTAAATACACAATTATATCCTATTTAATAATTGGAATAAGTATATGGATTAAAAAACCTAAAATAATGTTTGATTCAGAAGGAAAAATGAAAAATTTTGGAGTAGGTCCAAGTAAAACAGTTTTTTATTATCCTTTAATTTTAATAGTTCTATCTATAATTTTATTTAGTATATTTAATAATTTATACTTGAGAAAGGGTTTACGATAAAAATAAAATCTGTTATTTATATAATATAGTTAAATATGAAAAAAACAAAAAAAACAATAAGAACAATAAGAACAATAAAAAAAAAAATTTCTCTCACAACACGGGAGAATTTTCAAGATATATTACAAGGTAAGTTCAGTGAAATATATAATAATATAGAACAAACTTTTAAAATAGCTAAAGACCACAAGATAAAATCAACGAAATTAAGTGAAATAAAAGGTTTTTTAGAAGAACAATTTTTTACTAAAATTGGAGAAATATTTACAAATAATTATAAAACAAATAATTATAAAACAAATATACAGTATAAATTTTCTATAAAATGTGATAAAAGTCAGTTAGGTAAATTAAATTCAGCCTATAATATTACAGTTAATGATGAATATCCAAGTTTACTAATATTTAGAGAACATAATCCATTAGAGTCTAATATCCTTAGAGCAATATTCTATAACTTATCAGATTCAGAATTTGAAGCTAAAAATTTAGAATTTAATGAATGGCTTAAAGTTCAAGAAGGGGTTGATTATGATAGTACAATTAGTTCAATAAATACATTTACAAATGAAAAGGAAATTGACAATAGGGTTAAATTATTTACAATTCTTGATATTTTATCTAGCTACACGAATACTAATTTAATATTATTTAGTCAAACTTTTAATAAATTAGAATCTAATATGGAAAATATTATTGGTAATTGGTTTTCTTCTAAAAAAATTTTATCAAATATAAACAAAAAACCATTATCCATCATATTTTTGATAAGTAATAAAGATAGTGTGATATTCGAACCAGTTATTTTAATAGATATAAAAAAAAAAACAATAAGCAATGTTATTCAAAGTAATTTAACAGAGCCTGAAACTCACATTGATAATAAATTTTACCATCATCTTATATACCTTATTACTAATAAATCTTTAAAATTATTAGGTAAACCTAATTCATCAACTATAATCGAAAATAAAATGAAATTAGATAGTTTAAGTGAAATATATTTTAATCCATATGATAAAAACGTTGAATTACCAATTATTGAATTAGAATTAGATGGCAGTAAAAAAGAATATTTAATAGGCAATTTATACGGTAAATTTAGAAATATATATAGTAAAAAGGACAATAATTTAGTTGGAAAAGTAATTTTAAATGGTGACACAAATACCCTAGATGTATATTGGTGTGAAGGATATCCCAAATAAATATATTAATAGTATTATATGAAAAAGCATGTTTCTTTTTCAAATAATATTATAGTGTTTGAATATAATAAAAATGAACCAATTAAAAAAATTAGAAATATTAAAAAACTATCATATGGTGATAAAAAATATATAGGGTTTATACCAATATTAATATTTTACTTTTTAATAATATTACTATTATTATTATTACGAAATATTTTTTAATACTTTCAAAATTTCTATTAAGGTAAAATTTATGTTTTCTAAAGAGTCACTAACATTGTTACCATTTTTACTAATAAAAAATTTGTCAATATTATTACTTTTATTAGACAATATATCTTCGGATTTACTATCTACATGCGTGTCATTTAGCTGATTTAATGTATTAGAAATATTATTAATCATATTTTTAAATTCTCCTGTTTTTGTTAATTGTTTAAATATTGAATTAACAGAAATATTATTTTTACCGGAATCAAAACAATTATTTTCAAATTCTTTTTCCATATTAATGATAAAATAGATAAGATTATATTTTATTGAACGAACGAATCTAATTCCAATTAATTTCTAATTGTAATTAATCGCTTCTTCTTCTTCTTCGGTTTCTTTTTCAAATATCTATCTAATTTTTTCAAATTCTTTTCAATATCTTTTTGTGGAACTTTACAAGCACTCTTTATACTATTAAAATAATTTATTATAGTAACCATTATTATATTTAATGATATTATAAATGATTGAGCTATAGAAAATCCTAAAGGTCCTTTGCCAAAAATTTGTAAAAAGGGATCTCTAACAAATGATACAAAATAAACAACTAAATATCCTATAATTGAATATATTAAATGTTTTAATCCCTGTTTCATAGCAAATTTTTTACTTTGATTACCACAATGTTCATACTGTGTATTATAAGATATATAATACCCTATAAAAAATGATTGAATAGATAATACTATCATTAATATAAAAATATTGGGTATAGGAAAAGTTATTGGTAAATTATTTATAATCACAAAATTTGTAAAAAATATAGAAAATATAGAAAATATAGTAGATAATAATATCTTATTAGTAAGACCCATTTAATATATTAAAACATAAAAATTATTGAATATCTATAATTTGTAATTGATTATATTCTAAATCATTAAAATAATAATTTAAATATGATCTATTTTTTAGTTTATAAAATCTACTTTGACAAGTGTGTTCGAATAGAAAACATTTTTTCTTTTTAATTGATTTATTATCTTTAATCATATCGGAACATGTTAAGTACCTAATATTAAGTTTATTTAATAGTTTACTCAATTTTTGAACTCTATTATTTAAAATTGCCGAATCTTCATTATTATCCACAATTATATAACTGTTATTAAAATTATTTATATCACCTAATAAAAGTTTATAAATATGATCCAATTTACCGAAAATATTTAACTCTGTATTGCTAATATTTTTTGAACAAAGAGGACATTTATTGGAATATGATAAATGGTTTACTAACCCTTTAAAAGAAAAAAAATGATTACAAGATGTTTCAATAAAAATGTTATCCAAACTATTTTCATATGTAATAGGACAATTATGTATTTTTGAAGAAGTGTTTGAAGAAAATTTTATAGAGTATTTTATATTTTTGGGTGATAATATATATTCAAATAGAAATAAATTATTATATTTAAAATAAGGACTATCGTATTTTTTAGGTTTTAATTTAATATAATTGTTAATACCTGGTATTGGGATATTTTTATAAAAAACTGTATTATCAATTAAAAATTTTAAATTTAATCCAATATCATTAATGATTTCTTTTTTAAAAATATACTTATTTATTGAGCAGTAATAATTATAATTAAAGTCTATATTGAATGAGTTTTCAATAAAGTATTTTTTTTTAAAATTTAATTTATTCGTAAAAAAATTCAATAAAGTGTGTTTAATATTTGAATTATTAAAAAAATTTATAAAAAAAATTTTGTCAAACTTAAAAAATTCAACATTATATAATACGCTATTATTTTTAGCATAACAATTTAAACAATTTCTAAAATTATCATGAGCATAATCTAAATTTTCAATGGAGTGAAAATTCATATATTCTTTCCAATACTTCTTACTTCTTATCAATTTAGTAGAAATAAAAATAATTTTAGTATTTAGTATTTTATTGTATGTTATATTATTATAGTTATTTAGATTTATGTCGATATAATTAGGGTCTATTTTACCTTTTTTTAAAAATTCCAAGTCTTTATTGCTATTATATATAATTAAAATTTTATCATTATGATAACTATTATTTATTATTAAATTATGTAAATTATTAGGAATATCTATCATTAAATATGTATTTAATTCTTGGAAACAATAATCTTTATATTTATTATCAAGATGAAATTGTTGCTTATCTACATCAATTATTATATTATTTAATTTAATAATATTATTTGATAAAGCAGGATAAAATTCAACATTATTCGAATTTTTTAATGGATTAAAAATATATTTTTGAATTTCATTAAAATTTTTTTCATTCATTTTAAATCTTTTTGAATTAAGTTTTATAATTTCAAATAATTCGTTTCTAAAAGGAACTATAAGATTTTTTTTTATTATTTCAAGTAATTTATTATAATTGACATATAAATATACTATTAAATTATTATTATAAATTTTTAATTCAATTTTGTATAATTCATAATTTTTATGAATTAAAAGTGGGACATTAATAACATCATTAAAATTGTAATCTTTTATGCTTTTACTGTTAAAACCTAATATAAAACCACTTTTATTTATATAAGAAGTATCATAATTGATTAATTCTAATTTTAACCAAGACATTGTTTTATTAACTTTTTAATGTTTTAAGTAGAATTTTCTAAAAAAATATATGATAATTAATTAAAATGATACCTAATTTAATTTTACAAGAACGACTAATGACTGGTATAGAAAGTATAAAATCATATAATTCCGAATTTATGGTTAATACTTTATCAATTTTAGTATTTATATTTGCTTTTTTTATTATAACGATTAAAAGATTTAATAAAAAAACTATTCAGCAGAAAAAAACCCATATAGAAGATTTTTATCAAAAAGTAATTAATTATACTAATTAATATCTAATATTATATTTAGAATGAGAAGTGCTGTCAAGAGAAGAAAAGGAACAATATCATTAGAAGAAGCTAAAGAAAAATTTAATGAATACTATAATTTAAGATGGGAAGATCCAATTGGTCAAAAAAGAGGTAAATTATTTGATATGATGTATCAAAAAAAACCAAAATATACTTTAACACCTGGGGAACCAGGATCTGAAAGATATTTGTTAGAAGAAGGCCCCAGAACATTTGATATGATAGGGGTCGATCATTTCCCAGAAAATGAAGTACATAATGTTCCAGAATCAAATTTTAAAGTAAAGTCCAAAGGCTCTACGTATAAAATTGAAGAAGATTCGAAAGATAATATTACAGGTATTAATGGAGAAAAACACCCAGAAATATATGGACCAAGAAAACAAGATGATAAAAGATTATTTAGTAAATATTTTCAAGAAAAATATAAAGAATATAAAGATGATGATGGTTTCAAAAATGAAATAACAGAATATGATCCCGAAAATAAAGATAAAAATGATCTTGTAGATATATATTGGGAACAATATAGAAATGGAAATAAAGGAACTGAAAGAAAAAATAAAAGAAAGGAAAAACAATTTGTTGATAAAAAACGTTATTTTAATTTAAAAAATGATGAACTAATTTATTATAGTGCTCTCGAATTTGAAAATAAAATTTATTTAATTAATGATAATGATGGTAAAGTGTTGATAAAGGATATTAATAATTATTATATAGCATATGATAATATTTTAGATAAAGACGTGCCTCTAAAATTAAAAAATGTAGCAATGATTGAAGGAATATTAATAGAAAACGATGAAGATAATGAAAAATTAATTTTAGATAATTTTACAGTCAAGAAGACATATAACGACATTGTAAATAATAAATTAATAGTAATTTATAATAATCATAAAATAGAGGTATATACAATTGATGATAACGATGCTATAGAAACAGAAGAAGAATATTTTTCATTAAATGATTATATAGAGGAAAATAATATTGATATAGATGATTTAATCGAAGAAGATGATGAAGATGATGAAGAAGGCGATGAAGATGATGAAGATGATGAAGAAGATGAATAAGATGATGTAATTAATATATAAAATAATGAACGAGAAAATTAATAGCTAATATATATATTATTTATTTAAAATAATATCTGAATTAATAGTAGTAATAATGAGTTTAGAAGAAAAAAATCTCTCTGAAGATGAATTAATTGATGAAATAAATAAATTTCATTCACTACAACAAAATCATAATAAAGAATTAAAAAAATTATATAATAATGAAAAAACGCTGATAACAGATTATTACTTTAAATTTAAAGATGATACTTTAACATTTAATTTACCAATTACATTTAGTCAACAATCAGATAGTGTAAACAATATTTTATTAATTAAAATTATAGATGGAAATGAAACTGTATTTCAAAAAGAAATTATTTTTCCCAAATATATTAATATAGATGAAAAAATAAAAGAAATAAATAATAGTATTTTATCAGAAAATATAATAATTAAAATAGAAAATTTGTTATCTAAGATTAATAGATTAAATATACATAAAAATAACGAAGATGATAACTATATACAGTGGGATAAATCTCAATTTAGCAATGATGAATTACAATCTCATAAGAATTTTTTAAAAATAGAATATGAAGCATTAATATTAAAAATAAAAGAGCTTAATGATAAGAAGAATTTTCTATTAAGTATTAAAAAAGATTCTGCTAAAAAATTAAATAATAGTTTATTTAAACTAAATGAAATTGAAAGATTCCTGAATATTGAAAGTTCGCATAAATATTTTAAACTAATGGAAATGTTTAAAAACAATGATGATCAAGCTACAGAAAAATTAAAAGAATATTTAAAACATAAAAAAAAAATAAGATTAAGTGTCGAAGAGAAAGATAATGAACCTCCGTTGTCTATATTTAAAAAAAAAAAAAATATAATGAAAAATTCAATAAAAGAAACGATAGATCTAGGAGAAATATTGAATATCAATAAACCCGATTATATATTTGAATCTAAAATAATAGTTATGAAAAATTTTGATGGGAATGTAAAGAAAAATAAAAAATTCCAAATAACTAAAACTAAAACTAAAACTAAAACTAAAACACCAACAATACCAACAATATTAAGAAATAGTGAAAATATTCCTCCAGATGTTGTTGACAAAATATATAATGATGATAATATTATTATGTTTTATTCTAATTCATCTGATAAAGCAGCAGGAACGGGCTCTAAAGAAAAAAAAATAACAGGTAGTGATTACAAAGTACTTAATAAGATTTCTAATTGGAGAAAAAAATTATCCAATTTTCTTGTATCGAGTTTTAAACATGATTATGGATTTAACAATTTACCTATTATTATCGATGGTGATAAATTTATGAGTGTAGAGCATTATTTTCATTATAGTAAGTTTAATAATAGGGTTCAAGAATATGCTGATAAATTCAAAAATAAGGGAGAGTTTAGTAAATTAAAAGGCTCAGAAGTAAAATCTAAGGGTGGGAAAAAAAGTAACTATAGTTTACCAGAAAATTGGAATATAAAAACTGCTGATCAAGCAGAAAGTTTACGTAGTTTAACTCTTAAAAAATCCCTATATGCAAAATTTTCACAAAACGAGGAGTTGAAAAAAATTTTATTAGCAACCGGTAATAGCTTATTAATTCACCCAAAAACAGGCAGTCCCAGATCTTGTGGTAATGAATATGATACCCAAGAAGAATTAATGTATGTTAGATACCTACTTAAAAATAATATGTCTCCTGAAGAATTTTATCCCAAATACAATGAAGATATAGTATATAGTATAGATTTTAAAAAAGAAATAGAAGAGGAGGAGAAAGTAAATCAAGAAAAATCGAAATTTGAATATTTAGTGAGAACAGAACAAAAAAGAGAAAATGTGTTGAAAAGACAGGGAGAGGAATTAGTAAGACAGCAGGAATTAGTAAGACAGCAGGAATTAGCAAGACAACAGGAATTAGCAAGACAACAGGAATTAGCAATACAACAGGAATTAGCAAGACAGCAGGAATTAGCAAGACAACAGGAATTAGCAAAAAAAAATAAATCAGGTATTTCTTCTGGAAAAAATCCGTCTGAACCAAAATTATCATTATTTGAACAACAAGAACAACAGAGAGATTTAATGATAAAAACTCTGAAAAAAAATAAAAAATATACTAAAGGGATGAGCAATATAGAAATTGAAAATCTTTTTCTTGAAATTGAGATGAAATCACAGAGAGCTGATTTAGAAACCAGTCTTGGAAATTTATCTGGAATTGATACCGATTTACATATTATTCATCAACCACCGAATGGAGATTGTTTTTACTATTCATTAGCACATGGGCTAAATTTACTGGACATGGACCCAATGAAAAATAGTGAAAGTCCAGAAGCTCTATCTAAATTAAAAACTTTTAGGAATGTTTCTGTAGGAGCCGAACCTAATTTCCAACCAGTTTTTACTTCGGGCGCATTAAATATACGAGAACTTCTTGCTAATAAAATTTCTGAAAATATTTATGATAATAAAACTGGTCTAAGATATAGTGATTCAGAACTATCTGACTACTTAAAAAGTATAGCAATTCCACATATGACAGAAAATGGATCTATAGATGATTATATAGCAAGTGTTCAATCATCAGCCAGCAGATCAGATGTGAAAAAAGGAATTGATATTGGTAGTTGGGGTGGAGAATTTGAAATCATTTTAGCATCCGCAGTATTTAATCTAAATATCACTGTATTAAATAGTAATGACAGGTCAAAAAAAACATACCTAGCAGTGGAACAGAGAAAAAATCTGAAAAAGGGACCAGAATTAAATAATGACAATGAAAAGTCAATTCATTTAGGTTATTTAAATGGTAGTCATTATACACTTATGTATAATTCCCCAGAATCTGTAATAAGAGACCAATATGAAATAATTAAATATTATACTAAAACGTTCACTATAGATGAAAAAAATTATCAAGCTGTATTTGATTCACAGGATGACTTGATTAGATTTCATGGATTATTAGATTTAAGTACATATAAAATTACTAAGGAAGACTTAATTCCTCAATTAATTGACAAATCAAATGAGTATATTAAAAGTAATATGGGGGAAAATTTATATAGTATTAAAGAATTAAAACATATTGATTATTTCCGTAATATAAATACTGGTGAAATCTATTCATCTGATCATACACATTTAGGTAATTATGTAGGAGATACGGATGATGACGGACAATATTATAAAATTGATTTTATTTAGGATTCCAATAGTTTTTTTTTAAAAATTTGATTGAAAATATTTAAAGTTTTATTTTCAATAAATTGTATAGTTACACTAAAGAAAAATTCTAGAAATCTTATAAATGGATTCCAAATCGTTTAAAAGAACATTATATCCCCAATGGCATAAGAAATACGTCTCATCTAATCCTGAATTAGAAAAAAAAGTTAGACAATTTCAAAAAGAAGCATCTGAAAGAAAAAAACAAGAATTGGAAAAACTTAAAAAAAAAAGATTAGATGAATATACATTTATTGACGATAAACAGTATTATTTTACGTGGGATGATTTTCAAAATTATTTAGTTAATAGTGACTTTAATATTGAAAAATGTTATATCCCTAATATTATAGAGAAGGAAAAACACGAAGAAGGCGAAAGACTAAAACGTGAAGAGGAAGAAAGACTAAAACGTGAAGAGGAAGAAAGAAAACAATTAGAGTATCTTCAAAACTACCAAGAAAGAGATTATCTTGATTACTTTTATGAGGGTGAGCCTTTTATAGTATCTGACTCAGAAGAGAATTATAACTATTCAGATAAAGAGGTAAATTATTGGAGTGATGATAATTTATATTAAAAAAATAAAAATAATAATATGTATTTATAATAAGTAAGAATGCTTTTTTTAAATAAAATTATACCTCTTTATTTTTTGATATCATTATGTATTGGATTATTTTTAGCATATACATTAACTCCTAGTCCGGATGTTATTATCAAATATCCTACACCAGAAGATAGAGAAACTATATATATGGATGATGTAGATAATTGTTTTAAATTCCTATCGGAAGAAATTTCCTGTCCTAAAAACAAATCAGAGGTTAAAGAGATACCTATTCAACAAAAGCAGGAAAAATTATAAGAACTAAATTATAAGTTATTAATTTAATTTCTATATCTATAATAAGAATTTAATGGGATTAATTACAGAAATTATAGATAATTATTGGGGAAGAGTCATTTTATCAATTATATGGGGGTTAGGGTTAGCTACAATGTTTAGAAAGGTATGTAAAGGTAGAAATTGTATAGTTATTAAAGCCCCCGATAATAAAGAAATAGTTAATAATACTTATCGTTTTAATAATAAATGTTATAAATTTAAATCTACAGCAGTAAGTTGTAAAAAAAGAAAAAAAAATATAAAAATAAAAAATAAATAAATAAATAAATAATTATCATTCGTTTATTTTGTTATTTAGATATATATTTTTATTTTATAAATATGGAAAATAATTCAACACCTATTGCGCAAAACAACGATTCATCAATGATTGATGATATGACTAATAATGATAACTCTCAAATAGTTAATGAAATTTTATCTGAAATGAACAATACTAATCAAAGTTCATTAGAAATGAATAATGACGAACAATATATGATGGATCAAAACAATCAACTAGAAAGACAAATGGATAATTCGGTGAATATGGCAGCTATGGATAATATCCCAATGGAAAATACCGAAGAATCTCATATTCCAGAAATGGAAGTTACTATGGAATCTAAAGAAGAAAGTATTCTAAGTAAAATATTTAAAATGGTTAAAAATCCATTAATAGTTATCGTTTCAGTTCTTTTAGTATTTTCACCAGTAGTTAAGAATCTTTTAGTCAAATATTTACCCAAAATTTTTACAAATCAAACTACTAGCACTCAATATTTGGGTCTATTATTACAATCTATTATTGTTGGAATAGTATTTTTTTCTACGGATAGTTTGCTAAGATAAATCAAAATAATATTATAATTTAAATCTTATTATAATATATATTATGAATTCTAATAAATTAATACTATTAATAGTTGCAGTTGTTGTAGGATTATTAATGATAAATAAAATAAATAATGTTAATATTTTATTGCTATCTGGTATAGTAATTACTGGGTGTATTATTACAAAAGACTGTATTTTATCATTTTCAGTAGCCCTTGTTATTACATATATATTGACATATTTGAATGACAATAAAGTAGTTAATGTTGAAGAATTTAAAAATAGATCTAAAAAATCTAAGAGCAAATCTAAGAGCAAATCTAAGAGCAAATCTAAGAGCAAATCTAAAAATCGCAAACAAAAGGAAACCTTTGGATTGTATGAAGATGATGTTAATGAGACATTTGATACAGATTCAAGTGATAATACTCCAGTATTTAATTCAAAGGAATCGTTTATTGAAAATTACAAAGCATTGAGTAAAAATCAACTTAAGGGATTGAACAAAGATACCAAAGAATTAATTGAAACACAAAAAAGCCTTATTTCAACTTTAAATCAAATGGGACCAGCTCTCAAAGAAGGTAGGGGAATATTAGATACATTTAAAAACTATTTTGGATCGGACGGTGATATTGCTGGTGATTTGGGAATAGATATTAGTAAATTTAAAACTAAATAATAGTATAATTACTAAATAATTATAAAATTATTTGTTGATAAATATTTAGTAAATTTTAAATTAGCGAAAAATATATATAATAGTAAATATATTTATAATGGGACAAATAAGTTCATATTTTTGGCATATTGAAGAAAATCTTAAAGAAGAAATAGTTAAATCAACAAATTATTATGGATGGAAAAAAGATTTACCAGATAGAAGAGATTATATTATGTCTAACATCCATACGGTTATACCTAATAAAATAGATTTAAGAGTTAAATGCCCAAATCCATACAATCAGGGGAAATTGGGAAGTTGTACAGCAAACGCCATCGCATTCGCTTATCAATTTGATGAATTAAATCAAGGAGAAAAAAGTATTTTTATACCATCAAGATTATTTATATATTATAATGAAAGATATATGGAGGGAACAACTGATAAAGATACAGGAGCAGCTATAAGAGATGGTATAAAATCTATAAATAAAATAGGCGTGTGTCCAGAAAAAATATGGCCATATGACATTGAAAAATTTACACAAAAGCCTGATAAAAAGTGCTATAATATTGCTAAAAATCATAAGTCAATAGAATATCATAAAGTCATTCAAAATGAACAAAGTATAAAACATATTTTATCTGAAGGATTCCCAATTGTATTTGGTTTTGCTGTATATGAATCATTTGAAAGTAAAGAAGTCGCTGAAAATGGTGTAGTTCCTTTACCCAAAAAAGATGAAAAAATATTAGGAGGCCATGCCGTTGCATTAGTTGGATATACTACAATAAATGATATAGAATATTTTATTGTTCGAAATAGTTGGGGAACAGAATGGGGGGATAAAGGTTATTGTTACTTTCCAGTAAATTTCATTTGTGATTCAGAATATTGTGATGACTTTTGGGTAATAAAAAAAATAAGAGATAAAGATGATAATTTTATAGAATAAACTTTTTTCTGATTATATTATAAATATGAATTCAAATTTTGTAGTTTTATTGGGAATATTTATATTTTTGTTATATATTTATTTTAACCCTAAGCGAATATATACAATTGAAAATTTTAGCCAAGATACTATGCGAACAAATAATTTATTTAAAAGAAATACTGACCTCGACTATATGTCTAAGAATATTGGAATAAAAATTACTGATAAAGAAAATATCAACACTCGAAATATCGCTCCTATTAATAATAATAATATAATTAAAACAAAAGGATTTCCTAAAAATGTTAATGCCGAAGATATAGGTAATTCTAATAGAATTCCAGATAAAATATCTAATAAGAAGGTTTATAAAATACCACTGCCTAAATTTGATGATTTAGTAGATAACCCTATTACTTTTACTAATAAAAAGTTAAAAGTTAAAAAATTAAAAGTTAAAAAATTAAAAGTTAAAAATAAAAGAATTAAAAATGCCAAAACTTGTAGTTTTTTCCCTTCTCTGGGTAGTTCTAATAATTTTAATTGCCCAAAAGAATATCCTGTTCATTCAGGTGCTTCATTGGGACTATCTGGTAGAACTGTAAAATGTAATGAAAAAGAGATAAAAATGAAAAAAGCAAAGGCAGTATCAACAGTTAAAAATGGACAAATTACAGGAATAGTAGTTACTTCAAAAGGGAGTAATTATTCATCTGAACCAAGTATTAAAATTATAGGAAAGGGATCGGGAGGTAAAGCATATCCTATATTAAAAAATGGTAAGGTGCATAAAATTGTAATAAGAAGCTCTGGTTCTGGGTATACATCTTCTCCCAAAATAAAAATAAGTGCACCTAATGGAATGGTAAGTTGTAATCTATGTTGTCGATCAGAACTATAGTTCTTTATTATAAATCTTTATTATATATAAATCTATTTCCTTCTGGTTGGTATCGATATTTATCATCGTCTGTATTATTAAAATTGTTTTCATTAACAGTTTCTATACAACCACAGCATATAAAAATTTGTTTTAAAAAATCTAACATTTATATTGTAAAATATTTAAATTTGAATTATTTAACAATATATAAATAAAATATAAAATGTCTAGTCAACAAATAGTAATAAATAAAGAAGAAATCTTAAATAGAATTAGGGATAATGACCCTATTATATCAAGAATTTTATCAACTAAAACATGTAAATATGAAGATTATGTAAATAATATATATTTTACATCTTTTTTAGAAAAAGACCAGAGTAATATAAAATCCAATTTTGATCATGATAAATAAATACATAAACATAATTGATATAATTTTATTATGGATAATATTGAATCAGATATTGGATGTCAGGAAAATTCTTTGTTAAATTCAATTAAAAATGTTACAAGGAATTCTGATTTTAATCAAATAAATTGGTTTAATCATGACGTTATTTCACCTGAAAGACTTATGAAAATTTATTTTATTAATAGTTCACAATATATGGGAAAAGGATAGCCTTATTGAAACTAAATTAAGTATTAATAAATGTTTTAAATACCTAAAATTTGTACAAATTTTTTCTGTAATTATATCTTTTACAATTTTTTAATTTATTGTTTTACACATATTTTTGATTCTTTTCTTTTTGGCTGTTTTTTAGGATCGGTATTTCTATTATTTTATAATTATTTATTTAGTGGAGATTCATTCGAACTATCATTACAGCAAAATATGACTTTTGTATTAATAAATATTGGTATGATTTCAATATCATGTATATTAGTTATTTCTTCAATTTTATGGTCTAGTTTGAATGAATCTGAACATTTACTAATAATTTTTAAGGTTGTTAACACTTTTTTATTATATTTTAATATAGCTATTTCTGTCTGTAGACTTAATGATAAAATAATAACACCAGCAGAATATGAAATTTATGAAATATTGCATTTTATACAAAAAAGAGGTAAATGGAACAATTATGATAATTGTAATCAAGCAGCAAAATTTAGAATGACGTATTTAGAACCATATAACATACAACAACTTTATTTTTGGTTGATTAATAGGATTAGAAAAAATATTAATGAAAATGTATTACTTATTATACTAGGTTTTACTTCATTAAGTATTGCTTCTTTAATTTCTGCTGTAAAATTATTTATTGGTAATATTAAACATGAATGTTTAATTGTAATAGCACTTGGAGTATTAGCTAGTGTTTTATTATACCCTTTTTTTATTTAAACAGTTTATTAGGGAAATTAGGGAGAAAAATTTATACTAATGAATATGAAATTTGGAGTTCAATATCACATAAAATGAATTTTTCACTTGATTTAACTAATGAAAACTTAATTAAAATGTTATTACCTATAATAATTACAGCAGGAGTTTCTCTTATCAATTCAATATTTTCAACATAATTTAGCAAATTATAAAATAGAATAATTTGACAAGTTTATTTTATATATTTAGATACAATATAAATAGATGCAGATATTTGTTAAAACACTTACTGGTAAAACTATTACACTTGATGTAGAACCTTCTGATACTATTGAAAACGTAAAGGCTAAAATACAAGATAAAGAGGGTATTCCTCCAGATCAACAGCGTTTAATTTTTGCTGGTAAACAATTAGAAGATGGAAGAACATTATCTGATTACAATATTCAAAAAGAAGCTACTTTACATTTGGTATTGAGATTAAGGGGTGGGAATCTTGAAAGAATTAATTTAAGAATTCAACTGTGAATATATACCTGTTAATTCTTGTTCACTTAAATTATATATTTCTATACTTGAATAAACTAAATTACAAACTAAATGAACTGAATTAATATCTATTTCTTTCTTATTATTATTGATAATCATTATAGATATATTCCAAATATTATCTGTACGTTGTTTTATATCGACATTTGTGGTTAAAATGTGTTTAGTTATATGACATTTCTCCCCCTGTTTATTGAGTAAATCATTAATATTTTGAACAGTGATATTAATTTTTCTGTTTTTATATTTTTTTTTAAATTTTTTTAATAATAATTTAAGAAAATTATCTTTTTTAGACATGGATTGTTTAATTTTATTTCTATGACAACATTTACAATAAATTTGTCTACCTGTGGAAGATGATTTATTTTTATAAAATTGATCTACAGATTTTATTTCACCACAATTATAACAACAAATTTCTCTTAAATTTAATTCAGAATATTTATTGGTTTTATATTTTTTTTTACGACATAGTTTACATTGAGGATGCCTACCTAATTTAGCAGTTTTTAAAATGTGAAAATCATGTAGAGATTTATGTTCTAAGCATTTTGAACAATTTTTAAACATTTTACTACTTAATCTATTAATATTAATTTAATCTTAAGTATATAGATAATATTTTCTCATTTAATATTAAGAATGGAAGTATGTCCAGTAGGTTTTTTTTGTTTTGATCGTAATACATTTTCATTGATTGTATTAGGTGTAATTGTATTTACAGTATATCATATTAATAGTAATAATAATAAGTTTGAAAATAATAAACATAGTCTAAAAAATAAAGAGAACCAATTTAATTTATTACAACAACAGTTAAATCAAACTCAAGAACAAATTAAAGATTTAAAAAATGATAATATAACAATGGAACGAAATCAACAATTACATCATAATTATTCCGAAGAGAGATATTTAATTAATAAAGATCATGAACGAGTTGTTAATCCATTAATGCCTCCTGAAAGATCCTATCCTAATAGAATTAATAGAATAGGTATTCCTGTTAATATACCAACCAGAGGAGAATCGGGACATTATCAACAAGTGGGGGCACTTTATATGGATGGAGAATCAAATTCTGAAAAAAAAATACTTCCCTTATTTGGAAAACCAACTTATCCTGGTTCTAGACAGTGGTTATATTATACTGGAACAGATAATTTTCCATCTGTAAAATTACCTGTAGAAAATAAAAATAGATCATGTCAAGGAGATCACGGGTGCCAAGAGATATCAGAAGGCGAAAATGTAAAAGTAACAGGATATAATGGAGAATTTAAAGTTTCTATATATCAATTAGATAAACCCAGATATTTGCCTTATGTGTTTTAAATATAAATATAATATTAATAAATAAATTTGATAATATTTTGTTTACTTAAAAAAATAACACTCTTATTATACAAATGATGGATAATCAACCAACTTCATTTATATCATATACCCCAGAAGAAATTAGATCCTTAGGTGAAACTATAGTAGAAATACTAGATCAAGAAATCCTAGATGTCCTATCGGAAATAAAAAAAAATAATCGTTTTATTAGAAGAAAAAGTCCAGTAAAATTGAAATATCATTTAGAGAATTCGGCATCAACAGCATGGAGAAAAGAAAAAGAATCGGGTAATCAATTAAGTGGAATATATTTATTCAATGAACAAATGAATTCTAATTTAAATAAAATATCTGTTTCCAATTTTGATATTATCCAGGATAATATTATTAAAATTTTGAAGGAAAATATTGGTGAAGAATATCAAGAATCATGTTTAAATATTCTTTTTGATAAATCTGTCAATGAATCCAATTTTGGAATTTTATATTCTAGATTATGTGAAGGAATTATAAATATATACGGAGAAGGTTTTAGGAAAACAATTAAAAATAGATGTGATCTATTTTACAATGAAAATATAGTTAAAATTTTTATTAAACAAGATGATATATCATATGATGAATTATGTAGAATTAATAAAGAAAAATCTAAATTGATAGGATCATTTGTATTTATGGGTGGACTATATATTAATTCAATTATTGAATATGATTTCATTATTAAATACTTTAATATTCTTATAGATGCGTTGTCTGATGATACTAATTCCGAGCATTATGAAAAATATATAGAGTGTTTAGTTAACTTTATATCAAGTATTGGGGAAACTATGGAAAGAGAACTAGGTGAAAATTTTAATATAATAATTTTAGATAAAATAAATGAGATTAGAAATAATAGGAGTAGATTTAAGCCCAGAAGTAGATTTTTGATTATGGATCTATTAGATTTACATAAAAATAATTGGAAAAAAGATTAAATTTTTAAATTAAAACTTTAAATTTAAATTAAAAATTTAAACTCTATTATATATTTATAATGGATAATAAAAAGATCATTCATTATAAATTTGTTTTATTAGGAGATTCAAATACCGGAAAAACATCAATATGTATGCGATACGTTAATAAAAGATTTGAACAAATCTTTCAAAGTACAATAGGTTGTTCTTTTATGGGTAAAGTAATTGAAGTTAATGATAAAAAATATAGCTTAGATATATGGGATACTGCTGGACAAGAGAGGTATAGGGCACTTCTTCCAATGTATTATAGAAGTGCGGATATAGCGTTAATTTGTATAGACTTAACAACAAATGAATATAATGAAGAAATTGAATATTGGAAAAAAGAATTAGGTAAATATTGTGATAAAATAAACAGAAAAATTTTTATAGTTGGAACAAAATCAGATATGATTACACCGAATGAATACGAATCCTTTAAAAAAAATATAGAAACATATTATCCTCAATTTAAATTTTTTATTACATCCTCTAAGGAAAATGTAGGTATTAATGAAATTTTTGAATTTGGAGTACAAAAATGTATTGATGCTACCAAAATTACAAATATAAAGAAAGATAAGGAAATACTCGATATAGTAATAAATAATGGTGATGAAAATTATTGGGGAGTATTAGAATACTGTAATATTTTATAAACCTAATAAGCACCATACACATCTGCTTTCTTAATTATCTTTGTGAATAATGAACATTTTTTAGGAGTTTTTTTAACATTAGAATATATATTTTTTTTTAATGGTAACAAACATTTATTAGGATCAGAGCATTGTCTTGTTGGTTTTTTATTTAATCTTGTCTGTCTATTGATAGAATTATCTGATAAATATTTATTATTTTGTAAATCTTTTTCAATTTTATTTGTTAGTTTTTTAGGTAAAAAACTACTATCAACTCTATTAGAACTATTTTTATTTTTAATAAAATTATTAATTCTACTGCTTATCGCATTCGTATTATTAGTCATATTATTGGTTCGATTATTAGTATTAGTAGTATTATTATTGTTAGTATTGTTATTGGTTCGATTATTAGTAGTATTATTATTGTTAGTATTGTTATTGGTTCGATTATTAGTATTATTAGTAGTATTGTTATTGGTTCGATTATTAGTATTATTGTTAGTAGTGTTATTGGTTTGATTATTAGTAGTATTGTTAGTATTGTTATTGGTTCGATTATTAGTAGTATTGTTAGTATTGTTATTGGTTCGATTATTAGTAGTATTTTGTCTATTAATGTTATTGACATTATTAACGGTATTATTTATTCTACTTGAAATATTATTTTTAGAAATTAATTTATTTATATCGGGAATAGTTTTTTTTATATTTTTAGAGGAACATTTTGGTATAGAACTTTTAAGTATATATTTACTATGATCAAATTCTTTAGGACATATTTTTTCAGGTTTAGGACAACCTTTAGGGATTTTAGTATCAACTGGGAGACATGGACAATCAATAGGGGCAGGAACAGATGATTTTAAAACGTATTTAGACATATCTATAGGTTTCGGACATGATGGTAAATTATTTTTAAGAATATAATTATTCATATTAGGTATTTTAGGACACGATGGCACATTACTTTTAAGAATAAATTTACTCAAATTTGGTTGATTAGGAAGTTCTGTTTTAAGTATATATTTAGACATATTTGGAACTTTAGGACAACTAGGAACTTCAGATTTCAATATAAATTTAGACATATCTGGTTGAATGTATACTTTTTTACTATACATTGTTGTCTTGTTAGTATTTTTTATAGAAATATCATCTTTAATAGAATTTTCCTCATCGGGTATTTCTTCTGATTTAGAAATATCAGGTTGATACGCCATAGAATCATTTGTTTTTGATAAATAAGTCTCTCTTTCTATATCTTGATTTATTTGCTTAATCGTTTGACTTAATGTGTCGTTCAATTCGAAATTTTCAACACGTTTAGTCATTGTACATATTAAACTTATTGTCAATAAAATGATTGTTATAAAACCAATTATAATAATAATATTATTCATCTAATATAGTAAAATAAAAAAAAATTACTCTATTTTATTTTACATCCCCAGCAAGGTATTTTATCCTTTCTTATATATTTAGACATATCTGGACATTTTTCACTCTGATTATTTAGTTTTTTTGAGTTTTTATACACTACTTCATTGTTTCCGTTTGAATTTAATTTATTTTTTAAATTTGAAATAATATCTTTAGAGGAAGAACAACTCTTATATTCTAAATCATTTTTTTTCTTTTTCTCTCTTAATTGATTACAGATATTATCTTTATTTTTTTTACAATAATTATTTATAACTTGTTTACATTTATCCGATACCTCAAAATTAGACCAATCAGAACCTTGACATTCTAAAGTAGTACATGGTGATTCATTACATTTAACACTGAAAGGACATTTTTTTTGAGAAATAGTATCAGTAATTTTAATATCTGTTTTAATTGAATTATTTATTATATTTTCATGATTTATAACACTACTGTCTTTTGGATTATTTATTGTACAACTACAATTTCTATTATTTAAATCAGGTCTACAAAATTGATTTGTTTTTAATACTCTATTTGTTTCTATATATGAATTTAACAATAATATCTTATCTTTTTGTAAATAATCACTATATATTAATAGGTAATCTATATCAAAATCCAATTTTTTATTTGGATTTATCTCTATATTTTTATTGCTTATTTCTAAATCACTCATTATAGTTCCTATCGTTTTATCAGGAATAAATTCGTATCCATCTATATATAGTTTAACTTCCTTACTATTCTTTGTTAATATATATGTATTTTTTTTTTGAGATAATCCTATTTTAAAAATGTATTCTTTTGAACCAATACTTAGGACCATTATGTTATTAATACCAACTTTATTTTTAAAATATATTTTTATTCCTATATTGGATTTATTATTCGCGAATATTTCTAAAAATGTTCCTTCTGTAAAAGACTTCATCGAACATGACCATACAAAAGCAAATTTATTCTGGTTTGGAACAATTAAATTAGATTCAGAACCAGTGCCTTTTAATTTACGTATTTCTAATTGCTTATTATTCAATGACACTCTATCATTAAATTTTATATCTCTACCATTCATACTTAAGTCATTCCAAATAGTATTATTATTTTCAAATGATTGTTTTTTATCACCTGAAACATATAGTATGAGGTTATCTTGAATAGGTAAATCTTTAATTAAGGGATAATGTCTCTGTAAATTAATATCAGTAATATATCTATATCCTTTATTATTTTGCGGATCATAACCTATGTAAATATCTATTTTTCCATTGCTATTATTTGGTACTGTAAAAATAAATTCTTTTTTAATCCACATTTCCTTATTTATAATTTCTTCCTTTGTTTTTAATCCTTCGTTAATAATTAGTTCACTATCGCCGCAATTTCTATGTAATGTTAAATTAAAAATGTTGTTATTACCATCCCAGTTATCCGCGTATAATACCCACGAACTTATAATATATTCTGCTCCAGGGATTATGTCTAAAGACATTTGGTATCTAGTTTTTTTAATTTTTCCATTAATATTAGCCGATTGTCTTAATACATAAGACGTTTTTCCTGGATTAATTTTTTTTATGATATTATTTCCAACATTTGAACCAACATTATTTTTAGAATATTTTCCTTTCTCAAAACTACCATTATCTATTAAGTTTGTAAATTTTTCAAAAGATTTATTTGATTTAATAAAGCTAAACCAACATATTATAAATCCTAGTAATATAAATATAATTAATAATTTCATACTTATATTATAAATATATTTTTTTTATTATTTATTGTTTATTAGTTTTTTCAGCACGATTATAATTGTAATATTTATTTGAAAAATTTTTACCACTATTAAATTTAGGGTATTTAACATTTTTTTGAGATTTCCAACCAGGATAATAATAATCAGGATTATAATGTTCACTATATTCAAATTTAGGGAGAATTGATCCAACTTGTTTCCAATCTAAAGCATCTACAGGAACACCTTTATCCAATAAAGGCATAATTTTTGTTCTATTTTCTTTACTAGGTATACACACAGGTGGTCTTTTTTGAGGAACACTCCAATGTTGTGGTGGCATATACGACCATCCATATGCTGACATTATTTTTTTACTTGGTTCCATATGATTAAATTTAACATTGTTTTGGTAACTTATATTCTTTTCATTATTGGCATTTACCATTTTTTGAGCTGAATTATGTGATAATAATTTATATTCACCTGAATTAGCATTATGATATAATTTATCATGTGGATTAATATTTATAGTATTATCTAGACTCTCTTCTTCCTCAGCTATTATTCTATTATTCATTTCTTTTTCGGTTATTAAATTTTTCATAGATTCTATAAACTTCTTATTTTTCTTCTCTTTGTGATCTAATTTTTTGCTAACATTTTTAACAGAAATATTAATATCTTGTAGATGTTTTCCAATTTTATTTACATATTTTAAATAAGGTGCTGAACTAGGATTAATTTTTCTATTACCAAATGGATTAGACTCAACTTTTCCTCTATTTTTATGCAGTACAGTTGTAATAGAGGGTGGATTATCCCTTGTAATCGAGGTTATTGTAGTGGTTCCAACCCCAGGAATTTCAGGTTTTTTTGTATATGTAATTTTTGATTTTTTGGATAATTTAATATTAACCAAATCTTCTTCTTCGGCAACTAAATCATCTTCTTCAGCGACTAAATCATCTTCTTCAGCGACTAAATCATCTTCTTCCATTATGTTGTTTCCTTTACCAAATAAGCCATTTTGTATTATTGCTTGGTTAACTTTTGGAGTATTATTTATATCCATTGAACCTTCTGTGATTAAATATTTAATATCTGGTAGTAATTTTAATAATGAATAATATACATTCAATTCCTGATAAGACATATTATCTTCGCTTGATTTTGAAGGAATTTCGTTTAGGGCATTTTTAAATCCATGTTCCAAATATAATTGATATCCCCTTAAAAAACTAGAATATAATTTTCTATTGTCTATAAATGACTTAAAACTTTTTTTATTTTTATTGTAATAATCTTCTTTTATCGCACTTATTTTTCGAATTAACAAATTTTTTGGATCAGAATCTTCTTCGCTAATAATATTGTTTTCTTTTAATGTATCGTTATCTATAATTTTTCGTAATGATATACAATCTGGAACATTGGATGTAATATTAAGTAAAATATCTAGTTCTTCTTTAGAGAAGTTTTTCATCCATTTAAATTTTCTGAATTCAATTTTTTTCCCTGTTTTTTTCTCTATCTCTATTTCAAAATATTTATCCATATACAATTGGAATTTAGGTAAAATTTTATTTTCACTATTTACACATGAACTATTTTTTGGATCATTTTGCCATCTCCTAGAATATAAACCAAATTCTCTTGTAAATTGTTCAAGATCTTCGTGGGTTACATTATATCCTTTTAGATTATTATCATTACTTATAGAATTATTTTTAATGCCAAGAACAATATTATTGAAATATTCACAATTAGGTAAATTTTGGAGAATATTTAGAATTAAATTAAGATCTTCACCAGTCATATCATATAACCATTTATCATCTTCTGATATACGTATGGATTTACCAGTTTTTAATTGAAATTTTTTTTCAACATATGCCATTATTTCAATATCAATATCTTCTTTAGGTTTATTGAATTCATTAATACAGTTCTTATTGATTAATTTTGAAGACCAATTTTGAAATGCTAATTCAACTTGTTCTGCCCATTTTTCTAAAAAATCAAGACTAACCTGTAATTTTTTTTCATTATTTTGGAAATATTCAATATTCATTAATATATAATAATATTTTATATTGTAATTAAATTCTTAAATTATATCTATAATTTCTATTAGTTATCCAGCTTTTATTCATTGGATTGTTAATGTTTATGTTAGATACGGATGGGTATAAAGGTTCACAATATTTTTTTTTCATACTATAATTAGACTGCATAAAATTATAAAACATTAAATAATCATAATATGTTAAGAATTTTTGCCAAATAATATTATTATTCCATAAATAATATGAGTTATTATGATAAATTAATTTATCTGGACAAAAATTTTCTACAGGACCTTTATTTCTAAAAATAGAAAATAATATTAGTAGAATAAATACATATGCTATCATTATTAATATAAACTAATAATTTAATTATTATGTTATAAATAAATTTATAATATATATATTATAAAGTATACATGACAGATAATAAATACGGACACAAAAATAGTAAAGTTTATGAATGTATGGCTAAACATTTTACAAGCAGGTTTGATAGTAAGAATAATGAAAAAATTTTTATAACTGCTCCACAATTTAAAGATAAGTATGGAATTGTAAAGTTTTATGCTCCTTGGTGTGGTCATTGTTCTGATATGGTTGATTCATTAGAATATTTGGCAAATGAATTACCAAATATGGGAAAACCTTTTTATATAGCAGCAGTAAATTGTACTAATAAAAGTGTAGGTAACGATTTATTAGCAAGTAAAATGGGAATAAGAGGTTTCCCTACATTATTTTTTGCTAATTTAGAAGGGGAATTAGAAAGCTTTAATCCACAATCAAGAAGTATCGAGGGTATTTTAGCTGAAATTTGCGATTGTACTAAAAAATATAATTCAAATAATACTTGCTGTTCATATTCTAATAATAAATTAGAATGTAATTAATTAAACAATAAATTAGAATGTAATTAATTATTAAATAATATATAATTATCTATATTATTTAATAGTATCCCATAAAAGATTCTGCTCCTGATTCTTCCATTGATGCTTCAGGTACATCTTCGTTTACATTTACTGGTCCCATATCACCATCAGTTGATTCAGCAGCACCGATTTCAACATATTTAGTAAGGTGAACAACTAAGTAAAATAAAGTAGCAACAACTAAGGAATATACAACGTCTGTGTTACCGCCTCCTTGGTATACTAATACAGTTGCCATAAGTATATTCCAAACAGATGTTTTAGAAAGAGTATTAAACCACTCAGGGGCCGCTTGAAAACCACCTAAGGTTCCAATCGCTGTAGCAATCGCTGTAACGTGATTTTTATCCGCAAACATTTATATAATATAAATATAAAAAAATTTTATAATATTCTATTAAAATATACTTTTATTATGAAATTAAATAAATTATTTGAAGTAAAAGATTCAAATATACACGGCGTTGGTATTTTTGCTAAGAAAAAAATAAAAAAAAATACTAAAATTGATATAGGAATAAAATATTATTGCTATTTATTTCCATGTATTACTAAAGATTTTGGCTCACTTATTAATCATTCATTTAAACCAAATTGCACTTTAGAAATGTATGAAAATAATTACTTCGTTACTTCTAATAAAGTTATAAATAATAATGAAGAAATAACATTAAATTATAATAGAACTCCTTGGTTTATAGCAAACGCCAAAGATAACTATAAATGATATAATTGTTGAATAATATTCTGGTAATCTATTATTATTTTTTTAACATCCTTATAGACTAATTCTAAATTTCTATTAGCATCTATTATATGAACGTTAAATTCAATGCTTCTATTGTATAATTTATTATAATTATTATTTAAACTATCTAAATATTGTTTAGATATATTATTTTCTCCTTTTCTATCTCTTTTAACAACCCTACTATATGCGGTATCCGTGTCGGTTTTCAAATATATTATATTCTTAGGAATCCATCCATATTCATTATTAATTTTTAAGCATAAATTTTGTTCAATTTTTGATAATATATTATTGTCAACTAAATGTTTTCCAAAAATATGTAAACAACTTAAGGGTGATCTCTCTGTTATAGTTAAAGTTTTTTTATCAATTAAATATTTATTCTTCATATGTGACATTAATACTTCCATTTGAAATCCCAACGCATATTTATCCATATTCTTATAATATAATTTTAACCATGGATCAAAATTATCTATTTTTTCAGACTTAGTATCTATAACAAAAGAAAAGTTATCTTTCTTAAGTTTATCAATGATAGTTGATTTACCAGAACCTATATTTCCATCAATTACTAAAATGGGCATTACATTTATAATAATTATATTTTTTAAATAATTATAATTATGATAATGAATTTGTATACTTATTATTTTTAAGAAGCAATAATAATATAAGAAGAGCCAAAATAAATGTTAAACAAAATAATATTAATGTAACTAAAATATATGGGTACATTTGTTTAAAACTATAATGTATTATAGGATCTACTACCTCTTTTTGAATTCTAGTCATATTTTTTTCTTTTTTAAATTCTACTAAAAGTTTATTAAGTAATTCTGTAATAATACTACTCATATTAATATAAAGAAATAAAATAATATAAACATTATAACATTATGTACTATTTGATTAACGATATCGTCGAAATAAAAAGTAATAAACTATTAAAAAAAACAGGAAACAATATACATATTCTTGTAAAATCGGGTCAAAAAATAAAAATAGTCCTTAAAAATGTAACTATTCCATTTGGTTTAGAATATTATAAGTATAAAAAAATGAAAAAATTTTTTTTAAAACTAAACATAAATGATCTATTATCGGATCAATTAAAAGATTTTGAAAATGATATATTAGATCAAGTAAATGAAATATATATGCTAAATTTAAATGTTAAAAGTCAAATATTATATAAGAGTAATTATAAAAACCAATTGATCGTTAAATTTAAGGAATTTAGAAATAAAATCCAAACAAAAATAATAAATCAAGATAAAAATAGTATGTCATTGTTTGAAATAAAAGAAAAAGATAATTTGGATATTGAAATATCTCCTAATGCCTTTATTTACAATGATGATCTTATTATAAAATGGACAATTATCACCTTAAATATTTTGCGTTAAATATATAAATTTAGTTTATAATATTTATAATATAATATGAGTCTTTCTATTCAAGATACTTATACATCAAAATATAAAGATGTAAGAATCAATTTTAAAAAACCTAGTAAAGATAAATTAGGGTGTTATATGGCTAAATTAAAAACACCAATAAAAGTAGAATTACCTAAACTAGAAATATATTCGGTTGGTAATAAAGTTCTAAATGGTGTTAAAGAGTATCAAATTTGGTATACTCTTGATTTAGATAATACTAAGCATAAAGAGTTATTGGAATTATTATATTATTTAGAAGAAAAGGCTATAGAAAATTCCTATAATAATTCAAAAGATTGGTTTAATGGAAAACAATTATCTGTAAAATCATTAGAAAATTTATTCCTTCAAGTATATGATTCAGATGATGAATCTAAAGTTATTATAAAATTATCAATAAATAATAAAGATTTACTTCCTCTATTTGAAGAAGATCATTTTTCTACTATAGTCTTTCATGGTATACGTTTTTTTACAAATAATTTCGGATATTCTGTAACCGTGGAAAAAGTTAATAAATTAACAGAAGAATTGAAGTCTAATTTCAGTGAATCTGTAGAAAATGGATCCGAAAATTCAAATAAAGAAATTAGATCTCAAAATATAAATTTATTAGATTATTTAAATGATGATAAAAAAATTGATAACTCTTCTAAAGAAGTAATTACCGATGACGTTGTTGATAATTTAGCTGAAGATATTTCAAATGATGTAATAGAAAATAATTTGAAAAACCATAATCAAACTAAAAAAAATAATATCGAAAAAAATACTATAAAAAAAGTAAGAGCTAAGGATAAAAATAGTATACAAACTAAAGTTTCACAACTTTCAAAAATTGAAATTAAATCAGTTATAAATAATAAGAGAGAGACTGTTAAAAGATATTTTTTAAATGCGGAGAGAGCAAATAGAGCTGCTGAAAATTTAAAATTAAAAGCGATGAGAGCAAATAATGATTTAAAAAAATATGAGGAGTTGTACAGTCAATTTAGTGATAGTGAAAATTAATTTTAAAGTATAGGTTTATATTTACATTTAAATAATTAAATTTTTTTATTAATTGTAAAAAAATATATATTAATATATTATATTAAAACATAATGGATAGTAAAGATTTAGTAAGAATTGGATTAATTGTTTTAGCTGGAATAGTATTATTATATTTAGTTAATACATATTCTAAAACACATACAGATATGGAAACTGAGGAAGGATTTTATGATGCGAATCCACAGATAGAAACACAGGATGATGATACCCAAGAAGAGACTGACGAGGCACCTGCTGCGGATAGTAACGAAGCTAATAATTTAGATGGTGGTGAAAATTTTTTCGGTGGAGAGACCGGTGAAGTTATGCCATCGGATGGATTAGAATCAAAATATTCTAGTGTTGAAGCCAGTACAAGTATGTCAGTCAATCAACAACCAAAAGATTGTTTTCCTAAAGATCAATTAACACCTGCTGAACTATTACCAAGTGATGCTAATAGTACTTGGTCACAAGTTAATCCTGCTGGTCAAGGTGAATTAGGTGATCAAAATTTCTTACAAGCTGGTCATCATGTTGGAGTAAATACAGTTGGTCAAACCTTAAGAAATGCAAATATGCAACTTAGATCAGAACCACCTAACCCACAACAAAAAGTCAGTCCATGGTTACAGAGCACTATTGAACCAGATACTAATAGAAAACCTATGGAAATTGGAGGTTGTGAATAAATGAATATAATATATAAATTATTTTAAATTTATATATCATATAAATGAATAATTTATCAACTAAAGATAAAAGAGACATTTTAAATTTTATCAAAATTGATGACAAAATCAAAGAAAAGGAAAAAAGAATTAAAGAATTAAAAAAAGAATATAAAAAAATTTCTAATAATTTAATCGAACTTATTCAACAAAAAAATATAAAAGATTTAGATATTAAAATAGGTAACTCTAAAATAAGATACATTGAAAATCAAAGTAAATCGGGGTTAAGTCAACAATTTTTAAAGGAAAAAATTAAAGAATATTTTTTAAAGAAATATAGTCATTTTGATAAAAATAAATGCCAACTGATTTCAGAAGATATTGTTAAATATATTAATAATTCAAGAAACATAAATACTAAAATTTCACTTAAAAGAATATTGGGTAATTAAATATAAAACACTTTGTATTTAAAGAATGTCTGAAATAAAAATTGATAATGATTTAGTAAAATTATGGTATAGATCAACAAGAAATGATGTTAATTATGCATTTAATAAAATCATGATTTATTTAGATAAGAGAAATATATTGCTAAATATTCCCAAACAAAAATTTTATAATTTTTTTGTTCAGTTTTTATTTAGATTTAATAAAAATTTATTATAAATTTAATATATTTATATTTATAACTATTTAAAAATAGAAATAGTTAATTCATTTAATGTCTTGGTGCTCTATTGTTAGTAAAAAACCTGAAATACAACATGATGAAATTAAAGAAGTTATAAAAGAGGAAAATATAGAAAGGGAAAATACAACTATAGATGATGATACTTGTGTAGAGAATTTTGAAAGTAAATATGATTTAGATTTATTTGATTTTTGTTTCGATTTAAAAGATAATATGGATAAATCGTCAGATATATTATTAAAAATAGATTCATTTAAGATTGAAAATTTTATTAAAGAATATATAGATTATAGTAAATATAATGATCAAGAAAAAGAAAAAGAATTAGATAATGAATTTGAAAATTTATAGCAATTATTTAAAATTTTTTTATAAAAACTATCTAAAATTTTTAGTATTTTTTTTTCTCTAGTATTTATATTAATCTTTCCCTTTCCCATTTTTCCAGCACTATTTAACCACTGTTCTTTTGACATTTTATATTTTTGATAAAGAGTGAAATCAATAAATTTTACAGTATTATTTTTTGTTAGAATATGCATGAAATTATTTAAGTCAAAAGGAAAATTTGTTCTTTATCACATATTTCAAAAAATTAAGTGCATCTGATTTCCAATTAGTTGGAAAATTATGTTTCCCAATAGAATTACATTTTTCCATTTTAATAAATAAATCAGTGTCAGAATAATCTAGTAATTTAGGAACTTGCTTACAATTATTTTTTTCAAATATTTTATACATTAATAATTCATTATTATAAGCCCCTCCCCACTCTTTAAATCGATTATTAGGTGAACAATGTGGTGAAAAATATTTTATTACATAATCTTCTTTATTATTTACGTAAACATATACATTTCTGGGAAATCTACCATCTTCAATAGGAACTTTAAATTTTTGATGTAAAGGTTTCAAAAAAGCAATAGTCATATATATACTTTATAATTATACATATGTTTATTTATTTTTTAGAAAATTAAAATTTATAATTTTATATTTTTAGGTTTTATCTAAAAATTAATGATTCAAAATAATTTTATAAAATATTTATTTTTTCATTACTGACGATCGTGTCGAATCAGATAGTGATGATAATGAATTATAAATATAGTAAAGAATTTCACTATAATTTACTTTTAGATAAAGCTCTTTTATATAAATTTAATAATTTATTATACATATCATTTCTATTAGAAATATTAGGATCAGTAATATTTGGTAAACGTAAGTTTAGTGGATAAAACAATTTTGTTTTATATAATCCAAAATCTATAAATTTTATATGACCGTTTTTTGATAAAATAGGTTGGGATTTCATATCAAAAGCTAATATTTGTTCTTTATTCAATATATTAAAAAAATCATTTAAATCTCTTTCCCAATTTAAAATTAGAATATTATTACCTAAAGTATTACACAACTCCATTTTAATATATAATTTTTCATAACAATGTCCCAATAATTTAGGACATTGTTTACATTTATTTTTCATGAGTAATTGATAAACGAATAACTCATTTTTATGACAGCCACCATATTCTTTATTGAAACCACTCCAAGAACAATCGTATGGAGCAAAATATTTTATTACTATATTATCCTTTTTATTTATAAATACATATACATTTCCGGGAAATCTGCCTATTTCTATAGGTAATTTAAATTTTTGTGGTAAGGGTTCCAAAAAATATATTCCCATATTAATAAATAAATAAAATAAAAATTTAAAATTTAAAATTTAATTTCTCTAATTATACTAATGAATACTCAAAAGGGTAACGGCTTAAGCTCTGATTTACTTACTTTGGGATTTCCTTTAGGATTAAGTTTAATTTCTAATATGTCAAATGAGAAAAATAATGATTTTAAAAATAAAAACGAGAATAAAAACGAGAATAAAAACGAGAATAAAAGAGAGAATAAAGTCAATAAAAAACAATCAGGAGGTATGTTAGGAAATAGTTTTATTGTAGAAGCGGGATTATCTGTTGTTCCTATAGGTTTAATTGCGTTAAACGAACTTGGTAAAAAAGATGATGATGATATTTCTAATAAAAAATAATTATAAAATAAATATATTTAAATACATAATTCAATAATATTTAAAAATATTTAAATAACATCTGATTCTTCTTCCAAATTCTCATTCTCATTTTCCGATTCTATATTATTTGGATTTTTATCGTTATCATCAATATGTTCTTTATATATTGATTCATTTGTTTCGTTATTATGATTGGAATTTATAATATACGAAGAGTTTTTGTAACTATATTTTGACCATTTTTTATTACTGAAAGGTCTTACTTCCAATTTACCATCTTCTGCCATTTTCTTAAATTTGTTTAATAAATCATTTCTTTTAATATGGATATCTTCGTCAGAAATTCCATCATTATGATATACTAATTTAGCTGGATCTGCCTTGGGTTTAAATCCATAACAATTTACTCCAAATTTTAAATCTTTATTTTCAAAAAATCCACCATTCACTCCAGGTTTACCACAAACATTTTTTGAACTTTCTGGGCCTTTTTGTAATTTGTCCCAAATTTTTTTTTGAGTGGGATATAGAGCCATTTGATTGGCAGACCATCCATAATTACACCAATGTGATCCCTTTTTATGAGAAGCTATTATTTGATCGTATGTTGCCAGTTTAGAATCTAAAGCTTGGCATACATAAGGAGCTTCTTCGTATGTAAAATCATTAGAGTCTATATTATAAACCTCTTTTTTTTTAATTATTTTCTTAACAGTTTTAGTTACTTTTTCAACTTCTTTTTCAACAACATCTTTAGTAGTGTCTATCATATCGGTAACAACATCTACCGCTTGTTCTATACCAGAACCTATTATAGGTAACATTCCAAACATATTTCGTATAGTATCAAAACATCCTAAGTTATTACCATCTATATCGTAATTTGAATTAATATATAAATTATAGGAAAATATCCCTACTATAATAATAGATATCAACGCTAAGGTAATTAGATTTTTTTCATTTTCAATAAAACCCATAATATAATATATAGTTATAAAATAAAATATAAGATGAATAATTTTAAAAATATTATAAATTATTTTTTTTTATAAAACAGACAATATGCTTCTGGAGTTATTAGATCATCTTCACTTAGACTGGACACATATTTATCATTATATTTATACCAATTTTGATCAGAATTTTTAACATACGCATAATAATGACCTCCTGAAGTACCACCTATGTGATTAGATATAGCATATAAATCATATTTACTATCATCTTGATCATATCCCATTACATATTTTTCTAAATTTAAATTTTTAATTGGAAATTGTATGTTTTTATTATTTTTTCTACCAAAATTATCAAATCTTTTGAAAAATACTACTAATTGACCAGGTGTTTTCCATAAAGATAAGCTTTTATTATAATTTTTATCTGCATCTCCAAAATCAGGAACTTCTTCCGTTTTACAAAAGTGATCTAAGCAATTATATATATTAAGATCACCTTCTTTATCAGGTATTTCAAGAGCTAAATTTGAAAATGGTTCAAATGTCTCTGATTTATCTGAATTTTTATCATTTGTAATTTTAGAATATAGTTGACCATAAAACATATCTATTATAGGTGAATAATCATTTTTAAAATATGAGATCCATTGTTTAGTAGATTCCAATTCCATCTTATCTAATTCACATTGAACCTCCCCATTAATATTCATAATTACTTCTCTAGATAGTCCATTATGCATACATTCTAAAAAGAATTGTAAAAATTCTTGAGAATCATTTTGACCAAATCCTAAAAATTCTGGATATCCCTTTGAATGCGCAGTAATTTGTACAATTCTATGAAAAGATGTAGGGGTAATTACTGCGTTTTTAAACCATAGGCCTTTACATAAATGAACCCATTGTTCTACTAAATGTTTTTCATTTTTATCTTCATTAATATCATCTTTCCAAGCATCTGAGATAAAATATTTAGAAAAATCTATTGTATTGTTTAAACATTGTATAATAGTGTTCATAAAACATGTATTCCCTAAATTAGTTAAACCACATAACCCTTTTTTAAAGAAGAATTTATTATCTTCTAATCCAGTTAAAGTTTTTTGTTCACTCATTTTATTTTACAGACAAATAATCTTTAAATAATCAAATTTTTTAATCAACTATAAATTAATTTTTGATCAAAAATTTTTTTGTATAGTTAAGTTAATGGATAATAATTTAAATGATACATTAAATTCTTTAAGAAATAATTCAAGTTCTTCTGGCAATACATATAACATTAATTATTATTATAATTATAATACTAATCCATTATCTAGTGATAATAATTTACGAATTAATGATAGAGTTGTAGCTAAATGGGATAGGGGACGTCATATTGTTTATAATGGTTGGTATCATGGGAAGATTATTGGAATTAATCGCGAAAATAACTATAGAATTTTGTTTGACGATGGTTTTACGGATAATGATGTTCCCATAGAAAATATTAGATTTATCTCTAGAAACGAAAGTGTTCAACAAAATAATACTACAGATAATAACAATGTAAATTCCAATAGTTCCAATGTAAATTCCAATAGTTCCAACATAAATAGTAATATTAATAGTAATACTAATATCAATACTATTATACCTCCTACCGAAACATCATCTAACTCTTTTTCTACAATTAGCAATAGTAATATAAACCGAATATATTCACCTATACATAGACGATCATCTACACTATTTACTGGTTCTAATAGTAATTATAGAAATAGAACTTCCAATGAAAATCCTCTAAATTTAAGTCAAAGAACTAATTTTTCTGAAAATACTACATCAGGGGAAAACTATATTCAACCAGAAAATACGATTGAACTAAGTGCAGGTAGTATAGGAATAATAAATAACATGGTAAATAGTGAAGATAATAGTAGATATGATAATAGTGCGGTGGATAATAATATCTCGGATAATAATAATATAAATACCGAGGTAAATACCACAGATAATGATTTTAATACAATATACGAAGAGAGTATAAATTCGATAACTGAACAGTTAGAAGAAACTATAAATCAAATATATCAAAATATTAATTCTAGTTCAGAATTAAATAATAATTTCCAAGCTATATTAGAAATAAGTAGAGTGGGTGCGAATAGTAATGGAGTAACATTGGCTCAACTTAATATATCTTCTCAATTAATAAGTGTTAATCCTTCTAATATAGCCGAATATGAGGAAGAAAGATGTGCTGTATGTAACGATGATTTTACAGTAAATGAAGTAATTAGAAAATTAAACACTTGTCCTCATTATTTTCATTACAATTGTATAGATACTTGGTTTATTAATAATTCAACGTGTCCTATATGTAGAAGAGATATAAACGACTATTCACCAACAAGAATTTCATATAATATAAATAGAGATGATGATGATTCCAATATAGTTGATAATGATTCCAATATAGTTGATAATGATTCCAATATAGTTGATAATGATTCCAATATAGTTGATGAGAATAATATATTTCAAGAATTAGTAGAAGACCCTATAGACGAACCTTATGATGAACAATATGATGAACAATATGATGAACAATATGATGAACAATATAGTGAACAACATGGTGAACAATATGATGATGATCCATATGATGGACCAGTTGAATAATTTTTAAATGAATATAGAAGATAACAATAATAACTAAATTATTTTTATTTTCTTTTATGTATAGTTATATTGATAAATTTGTTGTCAGATAATAAAATAGAAAGATATAATCATTGGAAATATCTAGGTCCACCATATTGTATTTAGACAAGATCATTTATATTTTTAGTGTATCCTACACTAACATTATCATTAATATAATTATCATTAAAAAAGTGTAAATTATTTCTTTTTTTTCTATTATTTTTGACATTATGTCTTTTAATTTCTTTTTGATAGCATTTATATACTATTGATGCTAATGAAGCAACCACTCCTATTTCTATTAAATAATAATACATAATATATTATTAATTAATAATTAAAATAATTAAAATAAACTTACTTCATAATTAAATTATAAAGTTTATAGTAGCCCTTTGACAAATATGTAGCACCCTTACCCGTATAATGTATTATACAAGGTCTTGAATGGGTAAATGGATTTATTATTTCTTTGTTATTAGAAAAATCGTCGCTCATTATTGTTTCCCAATCTCCTGTAGTTACCCAAAATACATCATTTTCTATATCCATTTTAATTAAATCCGTATTATCTAAGTTTTTGTGCACCCACATTCCTAATAGTCCCTGATCATTAGCCTGTCTTTTTTTATCTATTTCAATTAGATCATCGATCATTTTAGACAAATCTCCGGCATAACCCATAAAAGTTCCAGCATTAACGTATTTATATCTATAATTTTTGTATTTTTCATTAAATTTATCTTTAAATTCATTATACTGATAAGTAAAGCCTTTTTCAGCGGATACTAATATTCTAGTATTCTTTTTTAAAAATTTTTCTAAAATATTATTTAAGTTATCATTAAATAATGTATCAGACCCATCCATAAAAATTATTATTGTATTAGGATCAATATTTGGTAAAAAGTTTTTTAAAATTTCTAATCTCTGTTTGTGTTCCTTAAATTTAATTCCGATACCTATAAATTCCGTTTTTATATTATATTTTTTAGCAGTATCTAAACAATTAATACACATATCTTCAATTTTTTTTCTGTCTTCATTTATACCCCATATAAAAATTTTTATTTCAAAAACCATTATATATATATATTATTTATATTCTTATATATAAACTTAAATATCACCATATTCCGAATTATTATTTTTCCATGATATGTTATTTCTATTTATTTCCTGCATATCAATAGTTTTATAATCATAATTTTTAATATAAATTTCGTCATTTTTCCATGAATTGTCATCTAATGCGTATTCCAATAATTTACAGTAATTACATAAATATTCTAATCTATTTTGAACTTTCCATCCAATTAAACCTTCAGCAGATGTAATCATTATGCTACCTTCTTTTTTAATTTCTAATGTTCCTATATATTGATCATGAAGTATAACTAATATTTTATCATTTTCTCTATTATATTTAGATTTTAACAATGCCATCATTTCATGTAATTCTTTTATTTCTCTATAGGGATTAGTATTGATAACTGCTCTAATAAATAATATTGGTTTTTCTTCATTTCTTATATAGTTTAAAAATCTCTCAGTTCGACGCGTAAAATCGTCAACACCTCCTTCTGAGTGAATACCATGATGTGGATAAACTGACATACTTGGACAACTTAAATATTTAATATATCCCCTCAATATATAGTTTATTCCTCTAACTGAACTGTGCATATAATCAAAAGGTAATGATTCATTTCTTATTCCCATTACTCTTAAACATTCTGCTGGTCCACACCATCCACCTATTGATATAACTTTTGTATGTGATCTATCTTTAAAAATTTTATAAGGTCTTGGTGATAAGTCTTTATTTTTTATTCCAAATTGTATAATCTCAGATTCTTCTGGTGGATTACTCTTATTAATTGGTATATTATATTTATTTATAACTAAATTATATCTTTTTCCATATTGTTTAGGAACAATTTGAGCTTCTTTTGTAAAGTCATCCTCTGTAACATTTTGTAAATTTATACTCAAATTATGTTGGTAATATTTATTATTATAATATATAAATTCCATATTATCTAAATTATCATTAATAATTCGTAAACCATTAAAATTATTCTCAATAATACAGTTATAATATAAATTATAATCTATATAATGGTATGGTAATACATGATATATTGAATTAACATTAAACATTTCTTTTAAAAATGTAATTATTTCATCAAAATTAGATCCAAATATAAAAGAATTATATAATTTAGTATTTCCAGAATTTATCCATTCTATTATTTTAGTTAATTCAATATCATCAGGAATTGTTTGGCGTAATTCACTTGATTCCGCATACAAATTAATAGTTTCAGAATATTTATCAGATAGCCATCCTTTATTAGGTGGTAAATTATTATTACTATTGTTATAATAAATAATCCCCTCTCCGCATTTATTAATAACCCATTTATTTTTGTCCCAATAAATATGCTCTTTATGAGTTTTCCAAGATGGTTTGTCATTATAAATTTTTGATTTTTTACATAAGATTTGTAAACAATTACCTAATATTAAAATTGGATCTTCTGTATTAATTATATCTAGATTAATTGAATCATACCTAATATAAAAGTACGCATTTACTCGATGGTGTCTTTGAGTATACCAATTAGGCTTCCAAACATCTAGTTTTTCGTTAAATTTTTTTACTGAATGTAATGAATTATAATTACCATTACACCAATTATTACTTGACAACACTATATTCATATAAAAATAAGTAATATTATTAATTATTTCTTATTTTTAAATTATTTATTTTATTCTGTAAATCTTTTTATCACCAAATTGTCCATTTTTCTTTAATGGCCATAATACATATTGATATGGATTTTTTCTCAATACTTTAGGATCATCTATAGTAAAATGTTTTTTTTCACGAGTAAAATATTTGTTATTGACCAAATCATGTCTTAAAATTTCCTCATTATGTTCGTTTTCAATTGCGAAAATCCATGATTTATATTCTTCTTCAAAATCAATATTAGAGGTATTAAGTTCAAAAGTTAATTTTTTTATTGGTGGTTGATCACCCCATTCAATATATTTTTCATATCTTGTGGTTTCACTACTATTTGATAATTTTGGACATAAAATATATTTATATGGTTTTTTTTTAAGCACATTCTTATCAGTAATTGTGTATAAATTAGTTTTACCAGTAAGAAATTGCTGATCATAAATATCTGCCCTCAATATCTCTTTGTTGTTTTCATCTTCAAGGGCAAAAATCCAAAATTCATACTTTAAATTAAAATCTATTTCACTCGTATCTAATTTAAAAGATCTAGGGCATTTAATTTCTTCTTTTATCCAATTAATTTTCAAACATCTTCTTGGTAACTCAGTTCCATCTTCTAATCGAGGCATTAAAATATAATTATATGGTAATTTTTTAAGAATAGATGAACTAGATATTGTATATGTATTTTTTTTTCCTGTAAAATAATCTTTACCATAAATATCATCTCTTAAAATTTCATCACCGTATTCGTTTTCAATTGCAAAAATCCATACTTTATATTTAGCCGTTATATCTAAACCCGATGTATTTATTTTAAAAGTTTTAGGTTCTAATTCTGAATCTAAGAATTTGTCTTTTACAAACTTTTTTAAAGAATAATTACCGCTTCCGTCATTAACTATACCTTTTTTCGCCCAATCCTCTATTAATCTTTTTTTATAACATACTCCATATTTTACTCTAAGATCTTCTAAATTCCTAAATGTTCCTATGTCGCCCTTTCCATCAATAATTTCTAATAAATCATCCATATTATTTTTAATTTGAACGTCTTCCCAAACAAGAGGGCGATATTTTACTTTAGATTGTTTCCTACAATCATTATAGCAATGATATATAGTGCTGGTAGGTGGACAATATATATCCCATCCATTTGTGAAAGATTTTATAAATAAAACATCTTCTTCACCATTAAATAATATTCTTTTAGGAAATTCTACTTCATTCTTCCATTCCATGTAAGTAAATAAAAACCCAGCAGCAGTCCAACTTGCGGGAATTGGTTTATCTGATTTTACTACTCCTTTTCCACTGGTTCTTAAATGTCTTCCCAACCACTTATCATATCCTATATTTGCTATAGTTTTTGTATTAAGATAACCTTTACTATCATCATTTATATTATAACCATTTGGATAAGTTGATAATATAGGTTTATTTGTTGGACATTGGTGAATTTGTTCAATAAGCGTTGAATCCCAGTGTTTTGAAAATCTAGAATGTGAATCAATTTGTAAATAATATTTTTCATTACCTGTAAGTTGAGTTTGAATAATCCATCTTGCATAGCATACTCCCTTCGCCTTAGTATATTCCATAGTATTTAATCTTATTTGTGGGTGATCCTTATATTTGAAATTTTCTATTTTTTCTAAAGTATCTTGTAGACATACTCCTATAACAAGTCTTTCAGGATATTCTGCCATTTCAAAGCAATCCGCTATGGTTTTTTCTAATTCAGGATCACGGTATGCTGCTATAGATATAAATATTGTTTCATTATTAAAATTTGAAAAATCCCATACTTCGGGATGTTCTCTTCCCCAAGTACTCATCCACGTCTGTATCCAAGTAGGTTTAATAGAAATCTTTTTTATATTTTTTAAACATTTTTTAGTATTTAAATAATATTCTTTATTTTCAATATCTCGCATATATCCACGCAACCTATATATATAACTGGAAAATGTAGATAAATCATTACCAATAAATATTTTCGCTCTTGTGCATATTAACTGTTCTATCATACCTATTAAATTATAATCTAAATATTTATTACTGGAACCTTTATAATCTGAGTAAAAACTGGTTTGATATTTTTCATTTAATACATTAAAAAATGATTTATCTTTACAATCAGTAGCTATGTATAATTTAGATTTTTCTGGTACTATATCTCGTATATGTTGATAGATCTTTTCTGCTGAGATGAATAAATTTTTATATTGATGATCATTTCTTCTAATATGAATCGCATAATATTCCCTATCTCCTAATTCATCTATAATACCATATGCTTCGGCAAACATATGTTCCTTATAATGAATATGTTTGGCAACATATTTAGAAGCTTCTTTCATTCTTTTAGAATAAATATTAAGATAGAAAGAACCTAATAGATTTTTAGGGAAATGTATTATTTCATGATCATTATCACATAGTTCATTAACTATTCTATTTTTAATTAATTGTGAAAATATTGGATCTTCTTTAGGTATTTCAGGAACACAAATATATCCATTATCAAATACCTTATCGTATACATGTGATATTTTTTCAACTTCCTTCCAATTATTGGGTATATTTTTAAGTTTACAAAAATCAGTAAGACTTATACAATGTAATCCAAAGGAATTTTTATCAAAGAAATCTCCCATATTTGATTTATTTTTAAGCAAATACATATGGTATTTATCAGGTAACACTAATTTTCTATTAAATAAAAAAGCAAATACAGCAGCAATTTCAAGAGACATTCTTATATTATTGAATCCACCAGGCCAAGGTTGAAAAGATATATATTTATCTTGAGCATGATAATTTTGTAGACTATCTCGTAAATCTACGTTGTTCCAATATAGCATTTGGGTATTTCTTTCTAAAATCTGAATTCTTACTAATTCTGTAATAGTTTGAATGAGTTGGTATTCAATTTTATTAGTAGTTTCATTGGGATGAACCTTTAGTTTCCAAGGTTTTGTTAGAGTATCTTTGGTAAAATCTTGTTTAAACCATATATTTTCATTTTTACAATTTAACATTCTTCCTGGATAATGAACAACAGCATAATCATTATTTCTTTGATTTTTCCAATTATTACAACAACCAATTTCTTTAGTTTCAATTTCTAAACCCATTTCTAAAGCAGCTATTACAATACCATACATATCTGCCTCCCATTTTCCTTCATTTCTATGTATTTCATATGAAATTTCAACAAATCTATTTACTATTTTTTTTAAATCGACAACATTAATTAAAAAAGGATACATAAAAACTACCTCATTATTTAATTTATTTTTAAGATTTTCTGGACAATATTTTTTGAACATTGGGTGATTTGCCATGTCTGCGTCATTCCATCGTTGACCTATAATTTTTCCTTTAGGAACCTTTTCATTAATAGGTTTAACAAAACACATATCTGGATCTAGGAACAAAATAGTTCCTGATAAGGATGGATTATTATCAAGCCAATATTTCATGGACTCTAATTTATTTGCGATACCCCATAACTTACCATCTACTTTCATCCAATCAGGGCATTTTACTATCTCTGAATATTTGGAAGTTCTTTTTTTGGTAAAATTTTTATCATGTTCATTTTCTGAACATAAACACCATAATTTACCATCTTGTTGAACCTTGTTGAAAGAATATTCTAGTAGATCACATTGCCAATGTTGATAAGGTGTATTAGATGTACTATAAAAAACATGTGATATGTTACTCATTTATATTATATAATAATTAATTTATTTTTATCTTTAAACTAATTATAATACTCGAAAACTAATATAGGAATAAAATATATAATTGCGTTTAAATTCATTAATAATGAACATATTGCTACCAAATAAATGATTCTTTTATTCCAAATAAGTCTAACATTATCTGATAATTTCCACCTGAATAAAAACCATATTAATAATAAAAATCCCACTAAATTACCCAGTCCGCATATTTTATTTTCATAGTCGCCTGTATTTATAGGATGTTGTAAATAAGTATTTCCTTCTAATAGTAATTCCAGAGGATGATGTATTGACCATTTAGTTTTAAAAAAATTAAACATATAAATTATATAAATACCTTCAATTAATGAATATAACAATTTATGTTTCATTATTATATTTATTAGATAAAATTAATATTTCTTTATTCTTTACAAGGTGATTGAGAATCACTATCATTACATTTGAGAAATTTTGGACTTCCCTTTTTACCACTTAATCGTAAGCATCCTGGTTTTCCTCCCCACGCACCATCACATTTATCACCAACAGATGAAGATCCATGGGTATCATAATAACATCTGGCAGATAGTCTTCTTGAACCATCTTTTTTAGTCTTGTACATTTTACAAGCTTTTGAGGATTTTGTTGTTTTTGTAGATTTTTTAGCAGATTTTTTAGCAGACTTTGTGGAAACTTTTTTGGAAACCTTTTCGGGTTTAGGTGAGAAAGAAGGAAGAGGAATGTCAGGAGTAGTGTAAGGGTAATTTGCTTGATCAATTCTATTTTCTTCATGGGCTTCATACGCTTCTTGCGCAGCTTCTAAACTTCCATATTCTTCGATTAATTCTTGTTCGCGAAATTCCTGATCTATTCTTGCCATTTCAGCATAATCTCTTTCATCATATCCCATATCTCTTTCATCATCGTCGTAAAATCCCAATTCTTCATCAGTAGGAAGTGCTCCCCATTCATTACCATATATTTTTGGTTTTACAACACTCTGTTGTTTATTTTCAGAACTAGATTTTTTAGGTGATGCTTTTTTAGAACTAGATTTTTTAGGTGATGCTTTTTTAGAACTAGATTTTTTAGGTGATGCTTTTTTAGAACTAGATTTTTTAGGTGATGCTTTTTTTTTAGCTGAAACTTTTTTGGAACCGGATTTTTTAGCATCGGTTGGTGAGCATCTACCATTTTTTAGAACACAATTTTGTTTATCCCATTTACTACTCTTATGACATCTACCTGATTTAGGATTTACGCCACAAGGACCTTTATGTCCACCTGTTTGAGAGGACATATTAAATGGTTCAGGTGATGGTAATATAGATCCTGAACGAATTGCTCCTCCTTTTGTTGCAACTTTTACACCAGATTTTTTTAGTTTACTTGGATGCACAGTTTTACCTTTTTTTACCATTTTAATAACTTTTTTTTGACTACTTTTAAATGATTTAGGTCCAGTTTTTCTAACACTTACACCACCTTTCATATCATAAGGTTCAGGTGAAGGAATTATAGATCCTGATCGAATATGTCCTCCTAATTGGACAACATAGTTTCTTAATATTCCTTGACCTATTTTACCATATATAGAAACATTTCTACCAGTTTCAGGGTTTCTAATTACTTCAAATAATTTCCCACCATGTTGACCTAAGTATATATCATCCGCATTTTCATCACCATCTGGTCCCAAACCTAATTCCGCAAAAATATTGTCATCGACAACATCATCTGACTTATTTTTTTGATTTCTTACCATTCTATATATTATAATATATATATTTTTTTTTATTACTTAAAGAAAATAATATATATTTAAAAAAATGCCTGAGTTTAAAGATCTTCATGTAGAAAAAGGACTATTTCATCGAGATTTTGTGATTAAAGGTGATCAAGATTACATCGATTTATGTGACAATTTAATGTTTAAATATAAAGAAATGGAGAAAAATTTAATAACATTAAATAAAAATTATGTAAAATTACAATCTTATTTATCATCTTTAGAGTCAAATTCGGGATACAATATTTATTTTAATAAATTAATAAGTATTTGGTCAAAGGATAAATATTTTGAAGGAATTTCTAAACTAAAAGAAGCCAATAATAAAATTATATTATTAAAAAAAAAAGAAAAACTATTGAAAATTTATTATCAAAAATTATTAAATAGAGAAAATGAAAATGAAAGCATTGAAAATGATAACCAAAAATTAAAAGATAAAAATAAATATCTTCGGGATAAAATAAATTTTCTTAAACTTAAAAATCGTAATTTAAGAATTAAATTTATTAAACATAAAATTAGAATAAAGTAATTTATTCATCATCTTCGCTATCATATCCCTCTGACCAACTATCATCTAGATTTAGTTTTCTTCCACCATAACTTTTAGCAACACTCCCGTTCTCAATAACTTTTTTTGTAAACCAATTTGTTATTTCACTATTGCCTTTTCTACTATTAGATAAGGTTCGCAAAGTATCTCCAAATAATATATTTTCAGCAATTTTATGTTTCTTACCTAAAACTGTTTTAAGGGCATCTAAATGAGTTTTACCATCTCTTTTATATTTTTCTATCATTTGTTCGAATTCTCCTGCTCTACCATTATATCCTGGTATTTTTTCAACAACTAAGGCATATATTTGACAAACTGGTCTCATAATTTGATTAGTTATATAAAATTCATAGTCAGGGTTTAATTTCTGCTGTTTAATAAAATCAGGATGTTCTATTTTATCTCCCTGAAGAATTTTTTCCCTACCATTTGATTTAGTTTCAATATATACAAAAGGAATTCTGTCATTAATTTGAGGTTTGTTACCTGGTTCTCTTTCACCTATTCTATCAGCTAAAACTTTATGAGCAATTCTATCTGGATCTTTGTAAAAGGATGATAGTGTTTTACTAATAATTAAGGCATCTAATCCAAATTTACCCTTAACTAAATATTGTAAATTTTTTTGTAAGAAATGTATAGAGGGCTCAATACGTTTTTCTTTCATAATTGAATCTATAATTCCCCCAAATACTACTTTAACAATAGGGGCATTATCTCTTCTTTTTAATACTATTCCCATAGCAGTTTGTTTATATTTATTTACATCAAATTCATATTTATTACCCACATATTTTTTTTTAGTAAAGAGTATGAAAGGCCAAAAAGTTTTTTCATATTCTATATCCTGTGGTTTCATTAAATGTTTATTAATTCCCTTTTCCGCAATTTGAGCTAATCGTATTGTTTCTTTAAGAGCATCTTTACCAGACATTTTACTACCATCTAAATTTACACAATCAAACTTTACAAATACTGAATCAGTATCACCGTATACTATCTTATTTTTCAATTGAATAGTTTTACCATTCTTTAAAGTTTTTGGAAAATTTTTTGAATCTTCACAAAATTTTTGAGCAATTCCTAATTGATCTCTTCCTACAGCGGTGGTTGATGCTGCTATTTCTCGATAATATAAATCACTGGTTTTGGCACCAATTTGACCATATAAAGAATTCGCTGTGATTTTAAAACCTTGTTGTTGACCATCCAAAACACTTTTTTCAAAATCAGAATATCGATCTACTATTGATATTACTAAATTTTTATTAAAAGATATTTCTCCATCTTTTTCAGTTTTTACAAAATATTTTTCATCTTTTTCGGATAATAAACCAACATGTTCTATTCCAGAATTTAAAGTAATTTTTTTATATTTAATTCTTTTTCTGGTATTTTTTCTAGCAGTTAAAAGTTTTTGTAAAGTAGTTGGCATAATACCTTTTTTATCATTAGGATATTGAACATATCTAACAGTTTTTTCACCTATTTTTCTTTTTTCCTTTACCGAGCCAGCAGGTGTTCTAATTGTTTCAAATGTATCATATGTTACATCGTAATGTGATAATCCTAATGATTTCAAAAGTGTAGCCCCATCTTCTCCCAACCATTGGTCATCAGTGCATATAGTTTCATGAGATAAATTAGCCATAATCATCGATGATGGATATAAAGAAGCATAATCCAACACAGCAACAGGTTCGTCTAAATATATTCCAGGATGTGGGGGTAATACAATAGCTCCTTCATAACTTTCATTTGAAAACATACTTTTATATAGATAAGGTAGGAGATAATCTTCTTTCCTGAGAACGTCGGAAACTAAACTAAGAATTTTAACACCTTGTCCTCGATGTATTGCCCAATCAAAAGGAATTAAACATACATTAGCCATACCTATATTTTTAGTTATAAATTCTAATTTAAGAAGAAGTTCTACACACAAAATAACATCCATCATACAATATTTAGCAATAATGTATCTATCATGACTATTGCCCTTTTGTAATCTAAAAATATCTTTGGGGGATACATCATCTTTACCAAGATTCCAAGTGCATTTACAACTATCTAATTTTAATTCTATTTTACCATTAACAGTTATTTTACCTTTTTGAATATTTTGTATTTCATATTTTTTACCATCAAGATATTTATCTTCTAAATATCCATTTTTTTCAATAAATATTATAAAATTACCTGAATTAAGACCTCTAACATTATCGGTTATAATCACTGTTTGATCTTTTTCATCCATATATTCTAATTTTTTTACAGATCCTTGAATAAATCCAGAAGATACATTGTCTAATTTATAAGAATTTAAATTATAACTGCTCTGCACTAATTTAAAAATATCTAATTGAGTTCTGCCGGGGATATCAACGTATTCTATTTTAATTAATTGACCAATAGAAGATTTTTGCTGTCTTACTTTTATTTTACATTGATGCTCCTTTATTCTACTCATTTTACTAAATCTTTCTTCTATTCCTAATTCAATAGCTCTTTTGAAAATCCAAGGACTATCAAAACCTAAAATATTATATCCTGTAATAATTTCAGGATCTTCAGAATTTATTAATTTAGTAAAAGCTAATAACAAGTTTTTTTCAGATTTAAATACTTTAACTTCCGTGTTTTTAATTGGATCACACGTCCCCAATGTATACATAACATTACGATATGATACTGTTTCACCATACTTGAAAAAACTACATCCTATTTGAATAGTTTTATCACCTTCTACTTCCGGAAAATACTCAGTTATTAATTTGTTAACATCTTCGATACTTTTATTTTTAAGTTTATTACGGTCAGTGGTTTTCATTTTAGGATCATAAATAGTTAAATACGAAACTAATTTATGAGATATTAAATTAATAGTTTTATCACTTGGTTTAGATTTATTCTTTGTATATACTTGGCTGATATCTATATTATTTACATATTCGTCATCATTTTTTAAAGCTTGTTTTATCATTTTTTCCAACATATCTTGTTTATTGTTAATGTAACTATTATATAAATTCTTTTTGGAATTATTTTCATCATCATTTACTATAATATATTTTTGAATTCTTTCATATTCAGATACAATTTCTCTGGCCAATTTTAAATAATCTTTAGTAGGTAAAGGAAAATCACCGTGGGCAGAATCACATTCTATATCATATGCCATAACTTTTATTTTAGCATTTTTATCAGAGTCAATTGATTTAACATTTGACCAACGAGTCTCTAAATCATAATGACAATGTGTTGCCATTTCATCTCTTTTATTGTATTTTCCAAATTTAACTTGTGTCCAACCAACTGGTTTTAAACTCCTATGATGAATAAATCTGAGCAATGGATCTATAGTATTTTCAAAAAGTTCATAATTAGCCTCTCTCTTATCAATTCCTGCTATTTTTATTTTTTTTGGTAAAATTTTATCAATTTTACGCGTTGTCGAATTCCAAATTTTGTTTTGAAATAGTCGTATAGCATTATTCATTGCAGCTTTACTTCTAAAAACTAATCTGACGAAATAGAATTTTTTGAAATTATTAAAATTCCTGAAAACCTTTTTTTTCAATAAATTAGTTCTAAGAAAAGATCCCCTATATTTAGACCACATTGATCCTCTAACCCATCTTTCGAAACGATTAAGATCATTTTTTTTAAAATAACTTGGAACTTTTATATAGAAATATGGTGTAAATTCATTTACCATAAGAGAATAAGTATTATCATTTTCATCTTTGCCAAAAATAACAATCTTATATTCGGAAGTATCTTCTTTATATTTTTTTTCCTCTAATTCTTCCGAATTATCCGATTCAGACCCTGTTTCTGGAGTGACATCTGATGCATACCACTCTATTATTTGAAATTTAAGATCATCTTTTTTGATATCAAATTGAGACATAGATATTATTTATTTTATAAATTATCTTTATATTAATAAATCAAAATTTTTTTCTCATAAAAATATTAAGTATGAGTGAATTTATAACTATAATAGTTGCAACTATAATTATAATTGCTTTGTTTATGCATTATGAATCAAAATATTCCGAATTGACTTATGTAATATCAACAGTAGATAAAGAGGAATACTTAGTGAGAAATAGAAAAGATAAAAATAAAGCTGCTGATTTATTAGCAAGTATTAAGAAAAAATTACTTAAATTAGTTGAATTATGTGAAAAAAATCATTCTGATGATAAAAGAGTTCATAGACTAGTAGATAAATTTAAACCTGAAAAAATAAGTGAATCATTATCAAGTTCTAAACATACTTCATATTCAGTTAACAAAGGTGAAAAAATAGTTTTTTGTATAAGAACAAAAGATGAAAGACAAAAATTAATAAAAATTAATACCATGATGTTTGTTGCTATACATGAATTAGCCCATGTTATGACATTATCTATAGGACATACTGACGAATTTTGGGAAAATATGAGATTTTTATTAAAAGTTGCTATAAAAAATGGTATATATAAAAAACAAAATTTCCAAAAAAAACCAGAGCCATATTGCGGAACAACTATCACTGATACTCCTCTAAGAGAATAGTGTTATTTTTAAAATTACTTATTTATATAATTATGTATGTTTAATTTAATATTGATGAAAAATATTATAAATATTATTAAAAAAAATATTATTAAACCTTCCACGCCTTTAAAAATTATTAAGAGTTATCACCAACCTATTAATAATCAATATTTAATAAACCAAAGTAATTTTCTTAAAAAAGAATTAGAAATCCGTTTATCACATCGTATTCGAGATTTAATTAATTTACCATATGGATTACCCTTAACAGATGAAATTTCAACTTTAACAGAGTCATATATAGTTTCTCTTGAAAAAGTAAATAAAAACAAAATAATAAATAATTCAATAGATGTTAACAATTTTACAGATGTTCTTTTATCTATAAGAAACAGACATACTAACGCCGAATTTCAAGTATCAAATTCTATTCAAAAAATAAAATATTTTGATCTAATTAATAATAAAACTCTTAATAAACATTTAGATAAATATTTTTTAGAAAGAATAGGAGTAAGAACATTAATTGGGCAGCAGATTTCTTCAGTAAAAGAGAATAAAAATATAGTTCAGAAGTGTTATATTAAAAATATTATACTTGATTCAGTAGCTGATATAAATATTTCAAGTGATAGAATATATCACGATACTCCTAATATTAATGTAAATATTGACCCAAAAATACATATATTATATATACCTTCACATATTTATTATATAGTTAATGAGATTACTAAAAATTCAGTTATTTCGCATTTTTCAAATAATATGGAAGAAAAACCTATAAATATTGATGTATCCGAAGGACAAGATGATATTATTATAAAAATATCAGATTCTGGTTTAGGTTTCCCTAGAAAAAAAATTAATAAGATCATGTCTTATTATTATTCTAGTAATCCTATAGAAATTACACCAGAACTTGAATTAACAAATACTCCTATATTAGGTGGACTTGGTGTTGGACTACCATTAGCTAAAGTATACAGCCAATACCTAGGTGGAAACATATTTATTAATCCAATAGAAAATCATGGAACGGAAGTCTTAATTTATTTAGATAAAACTGAAAATGCTATTGAAAACCTAATTTAAATTGAAACAATTACATAAATAACTTAATAAAATATTTTAATTAAATTATTTATAAACTTACACCATCGGCTACACTTCTAACAGATACCCAAGTTACTGGTTTAGTCATTTGGACACCAACTTGTAATAAAACAAAGATTACAAGAGCCATGGCAAAAAATTTCATCAATGCCTCGAAAAATTTTTCAAGATGAAAAGTTAATCCACCTACATTTACTGTCATATTTTTACCTGAAACTCTTTTTAAGGCAGGACCCAAAGTAGGCATAATAATACCATCTATAAAAGAATTAGCTAATTCGGCGGCATTATTTCCAATCATAACACCTAAAGCAAATCCAATTACATTAAAATCTTTTAATAATTTAACAAATTGATTGACGCCTTCTACTGCGGCTTCGCCTGTTGCGTTTACTACGTTACTTGCACTCATTATATAATATATATAAGATAATATTTTTTTATAAAATCTCTATATATTTTTTTATAAAATCTCTATTTTTTTATAAAATCTCTATTTTTTTATAAAATCTCTATTTTTTTATAAAATCTCTATATATTTTTAAATTAAATACTATAATAAATTATTTTGAATATGATCTAAAGATATTTATACTCTAAATCAGTTATCTATATAATATGCTGATTTATATAGATTAAATTATTGAAATTATTGAAATTAATAGAATAATG